CAGAACTGCTCAACGCGCTCTCCGTGCCCACAGCCGCAAGGAAGTCCCGTTAACGGAGCTATGTTGTTGGTGGTTACATCTGCAATGGCTTCTAATCCAGAAGTTAGCAAACACATGGATGCTGCCATTTCTTATGTCGGAGGTAGAACTAATACACTATTTTCAGGCGTTTATGTAAAAGATGAGGTCCCGGGGCTTGTGGCTATACTATGTATGAGTGGACTAAAGGACTAAGAAATGAAACTATCACGCGACAGTTTAAAACAACTTGTTCAAGAAGAACTAAAAAGCCTGAATGAGCAACCACCCGCTGCCGGCGCCGTAGACACAAGCGCAGTCCAACAGTCTCATAAGGTTACACAGGTTCTACGAATAATCGATGGTATGCGAGAAGAAGAGATAAGCGCTCTTCTTATAGCTATGAAATCAGCCGGCCTTCCCATCGCTATGTAAAATAATAATATATTCTTAAAGTGTTTTAACTTTTAGGGATCCTAGTTAAAATAAGGGGATTCTTGTGTTAAGACGCATAGGATTATTGTTTTGTATTTTGCTAGCATCCTGTGTGGTAGAACCGAATAATGATACCACCGACTCCAATTCTGGATGGCCGCCTGGCGTAGAACTCACAGAAGATTCAGATGTGGAAGCTCCCCTTATGGTGGGCAACACCCCAGTAACGTGGGACGAGTGTGGCACGCGCCCAAGTTACCATCCATGCAATTTTGAATTATTAGATCAAAATGGAGAAGTTTTTCAACTTTACGATCATTACGGAACAGCGATCGTATTAGATTTTTCTGCTATGTGGTGCGGACCTTGCAGGAGTGCTGCATTTTTTACACAAGAACATTACGACTACTATATTGAACAAGACCTCTTATATATAACGGTCCTAATCGAAACTGAAAGTAGAGAGATTCCTACTGTTACCGACGCACAACAATGGGCTACTACATATAATATCATCACGGCGCCTATTTTGGTCGGGGATCGTAGTTTGTTAGAAAGCTCCGGAGGAACTTGGAGATTGAGCGGTTGGCCATCATTCTATCTTATTAATCGAGAAATGGAAATGTATATGATCTACCGCGGTTGGAGTGAAGAGTATCTATTTGATTATATCGATGATTTACTGTGAGGTAAAAAATGATGAAATATATACCACCTTATATACTTGAAAAAATAAGACAAAGAGAGGAACGAAAAAGAGAAGAGTTATACCAGAGACCGCAGCTTCCCGTACCCTTACCCCCCATGCCAGAGATCGAAGAAAAAAAGGAAAAAGAAGATTGTATCATAATTGATATGGGAGGTGAGAAAAATAAAAAGTGCACGCAAAGTACCGCGTAAAAAACTTAAACTGCTTTTTAGTGCGCTTATTATTCTAGCTCTTCTTGATCTTATTGCGACTATTTTGTGGCTTAGCCTAGGCGCGGCCGAAGAAGCCAATCCTCTAATGGAATATTTAGTGCAAGAGTCGATGGTGACTTTTGCTTTTGGCAAGCTACTATTAACATTTTTCGGAATCGGAATATTAAAGTGGTTGCGCCCAAAGCGTCCAAACCTGGTATTAAGTGCCACGTGGACATTGGTATTAATATATATAGTAATAAATATTTGGCATTTAATAGGTTTCTTGTGGGGAGTGGTATAATTGCTCTCTCTAAACTATTTATATCACGATGTTTGATTGGTATCATCTTAAAGATCGGAGAACCGATTATATCACGCATTTATTTTTTGCGATGGGGATGTCTATTCGGCTTTTGTTAAGTGGTATTATGCTTTTAGTACACGGCCTAATACCTTATGTTAAACAACCAAGATATTTTAAAGTATCTGTTATATCAGATTATCTATTTGAAAAGGATTATCAAATGCGCAGACGAATGATAGACCCTGGGAAGGATAGACGTTAATAATGGAAGGGTGTAGTATACAAAACAACTCAAATCGAAATCTGGATCATTTAAGTCAGATGATTCAGCATTTTTTTCCATATGCTCAAGAAAAGTTAGGTTTTTTTAAGCCTGTTATGGTTTCATTTCAGTCTGATGAAGAAAATGCTAACAAGCTGCTCGGGCGCACAGCTCAGTATAATCCAGATGAGTTTTCGATTGCCATTTACGTTGATGGGCGTCACCCAAAAGATATTCTACGATCGTTTTCGCATGAACTTGTTCACCATGCACAAAACTGCAATGGGGACTTTGAATCAACAGAAAACCTCGGCCCCGGATATGCTCAAGAAAACGAGGCTATGCGAAATGCTGAACTAGATGCGTATAAGCGCGGAAATATTATCTTTAGAGACTTTGAAGACCTAATTAAGAAAGGCGATATCGAGATTGAAATCGATTTTGAGAAAGCAGGAGAACCAAAAATGTCATTAAAAGAATGGAAAAACAACGAGCTCAACACTTTATTGATGAAAAAGTGGGGGCTTCTTAAGGAAGGAGCTAAGCCAGACTTCCTAGATCTCGATAAGGACGGCGATAAGGAAGAGTCTATGAAGGATGCGGCCGCAGATGCTGAAGAAGTAGACGAGGGCATTTTTACTCCCAATCACTACTGTGCACACCATGTGCGCGAGAATGTGAGCGGTTTAGAAGGACGATGTACCGATCATAACTGGAACGAACAGTTACAAGAAGTAACAGCATATGAAGTTGATTTTGGTGATAACAATATAAGGACTTTACGAGTTGAAGAACTTACCATTCTTGAAGCTTCTCTCGCTGAAGAACACCCTGGTCATTTAGCCCGCAACGAAGATAATGAAGACGATGAAGATATAGAAGAAGCAATGGGCCGCGGCAGGCATTACGAAGGTATCGCCTCCGAAGAGCATGCTGATGAAGAAGGCAATCGACCTTCAATGGCCAAGGAAAGTGAACTCGACGAGCAGGAAGGCCCAGTCACTCTTAAACGCGAGCAGCCACCGGGCTCTCGCGAACCGCGGCCCGGGGACATTAAACGAGAAAAGCCTGCGGGCGCGCCTCCTGCAGAGCTTGGAGATGCTGAGGATTCAGCGCAACAATACCCGGTTCGCCGGAAGGCTGCAGATGTCCGAGCACCTGTTCCCGAACGCGGAGAGGAATATGGTCCTCTTCGAAAAGAACATCAGTTAGGATCAGAATTAAGCCGCTTCCATGAGCTGGCCGGCCTTCAGGAACAGGAAATCGATTGGGGTAAGAAAACTGGAGCTGGCACTAGCGCTCCGGCCGCTCAGGCGCCGGAGTTCGACGATCGAAAAGAGCGCCAGGCCGGCGATATTCAAAGACGCCGGAAAGTTAGTTCGGAGCTGGGTGCCACACTAGGAGTATCGCCGGCAGGCGGTGTTCGCGCCGGCAAACGGGGTTTCGAGGCAGGAGAAAAGCCTGCTTTTGCACCGAAAAGTCAAGGCTGGGAAAGAACCCCAGAAGCCGCGGCTTCCTCGAAAGCAGTGGCGGGACGCGTCGCTCAAGGAAAACTATCCGCCCCCGGAGGAGTCCCTCTTACGAAGGGGTTCAAGCAAGCCGTAACGGTTAGAGGAGACCCTTTCGTCGACCGCAGGCCCGTACGCGAATCCATCGAGACACAAGAACACGAATCTCTTTCCCTCACCCTCGATGAGGCACGAGATGTGGCCCGAAGGATATTCGAGAAACTTAGCAAGGAGACAAAATAATGGCATCTAAAAGAAAAGTTCTTAGAAAGATTCAACTTGGGTTACTACCTCCCAATGCTGTATCCAACGCGATTCTTGCGGCCGCGGAGACTCCGACGACGACAATCGAACCGGTCACGGTTATTGAACCGACTCCTGCGCTCACCGCAACCACGACTGCTACACTTGCGACTGCTGAAGTGACTGCGGAAGATTTCCGAAAGCATCATCCCAAGTTAACCACCAAGACGCGTACGCGCAAGACAACCGCAAGAAAGAAAACTACGAAAACAAAAAAGAGTAGCTAATCGTGGTTGATTTAAATCGAATGACTCGGGAGTTTCTCCTTGGCGAAGCCCAGAAGCCAAGTGTAGAGACCTACATTCAATCGATTGCGGAAACTTTAAATGCGATTATTCCTCGAACACAACGAGATTCGCGACGAGTTGAAATAGCTAAATCTAATCTTCACGAAGTACGCCGGCATTGCAGAAAAATGCAAGAGCAGATTAAAGTTCTTGAAGAACAAGTTAATATACTAGAAGAAAATAAGGAGAGTTAAAATGGGTGGGCGCGCTGGACACATGTCTCATTTATATGACGACCCCGCTCTTACCTTTGGTAAGCTGAAGGAGATCTTTAAGTTAGCCTCGGAAGGAAAACTTTCAGGTACCGAGAAAACAGATGGTCAAAATATCTCCATTTCATATTCTGTGCTGCGCAGAGAAACAGTCGCAATAAGAAACGATGATCACGCCTTTAAAAAAGGTTTTAACTCCGATGACTTAATGGCTTATATGGCTATTGAAAATCCGGCTTTTAAGGGCCTTCGAACCGGTAAGCTTAGAAAAAAGAGAGAAACTCCGGAACACGTCCGCGCCGCCTATACGCAAGCTATGGCAACTTTTGAAGCATTCGCCGAAAGCCTTCCTTTAAAACTTCAGCTTGAGTTTTTTGGGGAAGACGCAGATATCTTTTATAATGCTGAAGTTATGAGTGCATCCAGTAGAAATGCTATTAACTATGATGTTGAATCTCTTTTAATTCATCGTGTAGGCCATGAAGCCTACGATGCAGAAAAACAAGATACTATTAGTATGCCGCGCGAGGATGCAGAAGAAAAAGCTGTTAAACTAGAGGCTTATCTAGAGTCATTTTATAATAATGTTGAAAGAGAAGGTATGGCTCTTCAAGTTGGAGCAGTTATTCAACTTCAAAACTTATCTACTGGGGCAATATATGATGAATCCATTCTTCGACTAGACAAACTTATGTCTGTAAATGGTCTCACAGATAATAAAAATATTGGGCAGTTTATAATCGACAGACTTGAAAAGATTGTTAACCAACGACTTCCAACTCTTAATTTCGAAGCGCGTAAACTTCTTTATCGTCGCATGTACGCGGAATATTATGATATTAAAGGAGGGCCCACTAAAAGAACCCGCGGCTTTCACAATAAGGGTATTTTAGATGCCGTAACAGAAGGTACTCCTGAAGTAGAAGCTCAAATAAGAGAGTTAATTGTCAACTCTAAACTAATAATAAAAGATATTTTAGAGCCTTTAGAAGATCTTATTCATGATTTTTCTGTAGAAATGCTAAAAAGTCTTCAAAGCGCATTTATTTTAGATAATCGAAAAGAAGTCGAAGATCTTCAAAAGAAAATATCTCATATCATTCAGACAGTAGAAAACTCTCACAGTCAAGAAGCAAAAGACTTTTTAGCACAACAAATGAGAAAACTCAAAAATGTTGAAAAAATAGTGACCGCGGCCGAAGGATTTGTATTTGATTTTGATGGTCACACATATAAGTTTACTGGCAACTTTGCCCCTATGAACCAGTTATTAGGTCTGCAAAACTTCCCCGGTTCCCGCCCGGGCATACCGGCAAACTTATTTGATGATCTGGTACCGCTTAATGAAGTCTTTACTAACAAAGGAAAAGAGTTCATTTTTATCCCCGGGGGCTTTAAACCACCGCACAAGGGCCATATACATCTGATCAAACAAGCAACTGCCAAGAAACCTGGTGCCAAGCCATACTTGGTGACCGGGGAAACTGCACGTGATGGAATAACTCTATCTCAATCTATGCAAGTTCTTCGAATGCTTTTACAAAATGAGAATATAGGATTGGATGAAATTGCAATAATAACTGTTCCTAAGAATGGTCTTCCAGTGCTGGATGAGGATGGAAGACCCATTAAAAAGAAAACGGGAGAGATTAGAATAACGAATAGTCCTTTACAGGCTATATACAACTCAGCGCTCGGGCTCCCTAAAGGCTCTACTCTACATATTGCTGCTAGCACTGCCGACAGACAACATGGAGACATTGGTAAAAGCATCAAAAAGGCGCGCCCAGACTTGACAGTGGGCTCCTTAATGGTTCCTCCTCTCGCCGGTTCCGACGATCCACTTGAGAAAATGAGCGCCAGCCAAATGCGACGCGCGCTTTTAGATGGAGACCTAAAAAAGTTTAAAACTTTCTTGCCTGAAAGTTCACAAAATCAGGCAGAATATATTTTTACAAGAGTTCTTGGTGGTACTACCAAAGAAGAACCCAAGGAGGAACAGCCGATCGGCGAATCCTTTCGTGCCAGCGATCTTCATGGGCTGATTGATGAAATGATTGATGAAATATCTAGTATGGCTGGAGGTTCTATAGAAGGTGGTGCTCTTGGAGCTAAGGGTGGCCCATGGCACGACTTAGATACCGAAGAAGAAAACGAGAAGCAAAAGCAACATCAAAAATTAACAGGTAAATCACTAGTTGAAGAAGTAGCGAACTATTTAATTAATAGTGGGACATCATTATGATCGATAGAAAACAATTTGTACAAGAAATGCAGTTGCGGCAACATATACGTGAAGCCATTAAAGTAGTTAAAATGCGACGTGTTGGAAAAGCACAGGAGCAGTTGCAAGAAGAAAAGCAGCTAAGAAGCGTTATTCGACAACTTATTGTAGAAGCAGACCCCGCCGTTACTACGAGCGCGGTGCATGCCAATACTGGTATTAATGCTCTTGAAGATCTTTTTAAAAATACTAACATGTTGACGGTTCTACGACAAGGCTATAAATCTCTCACCTCCAAAAAAGAACAGCGAGAATCCTACAAAAATCATATTTTAAATGCTGTTGATTCCTCCCTAGAAGTGGAAGACTCGCGATTTTTGCCACGAGAAGAAGAAGAAGTGGTTGATATTCAGGAAGTGGTTGAGATTGATGTGGGCACCCCGGAAGAGAATCCGGCTTTTATTGATGTAGAAAAAAAGGAACCAACTCCGGAAGAAGAGGTAGAAGAATTCTCGATTGTTGGGCAAGACAAGACAGGTAGAAATAGAGCCTATACCGACTACAAAGACATCGAAAAGAATCTCATAACGGCTTTTGATGATCTAGATGATCCATCAGATCGAGAAATGTTCAAAGATTATATTATGACTAATCTTAAGCTATATTTTGAGCGCTTCGAAGATGAACTACAGACCGACCTTCCCCCTCCGGATATACAAATGCCGCCCGGCGCTGAGGTGGCTCCCGGCCTCGAAGGTGCCACCGCTGAACTTGCGCCGGGACCTCCGGCACTCCAAGAAAAAGTAAACTTAGATATGGACGAAATCGTTGAATGGTTACTCTCAAACGACACGAAAAAATAGGTCGCAATCGATATTTTAGTGTTTCTCGCAAGTTAAGAAAAGAAGGCAGATCATCTGAAGAGTTTGAAGCCATGCTTGGCGCTTTAACTCTGGAAGATATTATTGCTTTGCGCTTAGAACTTGCGGCCAGATTGACACGAGGCAAAATCCATGGTATATTATTATGGAAGTCGTTACCAGATCTCATTAAAGATGCAGCTATCAAGGCAGCAATGGGAGTGACTAAAACTAGGAAAGATGCTACCAGAATATTAGGAATATCAGAGAGGAATTTTAAGAAGGCAATTAAGAAGTATGAAGTAATCAATTTCTTTTCCGAAGAAGAGTAATATATATTATAGTAGGTATTAAGGGGGTGTTTAAGGTATCGACAGAGTAAAAAATCCGTATATTAGTGCAAGCTGTGTAACTTCTGGTAATCACATAAAACTTTTCAGAAAAAATATAACTGCCAATGATGCAGATTACGGTTTAGCCCTAGCTGCTTAACCCTTGGTTGCTCTTCACCAAGTGTCCAAGAAGAGCATTGACAATGTAAGCGCTTTTGTCAAAGTTTTGCGCATTAAAAGCTTGACTATTTTGTGTATTTAGATTAAAATATAACTATGCTTGTGAACGACTTGAAGGATGCATGCTTTGGACGTGGGTTCGATTCCCACCACCTCCACCAACTACCAACTTCTTATTGAATTATCATGAAAAAACTTCTTATTGTACTGTTATTTATGGCTTTTGGATCCCCGGATCCGGCCAGCGGCGCCGAACCATATCAAATAATGCCCTCCCCTCAAGAATATGATCCGCCCCTGCAAAAAGGGGAATGGAGAATAATTCCTACGGTGATAGTGTGTGAAGGAGCAAATATTACTGTCAAGGACACTCGGAAAGCTGTCGAGTGGTGGAAGAGTCTAGGTTATGTTCTGAATGCCATCTATGACTCGAAGAATAAAACCTCTTTAGAGGCATGCTACTCCGAGACTCCTGCAGGTTTTATCATGTTTAAACCCACAACGGACTATTCTCAAATGGCACACCCTCAATCGCCTGCAGCTGCCACGACTAAACGAAATAAGGAAAAAGATAGTATATTGTGGTCCAATATTCATTTGCGCTTCAAGGTTCTATCGGAAGACGAACAAAATAGCAAAATATATTCACACATTCTTGCACATGAACTTGGGCATGCTCTGGGCTGGTATCACGGTGGCGGGAAAGGCCACATGATGAGTAACTATCGTCCATCATGGGGTAATAAAGGCTTGAGAAAATGAGAAAGTTGCTTTTAATATTACTATTGCTATTAATAATACCTGGTAATATATATGCGACTATCCCTGTTACAAAAGGACTCGAAACATTTAAAATATCTAAAAAGTTGTTAATCCAAGCTGGGCACTGGAAAAGAATACCAACGGTAGTTGTTTGTGATTATGCGCCGGTGGGGAAAAAAGATGTTAATAAAGCTATAAAATGGTGGAATGAACGTGGCTACATGTTCTACCATAGTGTTTATTTGGGGGGAAAACGGGCCCTGTCGGTATGTCAAGACTCAGACCCTGTGGGATATATTACCATTAACTTGGTGACGCAAGAAACGTTTAAACCCGGGAGTAATATGGCTACTACTCATTTTTATGTGGACAATGATACTGGTGAAGTTTCTTGGGCAAAGATATATCTTAAAAATAAAGTTAGAGCGCGTGTTCTAGAACATGAACTTGGTCATGCTCTTGGTTGGATGCATACGGAGGAAATTGGTCATCTTATGAATGAAAAATGGATCTATGGTGGATGGGGTGATAAAGGACTTTAATGACTTTATTTACATTTGATGGTGTACCGATTCGACTACATGGTAGTTTTTTTATCGTTGCTATCGCGTATGTTTTAATGGGAAGCTATGCGGGTGGCCTAATCGGTGCTCTTTTGGCAACCATCTTAATCATATTGCTATTTGGTTCTGTTTTACTGCACGAAATGGGACACGCTATTACAGCAAAGCATTTTGGGATTGGAACTCACAGCATTACATTGCATCTTCTGGGCGGTCTAGCAGCTATTGAAAGAGAACCTGATAATCCCAAGGAAGAGATTTATATTGCATTAGCCGGACCAGCTGTAAATTTGGTATTATTTCTAGCTTCATTACCGTTGATAGCTTTACAGCTTCCAGGAGCAGCCGACTTGGCCCTGATTAATGCTGTAATGGGCATTTTTAACCTGTTCCCAGCGTATCCAATGGATGGCGGAAGAGTATTACGGGCTATACTTTCAATGAAATATGGGCCCGAAAAAGCCACAAAGATTTCCTTGCGTGTCACTATAATATCAGCTTCAGGATTTATTGGGGCGGGCCTTTACCTAGGCTGGATTGGTCTCGCCTTAATCGGCATCTTTCTGTTTGTGTTTGCCAGAGCAACACAAAAATCGATATCATAGATTCTGGTTTATAACCTTGTTCTCTATTTATTATAGATGGGGATTGGTTATAAATACCTATTTTTAATAACGTTATGTGTTATTTTGTGTTCTTGCATACAAGGGGAACCAGGACCCGATTATGGTGAAGAATATTTTCAGATGGAATGCGTTTGGGCTGATCCGAATGATGGAAGCATCATGTGGAGATGTTCCGAAGAAGTAAAAACAGATTTAGTTTCTGGTTACCTTTTATTACAACTCGAAGGGACTACAGATCTTTATTTCTGTGGTGAAAAACTTCTTTTGCAAAGTGAAGTAGAAATATATGATAATCTAATATCGTATCTTACCAGAGATAAATTTGAATGTTTGCACATCACAGAAGATAAGAAAAAAGGCAACCAATTCGATTGGATGTGGCGCGCCCCGGATAAATTGCTTCAAATTATTTGGCGTCCTGTAACGAAAACACATAAAATGATATCACTGATAATCGAAGAGGGAGAATATTATGAGCCAGTTCTCGGAATGGTTTACTATAAGACTTTGGAGGAAGAATAATAGTGGAACTTGGAGATATACTCTTAACTGTCAGCATATTAATGGTTATAATAGTGGCTGTTGGTATGTTTACTGACAGAGGAAGTAACAGGAGACATTAATGAGTGAAAGAATACAAGAGGGCAAAGAAGGGCCCCCTTGGACAATTGTTAGAAGGTACTCATCGTTTGCTGAGGCCGCCCAAAAGCGCAGCGAGCTTCTAGCGGATCCAGAACTGCAAGTGAAGGTACGTTTTATGCCGGGTGTTTGGCCACAGAGTGATAAGTGTTTTGCAGTGAAAACGCGCCTTGATCCAGCCATTGAAGAAACTCGTCTTATATTAGAACACCGAGAGTTTAAAAAAAGAAGAAAGAAAAAACTTCAAAAAAAGCGTAGAAAAAAGTAAAAATGTATGTGTAAGTGGTGGAAAAAACAAGACTTTGGCTTATTATCAATATCGTTATTGATTGCTACAATAGCTTGGTGGTGGGTGGCCACCTCCATCCCGTCTTAATATTCGCCAATATTAACTGCTGATCAGACCACTAAGACTATGTAAGACTATGTATAGGTGAGGGGATACCCTCAACGTACGTACTTATATAATCCTATAGGAGGGAAATTAAAATGAGTAAGAGAGCAGTAAATTTACTGAGAAAGATTAAAGGCGACTTTAAAATCCAAGGTGCTAATATCGTGACGGAGTCTACTGAAGGCCTCCGTGATTCTAGAACACTTCGAGCTGCAGCGACAGCTGGTGCAGCACGGACCGCGATCACTGCAACGGCGTTATCGGTTAACACGCATTATTCAGGCGAAACAGCTACCGGGCTCGCAATGACAATACCGTCAGCCGCGGCTGGAGCGATCGGTGACTGGATTACAGTCTTGTGGACGACAAATCTAAATGATGGTGTTCAACACACCTTCACAACGACTACAGACACCGCGTACGCGCTTGGTTCTATTATCGTTCGTATCGGTGGTCAGATCACATCTGCGGTGGATGTATCAGTCGCTGCTGATAACGTCATTACGCTCGAAGGAGACACTAACGGCGATGGTGGTGCCGGTACAACGCTAAAACTCGTGAACTTGACCGGAGCTTTGAACGGCTGGGCCGCGGAGCTTAAGATCTGCAATCGGGGCACCGGCGCGACAGCGATGGCTTCAGCGTTCTCTTAAACCTTAAGAGTATTCTAAAGGCCTTAATATTAAGCCCCCTCTTCGGAGGGGGTTTTTTTATTGACTTCTTAAACTATATGACTCATAATGGTATTATGTCTGTTAGGAGAAAGGAGAACTAACATGAAAAAGACAATGTTAACAGTGAGAGCATTTTGAGAATGACCGAGAATGAAAGAAAAACAATCATCTTAAAAGCAACTGTTGAAATAAGCCCGCTTTATAAGTATAAAATCAAAAACAGCGCGCTCGGGGCGGCGTTGCTGGTAGATGCTAGCACAAAAGAAAAGGCTAGTGTCGCTAGGAAAGTAACTCCGGCCACCTTTGAGGGGCTCAGAACAATTGTTATTTATTCTACGTACAAAGAAGAAAAAGAACCTGACAAAAACTAAAAAATACCATTGACAAACAAAAAATATTCATGTATCATAGATAAAGATGATAGAGCTTAACTTCTCCCTAATATTAGCGCTAGGATTTTTGACTTTTCTTAACATTATAGTGTTAAAGAGACATACAACTGTATTTTATAATCGTATGCAGTACTTAGAAACTCGTTTAAACTATCACGAAGTCGCGTTGGCTCATAACGAAATTGTTCCGATGCCATGGGAACTAGAAGAGCTTGAAGATATAGAAAAAAGATTAGACATCAGGAAAGAAGATAACGTGATATATATAAATCGCGAGGAAATAGAATAATGCATCGATTTATGATTACCGCTTTATTGGGCTTTGTAATGAATGGCTGCATCTTTGTCCTAGACTATGAGCCATATTATGATGATATCCCCCACATTGTAGATGCGGGGTGGGAGTGTATTGATAATGAGGAAAGATCCGCTGATGATTGGAGATTTTGGGCTATAGCAGATGATGGAGATGGATATGAAGATTTATATTATTTGCTCATTCATATTACTTCTTTAATCGATGTTCAAAACACCAAAGATTTCGTGCATAATAATCATACCAATGGATATTTTTTTATGGAACGCACATATTATAATCCGACATGCGGCGAGCCGGTAGATATTGAATATATTATTATTGATTTTGATAATAATTCAGAGTCTTATACAGTTTATTGGTAGAAAGTAAAGATGGACGAACCCTTAACTCCAGTGATAATGCTTTCAGGTGGTTTTGATCCTATTCATATCGGCCACGTGCGCATGATATTGGCTGCAGCAGAACTGGGAAATGTCATTATTGCAGCTAACAGCGATGATTGGCTAATGAAGAAAAAAGGATATATATTTATGCCTTGGGAGGAAAGAGCAGAAATACTAGGAGCGATTCAAGGGGTTACAAGAGTAGTTCTGGTTGATGATAAAGATGGAACTGTTTGTGAGGCTCTTTACAGGGTAAGGCCGGATATTTTTGGCAATGGGGGCGACAGGACCAATAAAAATACTCCTGAAATGGCCCTTTGTGGAAAACTTGGTATTAAGTTAGCGTGGGCCCTTGGAGGCGAAAAAATACAAAGTAGTTCTGACCTTGTTAATGATTCCAATCTCATTGCCGATTTAGATACTACTGATTTGGATATACCTAAGCCAGATAAAAGAATTCTTTTGAGAGGAAAAAATAATGAAAATTAATGTTGAAAATGTCGCCGAAGTGGGTGCATATTTTGTAAACTTTACACATGTACGAGAGGATAAAAACTATCATATTTATATGCGAATGGATGATATAAAATCTTTTGAAAGCGATGTTAAAGGACAAAGCGATCGGGCCCATCGATGGCGTCTAGAAACTGTGCATGGCGAGATTTACTATACTTTAAATACATTTATAGATATTATGGATACCAATAGATGGTTTCCTAAACACTGCAAAGGCGAAAAGAGCGGATTTGTTGTAAATGAACTTCTCTATCGACCAGACGAGACAGTATTCCACGCAGCAGCAGTATGAACTTAAAAAGATTAAAAACAGCTTTAATAGACTTAGTTTATGTGTTGTTGACTCTTGGTGTGACTTTTTGTATTATTATACTTAATAGTGTTTTTATCGCCAATATAGTTAATTCATTAAGAATGACCGGATATTTAGACGCCATTTTTGGCGTTCAAGTGATTATGGTAGTCGTAACACTTTTTTGGGTACCGGTAGCCATATTGGTAAAATACAGATACCATTAACAATAAAAACAACAAGAAGTTGCATATGCTGTCTAATTAACATTAGATGAGTAGAAAAAAGTTCTACGTCCTAGATACCAGCGCTCTTTTAACAAATGCTGCTTGTATCTATAATTACGGGAATAACGATTTAATAATCCCTTTCAAGGTTTTGGAAGAGATTGATAAACACAAGAAACGCCAAGATAGCGTTGGTACGCAGTCGCGTAAAACAATTCGTATTTTAGATGAACTTCGCACAAAGGGTTCTTTGTTCAGCGGAGTTAGAATTCGGAAAGGTCACGGGCTTTTATATGCATGGGGCTCTGAAACTCTACGAAAAAGCGGATTCCCTAAAGATTTAGAGCCTTCTATACCAGATCATCTTATCATAGCTACAGCATTATCAGTTAAAAAGGAACACCCCACTCGCAAAGTCATTATGGTTTCGCGCGATATTAATATGCGCGTTATTTGCGATTCCATTGGTTTAGAAACAGAAGATTATATTAATAATCAAATTGTAAAAGACAGTGAAAGCATTTTCACCGGATTTGCTACTCATCTAGTGGACGATCGTGTGATTGAAAGATTTTATGATGGAGAAGATATATATTTAGAACCGGAAGAACTGGCGTGCCATCCCAATCAGTTTTTAATGCTTGTATCCAATGCTAATCAAAAAAAGACAGCATTAGCACGCTTTATTTCACACGCAGAGCCTCTTCGCCGATTGCTCAAATATAACAAGGGAATATGGGGAGTAAAATCACGAAATAAAGAACAGCAGTTTACGATGGATCTTTTGATGGATCGTAGTGTACAGATTATCACTCTTATTGGCAAGGCGGGATCTGGTAAGACGCTTTGTGCTATAGCAGCCGGCCTACAACAGACTGTAGACGATTTCATGGGCACAGGGGACCCCCACTATACACGCATGATTGTATCGCGTCCTGTGCAGCCTCTGGGCAAGGATTTGGGCTTTTTACCGGGGACTTTAGAAGAAAAGATGAAACCGTGGCTAATGCCGATCCAAGATAATCTTCAGTTTTTGATGGGAAATGATAAAACTACTTTAGATATGTATCTCGATCGTGGTAGAATAGAAATCGAAGCGTTGACCTATATTCGTGGGCGTTCAATAGCTAACGCTTATATTATAATAGATGAAGCTCAGAACTTGACAACTCATGAATTAAAGACTATAATAACTAGAGTAGGTGAAGGATCGAAGATTATTTTGACTGGTGATATTGAACAAATAGATAATGCATATGTCGATGAGACGACGAATGGTCTTACACATGCTGTGGAAAAGTTCAAGAACTTTGAATTGGCCGGCCATGTCACTTTGATGAAAGGCGAACGCTCTAAGGTAGCAACATATGCTGCTAAATATTTGTAGGAGAAAAAAATGGATATTGAGTTTAAAGATAACCCCGAAATAACAGACAACCCTGAGCTTAAAGAGAGTGTAGAATGTAAAAATGATTTGATGAATTACATTGTACAATATGTGGGAGAAAAGAAGCAACCAGAAAATAATGATGTAACTCTCGAAATGGTTGTAGAGGTTTTTGCAGAGGACTTTCCGGAGTTTTTAATGCCTATCGCAGAAGAAAACTGGATTCGAGGATATCATCAAGCATTATCAGACGTAGAAGCGGGCGAGCGACTATTTAATGCTGAGAAAAACTCAGGAACCTCAGAGGATAGCAATGAAGAAGAAGCGCCCAGCGGAGATAAATAGTTTACATTCCTATATTGCAGAAGGAATTAAAAAAACTCAGGAATATCGTATTCATGGTCAAATCCCCATAGTGATTAAAGATCCGATTTTTTCAGATGAAGTAAATATAGCTGAGTTTGTAGAAAAAATTGAAAAGAAAATCCCACGACATTTGCTTGGTAATATAGAGATAGTTTATATTGGTGAGTTCCCAAATCTTAAAGGACGCAATGCAATATACGCCGATGATGCTATTTATATTTCTAATAAAGAACCCACTACTCACGACATGTTAGAAGATGTTATTCATGAAATCGCACATTCTATAGAGTCTAGGTATGGAAGTTTTATATATGGGGATCAGAAACTTCGGGATGAGTTCATAGGGAAAAGAGCGAAGTTAAAAGCCATATTGGATGCGCATGAATATCAGATTCCAGAGAAATATTATTTGAACTTTGAATATTCAGAAGCCTTCGACGAGTTTCTATCGGATACGGTTGGCTATCCCATATTACTAACTTTAACTATGGGGCTTTTTGCTTCACCTTACGCTGCCACTTCATTGAGAGAATATTTTGCCAATGGTTTTGAAAAATATTATCTTGGAGATACTCGTCGGGTTAAAGAAGTGAGCCCAGTATTGTATAATATTTTAAGTACGTTACACAGAGAAAGCGACAACTAGTTGACCCATATATCTTATTCAGAGCTAAAAAACTGGGAGTTCTGCCCGTTTTATCATAAACTTGTACATATCGACGGCCTTAAGGCTTTTAAAGGAAACGAGTATACAGCATTTGGAAATGCTGTTCATGACGTTTGTGAGAGAAAGTTGCTTAAAGAGGACTTCGACGCTTCTGAGGCATTCACGAAAAGCTTTCAGAAAGCACTCAAACGGCTTGAAGACGACAAGGTAGAGTTCAACCTAGAGAGGGCCATGGAAATGGTGCCACAGGGGTTAGCGCTCTTACCAGAGATTGAGCCCGCCCTCGATGACTACTTTAAAAGTTATGAGATTATTTCTAGTGAAGAACAATTAAGGGTGCCGATTAATGAGAAAATAGATTTTAAAGGATTTATTGATGCGGTGGTTAAGACTGATGATGGTAAATATCATATTGTAGACTGGAAAACTACCACATGGGGATGGGATTCTCGCAGACGTTCAAACCCGATGGTTACCTATCAGCTAACATTATATAAATATTTCTTTTGCCAGAAGCACAATATCGATCTTAGAAATGTTGAAACTCATTTTGCGCTTCTTAAAAGAACCGCTGAAAAAAATAAAGTTGAGTTCTTCCGAGTTTCTAGTGGAGCAAAAAAAACCGAGAACGCACTTAAACTATTGCATATGGCACTTTATAATATTGAAAAACAACGATATTTCAAAAAGCGAAGCAACTGCTATAAGTGCGCTTTTAATATGACAAAAGAATGTCCTTAAGGAAAAAAACATGACAGATAAAAAAATCAAGATTTTCACTATAAGTGATCATCCTCTTTCTCCTTCCGGAGTGGGAACTCAAACAAAGTATATTATTGAAGGACTGCTTAAGACAGGTCGTTATCAGTTTATATCTTTTGCTGGAGCGATGCGGCATGATGATCATAATGCTCAAAAAACCGAGCAGTGGGGTGATGATTGGCTTATTTTTCCTGTTGATGGATATGGTACACAGGACCAGGTTAGATCTATATTAATTCAGCAAAAACCGGATATTTTATGGTTTATGACGGATCCTCGTTTTTACGGTTGGTTGTGGGAGATAGAAAACGAGATTCGTTCTCTTGTTCCGATGGTATATTATCACGTATGGGATAATTATCCTTATCCTCGTTTTAACAAAAAGTTTTATGATTCAAACGATTGTGTCGCTTGTATATCTAAAGTGACATATGATATAGTTAAAACGGTTTCACCGACAGTTAAATCTTTATATCTTCCTCATGCTGTTGATCCGACATATTTTAAAAAACTAGACGCGGAGGTTGTAGAAACATTTCGACAAACACACTTAAATAATCCGAAGAAATTTGTATTTTTTTGGAATAATCGAAATGCGCGCCGAAAGCAAAGTGGAACATTGATTTTCTGGTTTAAGGAGTTTTTGGACAAGGTAGGACACGATAACGCGTGTTTGATTATGCACACCGAACCAAAAGATGTCCATGGGCAAGATTTAGAACATATTATGTATGAGTTGGGGCTAACAAATGGAGAAATAATGCTTTCTAGAGACAAATTGCCTCCCGAAGGCATGGCCCTGATGTATAATATGGCAGATTGCACGATTAATATTGCTGATGCAGAGGGATTTGGGCTGGCTACATTAGAATCGTTAGCATGTGAAACACCTATTATTGTTAATATGACAGGAGGACTTCAAGAACAAGTAACCGACGGAGAGAACTGGTTTGGAATTGGACTTGAGTCTGTTTCTAAAGCGGTTATTGGCTCTCAAGACGTTCCATATATTTTTGAAGACCGATTAAATAAAGATGATTTTGTTAAGGCTTTAGTAGACTTTTACAATTTGACAGCCGAACAGCGAGCAGAAATGGGTCACCTAGGAGTAGCCCATGTTACGAAAAACTATAATTTCGCAACTTATATAGAAAAATGGGATGAGACCTTAAAAGAAGTTTACGAGATCAACGGTTCGTGGAATACACGAAAAGGTTATATAGCATATGAGTTCTTGGAGATAGTATGAAAAAGAAAATATTAGTTAAAGGGCCCGCATTCTCTCGTTCGGGTTATGGAGAACAAACCAGATTTGCTCTTCGAGCACTAAAAAGTCGCGAAGATGTATTTGATATATATCTCATTAATATTCCATGGGGACACACCGGGTATATTACGGGCCTAGGCGAAGAACGTCAGTGGCTTGATCACTTGCTTTTCAAAACGATGAAACTTGTTCAAGCAAAGGGACTTTTAGATATATCTCTTCAGGTAACAATTCCTAATGAATGGGAAAAAATAGCACCCATAAACATTGGGTATACTGCTGGTATTGAAACTACCAAGGTGGCACCTATATGGCTCACTAAAGGAAATGATATGGATAAGATTATTGTAGTCTCGAATCATTCCAAACAAGTATATGAGACCACCACAGCCAACGCAAAAAACAAAGAGACTGGCGAAATAGTAGAAAACTATAGATGTGAGACTCCGATTGAAGTTATTAACTATCCAGTGCGACATTTTGAACCTAGTTCTCTAGAGGGGATAGATTTGAAATACGATTTTAACTTTTTAACAGTGGCACAATGGGGCCCGCGAAAAAATATAGATAACACTCTTAAGTGGTTTGTAGACGAGTTTAAAGATGAAGAAGTTGGTTTCGTTTTAAAAACTAACATAGCCAAAGATTGTATAATCGATAGGCAGATAACCGAGATGCGTTTGAAAGCATTAATGAGACCATACGGCGAGCGAAAATGTAAAATATATTTGCTACACGGAACTCTCTCGGAAGAAGAAATGACATGGCTTTATACCCATGATAAGATAAAAGCTTTGGTTTCTATAAGTCACGGAGAAGGCTTTGGGTTACCGTTATTCGAAGCAGCATATAATGGATTACCCATTGTAACTTCACTTTGGAGTGGCCATACAGATTTTCTTTATGCTCCAAATAAAAATGGTAAATTGAGACCTATGGTAGCAAAAGTAGCTTATACTCTTGGCACTGTGCCTCCTGAAGCTCACTGGGAAGGCGTCGTAGAGAAAGATTCGATGTGGGCATATCCCGTTGAGGGCGATTACAAGAAACAACTTCGCGAAGTTTACAAAAACCATACGAGATTTCAGGCCGCCGCAAATAAGTTGAAAAAACATATTATAAAGAATTTTCAAGCTGAACAGTTGTATAAAGATTTTATTTCTACAATCTATTCTAAAGAAGAAGTGGAGTGGCTTGAAAGCTTAAGTAATATAGAAGTGTTATGAAAAAGGTAACTTTTGTGGCTGACTTTTTTAATAACCAAATCAATGGCGGCGCCGAAAACAATGATGCTGTACTTATCAACTTTCTACGAAATACCGAAGTAGATGTAACAATGCTTCATGCGAAGAAGACTACACCCGACACGATTGTTTCTTCTTCCGCGGAAGAAACATATATTATATCCAACTTTATTGAGCTTTCCGAACAGAGCAAACGACTTTTAGAAGGATCTTCCGGCCATGGTGGCCCCAAAAAATATATTATTTATGAACATGATCACAAATATATAAGAACTCGTGATCCTTCTGTGTTTCCTAATTTTATCATCCCAGGAGAGCAAATCATTAATAAAAGCTTTTATGAAAAAGCATACAGTGTCGTAGTATTAAGCGGCATATGCAAAAAAATAATGGAAAAAACTCTTGATATAAATAACGTAAGCAATATTGGCTGTTCTTTGTGGTCAGACGAGAAGCTAGATTTTATAGAATCCTTGGTGGGATCTCCCAAGAAAAATAAGTATTGTATTATTAACTCGCCTAATCCTATTAAAGGAACAGTGGAGGCCGTTAAGTATTGCGAAACAAATAGTATAGAGTACGATTTAATAGGTCCGCTTTCAGAGGAAGAGTTATTAGAAGCTATGGCTCAATACAAATATTTTATTTTTATGCCGCAGGTATTGGAAACACTGTCACGAGTTGTGGTAGAAGCAAAAATGCTCGAATGTAAAGTAGTAACTCGAAAGGCTATGATCGGCGCTACCTCGGAAGACTGGTTTGATTTATCCGGTAAAGAGCTGATCGTTAAAATAAGACAAAAAAGAGATGCAGCGCTAAAAACTTTTTCAGATTTATTGGAGCTTTGATGAATATTGTAGGCTTGGCGTCTGATCATAACGGGATTACTTTAAAAGAAAAAATTAGAACCCACCTTAAAGAGAAGGGGTATATTGTTATAGATATAGGACCTTATGATAAAACTAAAAAAGTGGACTACGTCGACTACGCTAATCAATTGTGTCAGATTTTAAGCAATGATGATATTCACAGGGGTATTCTTATTTGTGGTACTGGTGTTGGTATGAGCATCGCCGCAAATAGATTTGATAAAGTGAGGGCAGCCTTAGTTCACAATGTTATGACAGCGCCAAAGAGTCGTGAACATAACGATTCTAATGTACTATGTTTGGGAAGTTGGACTACCACGGAAGAACAAAATTTTGAAATTACAGATATTTGGCTACAAACTAACTTTGGAGAAGGCAGACATATCGCACGAGTAGAGAAGTTGTCATCTACAAAGAAACAAATTGTTTTTACGAATGGAGTATTTGATATTTTGCATGCTGGGCATCTAGGATTGTTAAGATTCGCTAAGTCTCTCGGAGATAAGCTTGTTGTTGGTATCAACTCGGATAGGAGTGTTCGTGAGCTAAAGGGCGAAAATAGACCCATTAATAACGAAGAAGATAGAAAAAAGCTTTTAGAGGCGCTTGAAGAAGTAGACGAAGTGGTGGTTTACGATGAACTGGAAAGCGCAAGCATTATAGAAGAGCTACAGCCATCTATTATTGTGAAGGGAGGGGAGTGGAATGCTAAAGAGGTAAGGCGCCGAGATAAGATACCAGATAAAGTTGATATAAAAATATATCCCCTCTTGGAAAACTATTCTACCACCAACGTTATAAAGAAAATATACCAAAACAAAGGCTGGGAGAAGAGTGAAAGTTGAAAAAAAATATTTTAGTTTTAGGAGATTCAATCGTTGATCATGATCTTTTTTGTGATTGTATAGGTCTATCTTTAGAAACTCCTACTTTAAAAACCAGGCTTGTTGATGAAAAAGTATCTTTTGGAGGTGCTGCCAATGTAGTAAACAATTTGTTGTCACTTGGAGCACGCGTTACATTTTTTACAAACGTAGGGGAAGATCAATACAGTGGCTTATTTTATGGTTGGAAGAGTGATAACTTCATACTTAAACCCCTGGCACACAGGGGAGAAAATCTTGTTAAAAGCAGAGTTTGGATTAAAAAAGGACTCCATAGCTATAAATATTTGCAAATAAATCGTGGCGACAAAAGAAATCTTGTCATAGCAGATTTAGAGCTTATAAAGAAGTATGTAGCTCAACAAAAAGTTGACACCGTCGTTTTAGCGGATTATAGAAATGGCCTTTTTGATGATAAGAAGACAACTCAAGACCTGATAGAATATTTTAAAACCAACAAGGCAGTAGTAATCTCCAGCTCACAGATTTCTGATGGGAAGAATCAATACCCCCACTTTGCTAACTCAGATTTTATTTGTATGAACCATGAAGAGGCAATACAAAACTGCCCTTTTTTTAAACCTACATATAAACACATGCAGAAACTATCTAAAAATCTGAATAGTAATATATGTGTCACTTTAGGAGCCGCCGGCTCGATTCTGTATTATAACAATGTATTGTTGTGTCATGATGGATATCGAGTCGCGCCCGTGGATACATGTGGCGCCGGCGACTCTTTTTTGGCTGCTTTCAGTATGAGTTACAAGGATAAAGATTTATCTTTTTGTAATAAATGGGCCGCGGCGTCCACCTTAAAAAGAGGTACCGTATCACCAGTATATGAGGATTTGAATGAGATCGATTAAGAAAGAGGTTTTAAAGGCCAACAAATGGATCATCGACAAGGGTCTTGTTAGTTTAACTTGGGGAAATGTTAGTTATTATGATAGAGATACTAGCGTAGTTTATATAAAGCCTTCTGGAGCTGATTTGAATTTATTGAGTATTGATGAAATCTCTAGTGTAAGAATGGATGAAACTTTAATAAGCGGTAGAAAACCGTCCGTTGATTTGCCAACTCATTTAGAGATTTATAAAAACTTTTCAGATATCAATAGCATAGTGCATACACATTCGAAATATGCTACGATTTTTGCGCAAGCCCAGAAATCAATACCCTGTTTGGGTACAACTCATGCGGACTATTTTTTTGGAGAAATACCATGTATCCGTCACCCCACTGAAAATGAAGTGACAGAAAATTATGAGAAATATACGGGCAAAACTATTGCAAAATTTTATAAAATGTCTGGTTTGAGTTATAATGATGTTGCGGCATGTCTGATATCCGGGCATGGCTCTTTCGTTTGGGGAAATACAATCGAGAACGCATTGCAACATTCATTTATTTTAGAGTTGGTCGCAGAAATGGCATACAAAACCTTGTTGTTCAATCCGCAGTCAACACTAGAAAAATTTATCATCAATAAACACTTTTTGAGAAAGCATGGGGATAAGAGTTACTATGGGCAATGAAATTAAATATGGTCGCCACACGCTGCCTCCGGTTAATAGTGTAGTAAAGAGTATCGATAAATATTGGGGTAGTATAAAAACTCTTTTCGAAAATGATAAATATACAGTTAAAAGGATTTTTATGAGAAAGGATACTCAAAGTAGCCTGGAATATCATGTAAAGAAGGAAGAATCTTATTATATTGAATCAGGAAAGCTCAAAGTAGGGACTCGAATCGGAAGAGCAAAAAATACTTCTTTGATTTTAAATAAAGGAGATGTATTTCACATACCGCCTGGTTTTATGCATATGCGAATCGCTTTGGAGGATACGGTTATTATAGAGTTTTCAACTTTGGATGATAATGCGGACTCCCACATAGTTGAAGATGGGAAAACGTATAAACATTTAGAGGAAGATAAAAAATGAAATTATTTGTCGATACAGCGAACCTACAAGAGATAGAAGAAGTATTGTCAAAAGGGTTAGTGCAAGGCATAACAACCAATCCGTCTTTACTTTCAAAAGAACCAAAGGCAGATTTCTATTCGCACATCCAACAGATTTGCGAGCTTTGTAAAAAGTACCAACAGAAAATACCAGTTTCTGTTGAGGTTTTCGCAACAGAACCTGATGAGATGATTAAGCAGGGGCTAAAGATTATTGAAAGAATTGATTATGATAATGTGAATATAAAGGTACCGGTCGGGTTTGAGGAAATGAGAGCGGTAAATCAACTTTTCCAGCTTGGAGTTAGAGTGAACTGTACATGCTGTTTTACTGCCACGCAGTTGCAACTAGCCGCCTCCGCCGGCGCCAGATATGTTTCTCTATTTTATAATAGGGTTTTGGACAACCAAGGAAACGCGATTCAAGCGTTGCAAAGAACGAGAAAATTTATTGATATCAACAACCTGCAGTGTGAGATAATAGCTGGAAGTATTCGTAATGCATATGATTTAGAAGACTGTTGGGATGCCGGCTGTCATATTGTGACGGCCTCTGCTTCAGTAATTAAAAAGGCGACTAAACATTTAAAAACTGATGAATCTGTAGATGGGTTTATAAGAGATTTTAATAAGTGGATAAAATAACTTATGTTTTTGATATCGATGGAACAATCTGTCAGACAAACGGGAGCGATTACATTAATTCAATTCCCGATCGGAAGCGTATCCAGAAAGTAAATGATCTATATCAGAATGGCCATACAATATTTTTTTTGACTGCGCGGGGGATGGGAAGAAGCAGTAACAATCAAATTGAGGCATACAAACAAATGTATTCTTTTACAGAAAATCAACTAAACGAGTGGGGTCTTAAATATCATGCTCTCTTTCTAGGTAAGCCGGCCGCCGATATATATGTTGATGATAAAGGAATTCTTGATAGTGAGTTTTTTAAAAAGTAGAGTGGTATGAAAATATTTTATAGCGCCGTTTTTGATAATATACATCAAAGTGCTGATAACGCAAAGCTGAGGGAGCTACAAAACGCGGGACACACAGTGGTTGCTTATAACTATCGAACTCGCGGGCATACTTTAGAAGGGAATCCTTTTATTTCCTCTAAAAGGGATGATGAAATTATTCGCTTTTGTAAAAGCTGGGCTCCCGATTTTATAATTTTTTCTAAATGTAACGGTATAAGCATTCGAGTTTTTAAAGAGTGTAAAAAACTTGCTCCTTTATGCTATTGGTTTGCTGATCCTCTTGCTACATATTCATACGAAGAATTCTACGACAAGACAAGAGTGGCAGACTTTTTTACATGTGATAAGAAGAATGTGTTAGATAAAGCATTAGAGCTTAATAAAAACTCGTTTTTGGTAACAGATGGCTTTGATAGCGCTCTTGAGAAGCCGCGAAATCTAGAAAAGATTTATGATGTTAGTTTTATAGGGACGCTGTACGGCGATCGAAAATCCAAGATGGAACAAATCAAATACTCTATTAGCGTAATAAACAATGTTTTTGCTGAGCAACACTCCATGGCGGTATCGCAGTCCAAGATTAATCTTAATTTTTGTACGACAGGGGGTCAGTCAGATCGGGTTTTTAAGGTTCTAGCCGCCGCCGGATTTTTGATATCAGATGATTGGAACGACAGGGAAGATTTTTTTACGGACGGCGAAGACCTCGTTATTTTTAAAGACTATGATGATTTAAATAAAAAGATTGCATTTTATCTAGAGAATCCCAAAGAAAGAGAGAGGATAGGAAAACAAGGTAGAGTGACAGTCCAGCAATATACCAGAAAGAACTGGGCTGCCGAAACGTTGCGCTTATTAGAAAGATTTGACTTTTCGCCGAGACACAAGAAAGAAAAAGAAACCATTTTACTTGCTGGTCCGTGGGTCGGAGAGTTTGGGTGGGAATTGTTTGCGTGGCAGGGATATATTAGAAGCCTTTCTGCGTTTTATGATAAAACCGTATGTGTGTCTTCAAAACATTCGCGCTTTTTATATGATGATTTTTGTGATATATTTGTTCCTTTTGATCCTGAAAACGCAGGGCCCCGAGACACCTTTCATCGTACGGGCATCCCGCCGCTAGGGGCCATAGTTAAAGAGACTCTGGAATCTCTAAAAATCGATCCGCAAGAGTCGGCCGTATCGGTTGTGGGCCCGCGAAGAGTTGGAAACCCTCCCTATACTCCGATTACTGAAAAAATCCAGATAGCACAACACTTCCTTCCCCCTGAGTATAAAAAGCTAGGAGAGAAAACAAAAGAGGAAAAAGCTGTTGTTATTCATGCTCGGAATAGAAGCTTGCGCCCCAATGACAATTGGAGCCGTGACAAGTGGGAAGACTTAATTAAAAAACTTCATTCGGTGGGCTATAATGTAGTATGTATTGGAACCAAAGAAGAATCCATGTTTGTCGAAGGTTCCGCGGACATGCGAGAGTGTGAATCGAAGGAACTTTTAAACACTTTGGCTAGCGCAGCATGCATTTTTGGAACTTCTTCTGGACCGATGCATTTAGCAAGCCTATGTGGGTGTCCACAGATAGTCTGGGCCGATTGGAACACAAGTGCGTTCTCAATGCCGGTCAATCTGACTAGATATAAAGATAGTTGGAATCCATTTGAAACTTCGGTGCTTTTTTTATCTGAACACGGAGCTAATCCGCCGGCTGAATATGTCTTTGATAAGTTTTTGAGTTGGGAAAAAAATGAAAAAAGATAAGACAAATGTTATAACAGGTATCCCAAGAGGCTCTGATTTAATTACGAACTCTACAGATATGGAGCATCTGTGCACCTTTTCAAATTTTCCTGTTTTTATGGGGTGTGATAACACGTCACCAGAAGATGATTTAGTTTCGTCGATGAGTTGGTGGATTAGTCGCAAGTCTGGAATGATTCAGCTTGATCCTGTTTTACCTTTGGAAATAGTATATAAAAAAGGCCATGGCTCGGGGACGGTAGGAGAGCTTTGGCGCCGACATCACGAAGCTTTTTCTAGATTTATTTTACGACAGCCTGATAAGACCAATAGCATATTGGAAATAGGAGGGTTACATGGTTATTTAGGGCGCCTAATTCTAAACAATCGTCCGGAGTTGAAGTGGACGATTGTGGAGCCCAATCCAAGTGAGAATATTAAGGAGCCTCTGCACCTTATTAAAGGGTGGTTTAATGAGAATTTTAAAGCGACCGAAAGATATGATACGATAGTACATTCACACGTATTCGAGCATGTATATTCTCCTCATCGTTTTATGCGCGACAAAGCGACATTTATGAAGATAGGGGACCTGTCGTTTTTTTCTATCCCCAATATGAGAGCGATGTTAGAAAAAAACTACTCTAATTGTTTAAATTTTGAGCACACATATTTCTTAGATGAGGTATACGTCGATTATTTTATAGAAACCTATGGGTTTGAAGTTGTTGAAAAAGAATATTTTAGAGATGATCATAGTATTTTTTATGGTATTAAAAAAACTAGCAACAGCAGACGACCATCCGAACTACCCCCAAAGCTTTATGAGAATCATAAAGAGTTGTGGATGAAGTACATAAAAGCCGACGCGCAATTATCCCAAGAGCTTAATATTTTAGTCAAGGAGGCCACAGCGCCGATATATCTATTTGGAGGGCATGTGTTTTCGCAGTGGTTGATAGCCCACGGACTGCAAACAGACAAGATAGTTAGCATCTTAGATAACGATGTTAAAAAACACGGTAAACGACTTTATGGCACACATCTTCAGGTAGCGTCTCCGGCCGCGTTGAGCAACGAAGATAGTGCTATAGTAATCTTAAGGGCTGGCGTTTATAACGAGGAAATAAAACATGACATCCTTACTAATATAAATCCCAAGATTAAATTCGTCCCATGACACACTATAAGGAAGCGCGCCCATGGGGAACATTCGAAAACCTTTTGGATACAAGCTACTGTAAGGTGAAGGAAATAGTGGTATATCCAGGGCATGCCCCCAGTTACCAGCTACATCACAAGCGCGATGAAACATGGATTATAGTTCAAGGAGGGGGGCGCCTAACATTGGATGATGTTACGTCCGAGGTTAAGGCCGGAGATGTTGTACGCGTCCCTGTAGAAGCAAAGCATCGTATACGCAATACGGGCCAAGACAACTTGGTTTTTATTGAAGTGCAGCGGGGAGAATATTTTGGTGAAGATGATATAGTTCGCTTCGAAGATGACTATAAGAGAGTGTCCGACTAAGTGCAATATAAAGTATTAATAACAACAAGCGGAGTTGGGAGCCGCCTTGGTGATCTTACCGATTTTACCAACAAGGCACTTGTTCGCATAGGGGACAAACCAGCTATTTCATATATTATAGAAGGATATCCAGCTGGCACAGAGTTCGTGATTACGCTAGGACACTATGGTTTATATGTAAAAGAGTTTGTAGAAATGGCATATCCGCAGTTAAACTGTGCTTTTGTGTGGGTGGATAACTATAATGGTCCCGGGTCGAGCCTTGCTTATTCTATTTTACAAGCCAAGGAAGAACTTCAGTGCCCTTTCATATTTAATGCATGTGATACTTTCTTTAAGGATAGTACATTTTTATTGGAGTGTGTTCAAAGTGGTGAGAATTTTTGTGTTGGAGAGCAAAAAAATGACGCTTCGCAATATAGCACCCTGTTGGTTGACAGGGGCGCAGTAGTAAAAATTAAAGAGAAAGGAGAGCTTCATTATGATTTTGCATATGTAGGACTATGCGGGATTAAAGATTATATTTTGTTTTGGGAGGAGCTAGAAAAATTATATCACGCGGAAGGGGATAGCACTTCTTTGTTTGAAGGAAATGTAATCAACCGTATGTTGGAGACTTCGGCGGCTCCAGTTAAGTTTGTTGAGGCACATGGGTGGATTGATATTGGCAACGTAGGAGAACTAGAAAGGGCTCGACAACACTTTACGACCACGACCGACGTGCTGGAAAAAAAGGAGGAATCGATTTACTTTTTTGAGAAGCACGTTATAAAGTTTTTTGCCAATGCCGAGATTAATCAAAATCGTATTCAGCGTGCCAAACGTCTTGCTGGCTTGGTACCTCGCGTCGTGGCCACAGGAAATAACTTTTATAAGTATGAGTTGGTCCCAGGGAGTTTGTTTTCTAAGTCAGTTACCCGCGAGAAGTTTTGGCGCCTTCTAGAGTGGTCAAAAGAGCGGCTGTGGTTAAAAAAAGAGTGTGATGCCTTTGATGAGATATGTCGTCGGTTTTACGTCGATAAAACATTTTCACGTATTAATACATTTTTAGAGAAAAACTCCGACGTGTCGGTGCTGATTAATGGAGAAGCGGTCCCTCCTATTAAAGAGCTTTTCAATAAAATCGATTTGAAATGGTTATGCGCGGGGGTTCCTGTACAGTTCCATGGAGATTTTATATTAGACAATATTCTTGAAACGGAGGATGGCTTCTGTTTACTCGATTGGCGTCAAGATTTCGGAGGTCATTTATCGATTGGGGACATATATTATGATTTGGCTAAGCTGAATCACAATCTGAGTATTAATCATGAAATTGTAAACAAGAAGATGTTTAATAGTTCAGTCGATAACTGTTATATTTTGTGTAACTCTAAACTTTTAGAGTGTAAAAAGATATTGAAAAAATTTATTATTGATAATGGATATGATTTTCAAAAGGTAGAGGTGCTGACGGCGATTATATGGATAAACATGGCGCCATTGCATAAATATCCTTTTAACAAATTTTTATTTAATTTTGGGAAGCTGAGTTTGAAAAGAACACTGGAAAATGTCGATTAAATATTTTATTGGCCCAATGTCAAAAAATGTTGTAGACTCTGTAGTAGAGTTTTGCAACGAGACAGGCCATCGTATAGGATTTATCCCTTCTCGTCGTCAAGTTGCCACCCAAGGAGGCTATGTAAATGGGTGGTCGACCAAAACCTTTCGCAGATATATGCCGCGGCAGTTCATCACTCGCGATCATGCCGGCCCCGGCCAGGGGCTTTGTGATGATGACGGTTATGATTCTTTAGAGGTAGATTGCAAATATTTAGATATGATTCACATTGATCCTTGGAAAAAATATCCCGTTTATGAAGATGGTTTGCAGTGGACAGTTGAAATGATTAAATATTGTTATCAACGAAACTCGAAGATATTTTTTGAAGTGGGAACAGAGGAAGCAATCAGACATTTTAGTACCTCCGAGGTCGGCAGGCTATTAAAAGATTTAGAGCGGAAGCTTAAAGCAGCAGAATATGAAAAAATTAAATATTGTGTGATACAATCAGGTACATCGTTGCAAGGAAATGAAAACACAGGAGTATATGGCAAGGAGCGACTTAAAGGAATGCTTAAAATAGTACATCAGCATGGAATGTTTGCGAAGGAACACAATGGTGACTATTTGCCACCAGCGCTGATTCACGAAAAGTTTTCACTTGGCCTAGATTCAATTAATATAGCCCCAGAATTCGGACAGATAGAAACTAAAACATATCTACATAAAATTAAAAATGAAAAGCCTGAACTTCTTGACGTATTTTGGCAGATATGCTATGACTCTAGACGTTGGAAAAAGTGGGTAGACGATTATTATGATCCCACAGTAAATAAAGAAGAGCTTATAAATATATGCGGTCATTATATATTATCTCAACTAGATTTCCTAGAAAGAATTAAATCTAATTTTGAAGATATTGATACTGAAATAAAATACAATATTAAGAACAAGCTAGGAAGCTTATTTTATGGATAATAGGGCAAAAACAATATTTTGTGATATCGACGGAACATTGATAGAACATGGCGCTGCCACGGAAACAACCAAACCAGATTTTAATCCAAAGCTTTTATCTGGAACAGTTGAAACATTATTAGAATGGGACAAAAAAGGTTATAATATTATATTAGTATCTGGGCGCAGAGAAGGGTCCCGGTCCCAAACAGAAAGACAGCTGTCACAACTAGGTATTATTTATGATCAGCTTATTCTGGGAGTTGGGGGCGGTAAAAGATATTTAGTAAACGATCGAAAGCCCGACGGGAACGAAGACTATGCTGTAGCTATAAACCTTGATAGAAATAAGGGACTTTTGGGATTGGAAATATAAGCATAGAACATGGATAATTTAAGATTAGTAGTGTGGACTCACCCCAGCTATGCGGATGTATGGTCTATGTTTTTTGGACAGCTTGAAAAACATGCGCCGTTTTTTGACAAGAAGACAGTATTAATACCCCACCATGCTGAGACGCTGCCGACAAACTGTATCCAGGTCCTAAATAATGAAGAAGAGGTGTATTGTAAAAGGTTTATTGAGTCGATGTCACAGGTGAAAGAAGAACATGTGTTAGTAATGTTTGAAGATTTTATACTTTATGATGACGCACAAGAAGAAAAAATTCGTGCCATTAATCAGTTTCTTAAGGAATCCGATTACAGCTTTGTACGCCTAATAAAGTCAGGGATCGATCCCCGACTCCCGGACCAGAAAGTTTCTGAAGAGCTGGATTTATTTGAAATATCTTCGGCGCCCCGGTCGACATATATCTATTCTACTCAAGCTGCAATCTGGAAAAAGGATCGCTTACTGAATCTTTTTAAGTTTTTTGCCCCACGAAATATTCAAGATAGCGAAGTTCGGGGATCACACGCATGCATACGTATGGGTATTAGGGGGTGTTACACATATAGCGGAGAGCCCAAACGAGGGAACCTACACTATGATTCGAGCGTATTTCCATATATGGCCACCGCTATTACCGGTGGTTCATTGGGAAGGAAGGCATGTTGGCTTACCTCTCATTATGAACAGGAGCTACAGCCACTTTTTAAGGCTTATAATATTGACCCTGCCATACGAGGAACCAAATAGTAATGCACACTGATAAAATATATACTATGACTTTCCGTCACAGGAAAGCATACAGAAGGAGAAAAAATGAAACTTAGTAACCAAGCCCTAGGGGCATTGATGATGACACTACAGAAGTGTCTTTTAGAGGAAACGGACATTGTAGAACTGTTGCAAGAAACCGACTGGGAGCTTGACGATAGTGGCGATCTGTTTGTGGTAAATCCTCCTGTAGTTAGTTTTGATGGAACTACAGTAGCCAATGTACCAGATTTTGTTGATGAAGTATTAACAGAAGAAAACTAATGCCGCGCTATGCCTATAAGTGTGGCGCCTGTAATATTGAATACTTAACAATGCATGGCCTTAGTGATATACTACAGGTGTGTGAAAAATGTGGTGTGCAAGATATGTTAACAAAGCTTTTAACAACGCCATCTTATGGGGTTAAAAAGCAATCCACTAAAAAAGTGGGTCAAATAACAGAAGAGTTTATCGAAGAATCTCGCCAAGAACTACAAAAGCAACGTAAGGATCTAGACACGCAACGATGACATATTTGATATTAGGACTGATTTTATCTGTAGTATTAAATATTTTGTTAATTTGGTATGTCTATAAAGTGTTAGCTAAGCTGCTTTATACCTCAGATAACTTGGGGGATTTATATGTAGTTTTTCGAGTGTTTGAGGAGTTTACTAGTTCTTTATATGCAATGGATATGTATCATGGAGAACCGATCTTAGAAGAATTGGTTATTAAGACAAAATTTGTTCGTGAAGAGTTGAGGAAATTTGAAGATATATATAGCCTCACCACGGATGTAGAAAGATTAGAGGAGGACTTAGAGGATGATGGAACCAACACCCCTCAAGAAGAAGAATAAGAGGCGTAAGAATCATTATTTTACACAGATTCATGAAGATGCTATTGTAGAATATGCCAAAGAAGCATGTACTATAGAGCGACGAACTGAACTATATATTGCGTTTATACAGCCAGCATTTAATGAAATGGTAAATAAGATAATTTTTACTTATCGGTTTACTTCATTGCCAAATATCGACTCTCTTCGAGATGAATGTAAAATATGGCTTACTACAATATTGGATAAATATGATCCAAACAAGGGCTCTAAAGCTTTTTCATATTTTAGTGTAGTAACTAAAAATTGGTTTATCCATAAAGTAAAACAGAACGCGCGTCGCGCAAAAAAAGAAGTATACTTAGAAGACATGATAAATCAACTTCATGAAGAGGTGATATCAAAAGAGAAACAATATGATCAGACAAGAGAAGAACAAGAGTTTTGGAACAATTTTTTTTTGGAACTGTCCGATTGGGACGGCGATATGCTCAAAGAAAATGAGAAGAAGGTTCTTCAGGCTGTGAAAATACTTTTTGAGTCATGTAATGATATTGAAATTTTCAATAAAAAAGCTATTTACTTATACTTACGGGAGATTACTGGGCTTAACACAAAACAAGTAGTTAATAACTTAAACAAACTTCGTAAAAAGTATAAGGTATTTAGAAACAAATGGGAAAGCGGCGAAATCTAGAAGAATATATTCAAGAGGCTACGCGCAATATTAGAGAAGACCGCGCGCTTGCCAAGTCGCTTCTTATAGACGCGATGAATGATATGAAAATGTCAGACTCAGCGCGCAAAGAGCTTGGCGCTATAGCGGCCAAATATGTAGAAAATCTACAAAGATCTAATGAGCAAATGGTTAAGATTTCTGCACTTCTTCAAAAGCAGCAAGGAGGAGTGGATGGATTATCTGAAGAAGATAAATCAGATCTCTATGATATGCTTGATAAGGAAAATCAAGAATGACACGCCCAAATAGATTCCTAGAATTTGTAAAAAGACATGAAACAAAATCATACGGCACTCCGATTGATCAGCCACTTATAGATACGCGTTTAGATAATAGCTTATCTGCCGCCGGGCGCGCCACTAGCGCTTACTTTGTACCAAACGCGCTGCCACCGGACGACGATGAAGCAGTTGTGATGGCCGTGCTTCCACGAAGCGCCGGAATGATGTCTTCATATGACCCAAACTTAGGCTTAGTAGCCGATATAGATAAAACACAAGAAAAAATGTTTGATTTGAAATGTTACGTTATATCTCGACCTACAACAGTACATATGAATCTTAAAAAGTTGAGTGTTTTAGATCCTATGTATGTGAGTCTGCTTCCTACGTTTAAAGCAACAGTGTTAGAAGGATCCCCTGAACCAGAGAGGGGAGATGTTGTAGTGGTAAGATACGATAATCTTACTCACACTAAAGGGGATTATATAAAAACAACCGGCATTAATATTTCTGATATGTTTTCTGAGAATATATCAGATAGTAGTTTGGTTAGTAAGTTTAACTCTAGTACTAAGAAAACAGGAATTGGAGAAGGAGAGACGATGCAGGAGCTGGCTGAGATAGTAGCGACAGAAAAAGATCCTATTCTGAAAGCACTTAAAGCGCAGTGCGCTGCGGGCAATCAGGTCGCATGCGAGGGTTATAATAGGCAAGTTAGTGAAGCTACTCAAAATGTGTCTCCGCAACAGGTAAGGTTTGAAGCAGAGGCTGTGATTTTTAATCAATGTGTTGAACAGGCGACCGAGGGTCGGAAAATCGAGGCCCTGGAGGCAGAAGCACAAAAGCAATGTCAAGCCAGCGCCCGAGATCGAGTCGGACAAAGTTGGGCCCAGGTCCAGCAAAATACGGGCGCCCAGTGGGTCGACGGGGTAGGGTATGTTCTTCGATAAAGGGAAAATGAATGAGCAGTGAAAATGACGATTTTGTAGGCGAGAAGACTAAATATTTAGCTCCTAGGCCCGATAAAAATGTCGCTTTAGATTTTGCCAATCCGCAGAGACTAGAAGCTTATATTAATGCTCCGGATGATCTTAAGTTTGAGAAGTCGGGGATTGCTGGTAATCGTTCTATAGAACCGGTTCCTTTATATAATGAACTTATAAGCGATCGAGTATTCAATAATAGCCGAAATGCGTGGTTAGTATTGGGAAGCGATCGTCCTGGCGCGACAGTAACAGGATACGGGGGGAAGGGGCACACTCAGGTAGGTGCAATAGATTTAGTTGTAGGGCGCATGGGATCTTATGTTCGCGAACGAGATGATGATGGTAACCCGATAAAAGTAAATCCGGATTTTAAGATTGATGCTGCGCGTATTTATATTAGTCAAAAAGCAGACATTGATGACTATTTTGAGCTTCCAGATGGCAAAGTGGGAAATGCGATTGCGGCTTCGGCGATTGCTCTTAAAGCAGATCAAATCCGCCTCGTGTCGCGAGGAGGTATCAAACTTGTTACCAGTCAAGACGCAAGAGATGCTAGAGGCGAACGTGTTCTAGGAATAAGCGGTATTGATCTGATTGCAGGCCCGGGCCCCGATCCGGATTCTCAGCCGCTTGTAAAAGGAACTAATCTAAAAAATGCGCTTCTTAAGTTGGGTGAACAGGTTGAAGATTTGAGAGAAATAGTATACTCGTTCTTAAAATATCAAAGATCAATGAATCAGAAAGTTGCATCTCATACTCATAAATCTCCTTTTTATGGACAATCTACCTCGCCAAGCACCGATATGATAGCAGATGCGATCAAGGCGATTGTACAACAAACGGCTCAAACAGAATTATCCATTGTCTCACATATGACTAATATGTCAATGTGGGAAAATAATTATTTAAAAGAAGGATTTGAATCTTTTATTTGTAGCGATTACAACACTACAAACTAAGAAAAGGATATTAAATGAGCTCACGAGTCCGAGAGAACCTTTTAAATCAAAGAAAATGGTATGCGCGTCAAGTTGGCAGGCCTTGGGTAGAGGGCGACTTAATTAAAATAGTGATTAGGGGGGAAACGTTAGATCGAACACTTTCTGAAGCAGATTATTATGATCTTTTGGCACTACCGGGAACCCTATGGGAAACATCGATTCCTGTAAAAGCGTCAGCAGTCCTAAAAATATATGATTTTTATGGCAAAGAACTTCCATTAGCCGCGGCTGCTCCATCCCCGATGCCAAGCGCTACTGGAGAGGCTTATCACTTTTTTACGCGTCCAATGACACGCCCTCTTCTACTTTTTTCTATTGAGAAAAGCGTTGTTGATGGAGCGCCGAAGAAGATCGATACTGCGGCTTCTTCAATATACGTTGAAGAATATCGAACATCTAAGTTCGATAGACAAGTAGCTGATATTTCGACTATGTTTAACGGTTTCCAGAGTCAGAGTAAATATTTTGAGGGAAGCACAAAACCATCGGTTAATTTTATACAAGATTATAACAAACTTCTTGCCGCGGTAAAGAAAATAAAATTATTTATTGAGTTTAATGACTTTAAATATCGACCTTATGAGGACGATAAAATACGCATTGCATTTGATAGTTCATATCAAATTACTAATATTACGCTGGTTCAACGCGGATTAGATAAACCTCTTATAAAGGGGAAAACGTATTTTTTATATGACACACCAGGGTTAAAAGATCCACGCGTCAATCGATTATTGTTTCAGCTTCATAAAATACATCGGCTTAAAACAAGTAGACAAATTCCTACGTGGTCGGAGTTTATAGCTAAGTTTTTGCCAAATGTAGAAGTTAACTTTTTTGGGCGCCCCCACTCTCCTACCGAAGAAAATGAGCAGAAAAAGGGCCAAAAACCCTTTATAGATAAGGAAACCGAAGAAGAAAACAAGAAGAAACTTAAAGACCCAGTAGTACAGCTAGCCATGCTTCGTCAGGCCATGGAAAAAGATCCTGAAAGAAAGAAGATGGAAAAGAAGCTTCAAAAAGTCGCCGAAAAGATGAAGGACGCTGAAGCAAAAGTTGAAATAGTTCAAGAGTTTATAAACAAGTACGGAATTGATAATCTGATCATGGCGGCCTTAGAATGTTTGGCTATAAAATCCGGGTGGACCCTCCGAACGCTTCCTCCCATCCCGGGCCTTAATCCTTATGATATAATGCCAAAACCGCTTATTCTCAAAATTCCTAAAATAGAAATCGATCTTCCTACTGTTGATATCGCCAAAGGCATAGTAGAAGAAATTAAACAAGGACTAATAGATGCCGCCTATGATGCGTTACTAGCAGTAACTCAAACACTCGCAGATATAATTGTTGAGCTTTGCCGCGGCCAAGATGAAGAAGAAGTTGGAGAGGCAATTCCTATCAATTCTTTAATCGATCTTTATCCGCAACCTACACGGATCGCCAAGGATGAACCCAACATTCAAGCATGCCTTGAATCTTGTTACGAAGAGTTTAATATAGTTTCTGAAACAGGCGATTCATTTTTAGCGAAGGTGGCGCAGAATATAACACCTCGTGAAACATGCGATTTAATTAATGGAGCTGCCTCTGAAAGAGTAGTGGAAGTTATTAAGAATATATTGAGCACAGAACCCGACTTTTTAGAAGGGGGCAATACCTCTTTGAGTGCGATACTTTTTAATGATGCACGAATAGTAGATTTTTTTATATGCGTGGGGGGCTGTGTTTCAAATGATTATTGTGAATCAGTATATGCCGAGCCGCCCATTAACGTCGATGACCTGGATCCCTGTACCATAGAAGAGATGTTAACGGAGGCCGTAGACCCCAGTATTTTTGATGCTCTTTTGGACGCTTATGACAATGGGGCCGGTTTGATGGACGGGGCTATTCCTGATTTGGGCTGTGGAGCTGGAGTAGTACCGGCCTTTGCAAGCATGCCGGCACTCAATCACTCTATTACTACCATGTTTACTGGTCTTTTTGATATACCAAAAACTGCCTTTATACGTGATATTTCTTTGTTAAGAGATATATTGCTTGTACCTACACCCGGATGCAGTACAGAAAATGCGGCGCTTATGGATGCTTTGGAAGAAGCCGGCGCTCTTCCCACTCCTCCGAGCCCGCGCGACGACGAAGGTGCGCTGACTGAGTCTGATCGAGATCCTCCCGGAGAACAGTTAATGAGTTTGTTCCCTTCACGATTAATGAGCAATCCTCAAATTGCTGGGATAGCAAGACTATTCGAAGCTACTGATTCAGGCCGGGGTTCCGCTTGTGCTGGTATATCCATCACATACAACGTTGCCCCGGGGTATAAAGACAACTTAGCCGGTTTGGATCGTAATATTAGTTCTCCATGGCTTAGTAATAATTCAAGTGTCTCGCTCAACCCGCTCCCCGATTACAATAATATGTATTTCTCTATTCTTATAATAGATTATAATAATCCGGAGTTAAGCTCTTATATCTATTTTTCCCCCGGACAAGTACCGGCAGGGTCGGCCGCCTCTCTGTTTCCCTTAACCTATACAACTGAGACGGGGATTGAAAGATACCCGGTACCCGCGGAGGGCGCCTCCGCCACTTACCAGTGCGCAGACGGAGGTGATAACTTTCAATTCTCTTGTGACGGTCGAGAATTTTTAGCATCTGCTTTTGAATCATCCGTATTTGATCATTATATTTCCACTTTTGAGCTTTACAATCCTCCTATTGGTCCCGGGAGTACCGGCTTCGAGCAGGATCCAACGTTATTAAGGCAGGCCTGTAAGAAGTCCTTATATTTTTCAGCATATATATCTTTGTTTAATTCACTAGCATATAATGTGCGAAATTCAAAGCTTTTTAGTGTAGGAGAGCTTAAAAAACTATCATTAGTACCCATACCATGTCCCAATGGTGCTACATTTGGTAATGATTTGTTAGATATTGATGGTATTATTCAAGAAGCTTTAAACGAGTTTGAAGAAAACTCGTGTACAGATAAAACTTGTGTGATAGGACCGGTCGAGGATGCGCTAATTTATGCAGTCCTGAATGCCTATGTGCAGGTTCTTTTATTAGAACAACTTCTTAAAAATATCTTTTTGCTTGATGCATACGGGCTAGATGCCGATTGGCTTAGTGGTGAGTTTGTTAGAACGAACATTATTGAAGCAATATATGGTAGCATTGGCGCTACATCGACAATGCCCTTAGACGCCAACGAGGGAAGAGAGGACAGGCTAGAAAGACAAATGTTAATAGCATTGACTAAAGCATCAATAATGCATGTTGATAAGCTCAGAATTCGCGCCCAGTCATCAGCCCACGAACTGGACCCCGGAAGACATCTTCCAAATCCGACAGATCCAGATGGAGCTCCTGAAATAATCCCGCTCGATGTGATGGCAGCGATCGATGCTGCGGGACCTCGCGAAGAAGCGGTCGATCTAACAACGGTTATGCTAAATGACACATATGGCAAATATGCTCTAGAATATGTGATTCGCAAAAGATTAGTCAAAATGGCAGATATTATTAATACCGCGTTTGGGAAGCAGACCGCCGGCGCTGACACCTCTTTCTTATTGTATGGATTGCCAACTTCCGATGTTCTTGATTTCCCACTTACAGTCAATCCTTCGGCTCCGATTAAACCACAGTTAAAAAGGGCCTCCGGCTGGGGAGATATATTTACATGGGAACTTGAAGAGCCAGAGATAACAACAACGGACCAGCAAGGAGTTGAGACAATAACGGCCGCCAGGGAAGTGGACTATAATTATGGAACATCTTTGCGATACCCCGGGGTTATGTCTGATACAATATCGGAGGATGAGGCTCTTTTGGCCGCAAACCATGGTGTGTTTGTTCGCGAAAACTATATTAAACTAGCTGTAAATATGGATAATCTAAACAATATGCTTGCCGGAACCCCCATAGCAGGTTCGGTAGAAGCAGATAACGCCGTTAAGGCCGCGATGATGGCAGAGGAGAACCTGCGTCGCGCCGGCCAGATTAAAGAATGGATGGATAAACTTTTACCTATTCCGTTTGATACATCGACCCAAGAGGGCGAATATACTTATGCGTCAAACTGGAATGATATGGTCGTTAGTATCGATCGATTTAATACATTTGTTAATACCGTTCGGGCTAGTGATACAAAACCTGATACTAGCCTGGACAGTGTATCAGTGATGTATATAGTAAGAACCATACAGCATGAGAGTCCCTGGTATTACTGGAAAGGCAGGGCCGGCAATGGTTCATACGATCACCGGCATGCCGGTGATAAAAAAGGGATTAATCTTGGGCTAGGTTGTGAGACTGCTAACTGCGGCAAGCCAGGCCACGCCGAGAAGGTAGCGGGGCGAGAATACTATCATGCTGTTCGAGGACCGATACGAAAAAACAATTATGATGCAATTAGGTTTTGGTGGAATGAAGTACGCCAACCCGATTCCGCGCAAGCAAACCTTCAAGACGACATCGCCGGACGAGGCCCCGGTACTTATATGGATCGCAGCGGCTGGTACGGCGGTGACCACCAGGATCCCACTACGATCCCCGCGGGCGGTGTAGACGTGGCCTTCGAGGGAGATTTATTTGAAGAGGGCGGCAGCTCTTTCCGGCGCAAGGTAATCAAACACCTAGGACTGCCGTCGGTTTGGAGCTGGACGCGCCAGATCGGCCACACCGCCGGGGGCGTCGGTCTTGGGTTTCAGCACTCTCAAACGTCTCTCTCTGTTGAAGCTACGACGCCTCTTATATATCCGTTCGTAGCTAATGGCACTATGGACGATCCCTGGGATCTCGACCAGCAACCCGGGGGTTCGATGACCCCGGGCGGCAATGCTCATCTTACTGAAGCTGCTCGCACCGGCGGATGGGCTGCCAGCCGCTATATGTATAGAAAAGATTGGATATCTGATCAAATAGTAGAATCAAGCAATCGATATGATGATCTTCATAACAGGATAACGGTTTATTGGTGGAAAGTAGACAAGCCACGTACCGGCCCCGGCTACGGCGAGGCCGAGGCCCCCGCAAGGAACACGATCACCTCGCTAGGAACGGGAGATATTCAATATCGTTTGCGTAAAAATGACTTATACCCCAGCGATTATAACGAAGCTGTTTGGACAGGATACCCGACCTGGACACTTCTTGGTTATGGTCGAAGGTGGCATGATGGGATTGGTTCGGGCAATGATCTCGGTCCTGCTGGTGTTGATTGGCCAGCGGTGCAGGAAGGGGATGCGGATGGAGATGGGTATGCCGACTGGGCAGTTAGATTTTTTCAATATCCCTCCATGATCAACGAGCTTAACGAACCTCATGAAGACTGGGCACAATATACAGGCAATGGCGGCATTTCTGGAGATGTAGATTATGCTGTTACCGAGATCGACCGGCGCGTAGAAGTTGCGAGTACATACTTACCGGATAAGTTACTTCAAGCAAAGTTACAGTTAGGTTATGCCAACAATACTATTGCGCCGCCGCATCGATGGGGATGGGATAAAGTCTTTTGGAACGCGAGTGATTACCCCTCCACTCCCAGCTCCGGCCACGACGACGAACAGCGCCACCACCCAGCATATAAGGGCCGCAGGACACCACACGGCGATATTAGTGTTCCCTTTAAATGGCATAAATCTCCGGGTAGTCAGTTGAGGTGTCAAGATCCCCGCGTTGGCCCGGGCCCCTCGGATCCTTCGAAGTGTCCAAGCTTGCCGGGGCTAGCCAGTGGAGACTTCGAGGTTGTAGATATATGGCTTGTTAGCCAGGATGGCGAGCGCCAGGTAGCGATGGAGGAACAAATTAGGGACATGAAGTGGGATGAGTTTCAGGCAATGCTGGGTAATTCTACTGGAACCAGCAATGACCCCGGCCCAGCCCCGGGTGCCCAGCAACTCCAGGCGATGACTGAGGCTCAAATGTTTAGGGCTCTTATGGAGGCAGCAGCGGATTTGCTTGGGCCTGATTTCTCTCCGGATGAGGCAAGGTGGCCCTCTTCAACTGGGTATTTAACTGGCGATAAATCTTATGATAATACAATAACACATGTACTTAAAGATATTCGGATGGGGTCAAGGATAGCTTATTACTCTCCAAAAATGTCTCTCGAACACCCGGTGATGAGAGAACTCGTCGCTGCGACTGTGGCACCAGGTACTCCTGTTCAGCAGGAAGTCCCAGAATGTCTCAGCTCAGCTACGATCGATCAATACATCGGCCTGGGTGTCGATCTGGCGCTGCTGGCCGGCCGCGGCTGCCCGGGTACTGAATATGCACCGCCCGACACACCTCCTCCACAGCCGGTAAATAACAAGTATAGACAGCATTATTATAAAACTAAGTCCAACTGGATTATACAGAGCGCGGATCCAGGAGCGACCAACACCGGCCGGATATGGGGAGTTGATACAGGAATTAAGGGGGAAGTTTCCCTCGCAGGAACAGTGGGATCTCTTGATATATCAGCGCGATCTCGCGATATTCAAAGACGTGGAGGCGCCCAGGAAAGTAAATATGTCGATACTCGGATGTATGATGTAGTAAGGCCGTTCCTTAGAGATACCCGCACTCAACTTAGTTATGGAACTCAGGTGGCAAATCAGATTGTAAACGATGAAGGATACAAAAAGCTATTTAAGAACCCGGGCTACCAGATGCCATCACCCGCATATGATAGTGATGCTCTAATGCAGTTTTTGTTTACGATTGGACTTCGTTCTGCCGATATGCTATCTGGTGACTTTACAACCATGTTTAATGATACCAAAATATCGCTTCGAATGATACTGAGAGCGGCCTTAGCAGGAGATGATTATGCGTTTACAGATCCTGAAAGCCGAGCCTCTTCGGATGCTCTTGCCGATGCAATGTTGGGTATTGGTGCAGCGTTTGGTGAACCATTTGCAGAGATGGGGCAATCTTTTATATTAAAGATGCTTATAGAAACCCCCATACGGATTCTTAAAGGACTTGCGGAAATGATTGATCCTCACGTAGTAGTTGGAAAGATTATTAAAGACGTTAGCGGGCAGATAATCGAGCAGGCCAGCAGAGTCACAGATCTTGCGCAAGCTGGCGGCGCTGTGGCAGCAGCGCTAGCGGAACAGGAAGCGGCCGCTGAAGAAATAGCGGAGTTCGATTTGGTAGAGTTTATGGATAACAGGATTGCAGAGAAATTTGGTAATGCACCGAAGTTTATTCGACCATCTGTAAGTCCTGACGGCTTAAATTTAATAGGAACAATACCTTATATATTTGCATTACCTCCGGGGCCTTTGGGTATAATATACATTCTTTTAAGGCTTTTTGAAGGATATCCGCCAGAAGGAGAGTTTAATCCAGCTCTTGTGGACGCCGTACAACAGTGTCCTTCCCTCCCCGCCCCTGCACCTCCACAACTTGGACCTCCGCCAGAACCGCGGGAGCCTTCATCGACTTATAGTTGTGAGGAAGAACCTGACCGAATCGAAGCAGAGATAGATGATGTATCCGATACCACAGATGGAGGTGGAGGTCTTGATCCGATAGATTGTACATAAATAACAATAAGTTTTTTTAATAGACTTATGCACCGATCTCTATTTATAAATGTACCAAATAACTTTTTACATAACTAATTAAAAAGGTTAAAGATATGAAAGGCTTGTCACCAAAATTTCCTCTTCGATATGATGATCAGTTTGGTTTTTATAATTTGAATATCACCTATAAAGAAATGATTAAGCAAAACTTGAAAAATTTACTGCTAACAAACCAAGGCGAGCGCGTTATGGATATTCATTTTGGTATCGGTTTGCGATCTTATTTTTTTGAACCTATGACAGGAGCCACCTATGGAGAAATAAGTGAAAAGATTAACGCTCAGGTAAAGAAATATATGCCTTTTGTTACGGTAAACCATGTTGATTTTCACAGTGGTGATGATATGAGAGGCAATCCTAATGTTTTGGGAGTTTCTGTTAGATATACAATCATTCCCCTTCAAGATACTGACCGGGTAGATATACTAGAAAGCGAATCTGGAATCTAATATAGGGAGATATAAAATGCCTTCAAACTCTAGAAAGAAAATAAAAGCAGTAAACTATACTAGTCGGGATTTTGAATCGATTAAAACGGAACTGGTGGGATACGCAAAGCGTTATTATCCTGAGAGTTTTAAGGATTTCAATGAGGCAGGCTTTGGATCGCTCGTATTAGATTCGGTTTCTTATATAGGAGATATTTTATCATTTTATTTGGATTATCAAGTGAATGAGTCTTTTTTGGATAGTGCTTTAGAATATGATAATGTAGTACGGCTAGCGCGCCAATTAGGTTGGAAGTATACCGATAGTGCAACTTCTGTTGGAACAGCACAGTTTTATGTTACAGTACCGGCCGACTCTTTAGGTGCGCCAGATACAGATTATTATCCGACTCTTCGAGCCAGTAGTCAGTTTACTTCCGTGGGCGGCAAGACATTTACTCTCACTGAAGATATTTATTTTGGAGCCGCCGGAAATGAAATTATAATCACAACCGTTGATGGAACTACTAATTCACCTACTGGGTTTGCGGCTAAAGCTTCCGGAAAGGTTATTTCTGGCCGAATGGAACGCGAGGCCAAAACTATTGGCGAATACCAAAGGTTTCTGAAAGTTCCGCTTGCCTCACCGGCTGTAACGGAGATTATGTCGGTATCAGATTCAGAGGGTCATGAATATTTTGAAGTAGAACATCTGGCCCAAGAAGTAATCTATAAAGCAATCAGAAACAACAATGCAGATAAAAATAGTGTCCCTTCGATTTTAAAGGCTGTGCCAGCTATTCGACGTTTTACTTTAGAGAGAAGCAGAACCGACGCATTTTTACAGTTTGGATACGGGAGCGATACTGAGCTAACAAATGCATCTGTTTTAGATCCAAGCAAGATTACATTGAAACTCCACGGCCGCGATTATACCACAGACAAGGAGTTTGATCCTACTAATCTCACTGATACCGACAAGTTTGGCATTGCGCCGGCAAATACAACCTTGACGATTCACTATCGAGTTAATGACGCAAGTGATGTTAATATTGCAGCCAATACTCTTACGACAGTTGCTATTCCTATTTTACAGTTTGAAAACGAAGGATCTCTTAACGGAGCGAAAAGAAATACTGTTTTATCTTCTCTAGAAGTTAATAATGAGGAGCCCATCCTAGGTGACGTATCACTTCCCTCAACAGAAGAAATCAAACAGCGCGTGTTCAGTTATTATGCAACTCAAAACAGGGCCGTGACCATCCAGGACTATCAGGCAATCTCTTATGCAATGCCTCCTAGTTTTGGAGCTGTTAAAAGATGTACGATTTTACGTGATTTTGATTCCTTCAAAAGAAATCTTAATATGTATATTTTATCGGAAGATAATAATGGATTTTTAGTGAATACTAATTCAACCATTAAACAAAATTTAAAAACATGGCTGTCGCGTTATAAAGTAATAAATGATACGATTGATATTTTAGATGCTCAAGTGGTTAATTTTGGAGTTGAATTTGTTATAATAACTGATTACGAAGAGAATAAATACAATGCTTTAGCTACGGCCACCAGTAGATTGAGAACCTACTTTATCAATACAACGTACGACATTGGCGAAGACCTTTATATTGGAGATATTTATAAAGAACTTCAAAAAGTACCCAACGTAATAGACGTTTTAGATGTGAAGCTTATAGCAAAAAGCGGTGACCCTTATTCGAATTTTAACTTTGATTTGGATGCACACCTTTCAAACGATGGAAGATATATAAAAGCTGATAGGGATTCAGCATTTGAGATCAAGTATCCAAACGTAGATATACAAGGAAGCGTGGTTTAATGGCTATTAAGCGTTATACGGCTAATAAAGATAATACTATAACAAATGCCTTTAAGTCTTCTTTGCTGGAAAGTCAGAGAGGAACGGGGTCTAATATGGGAATGGCCGATGTAGTAGAGGTTTTTTCTATTTATGGTGAAGCCTCCGGATCGGATGGGCTTTCCCAAGAATTAACACGCACCATAATTGAGTTTCCAGTGTCGACGATTTCGACAGATCGAACAGCGGGCACCATTCCTGCTAGCGGGAGTGTAAGTTTTTATCTAAGAATGTATAACGCTCGGCATGCTTATACGTTGCCTCGCCAATTTAATCTGGTAATAGAACCCATCTCATCTTCTTGGGAAGAAGGCGTTGGTTTAGATATGGAAGAGTATACTGATCGCACTTATGATAATAGTGGTTCGAACTGGATGCGCAGAGGCAAGGTTGGCGCGTGGACCACGGTAGGTGGCGATTATTTGAGCGCTCCAACCTATAATGCTTCTTTCCCGAATGGCTATGAAGATCTAGAAATAGATATTTCTGAAATCGTAGAAAACTGGATAGTCGGCGAGTCCGGCGGTGAATATGATAATTATGGCCTCAGTGTGCGACTTACAGCTAGTCAGGAAGCATATTTTTCAAGTTCTACGGGGATTAATACAACCGGTGGCCTTATTCAAAATACTGTGGGAGCTACTGAATCCTACTATACTAAAAAGTTTTTTGCAAGATCTTCAGAGTTTTTCTTCAAGCGCCCGGTGTTAGAGGCGCGCTGGGACTCACGTGTTAAAGATAACCGCGGTAGCTTTTATTATAGCAGCTCTCTAGCCACCGCAACAGACAATCTTAATACTTTATACTTATATAACTATGTTCGAGGGCGCCTCGTTGACATTCCATCGGTAGGAACCGGAACAATACTGCTTAGCTTATATTCGGGTTCAACAGCCCCTGCGGGCTCTAAGTTAGCACTTCCAGTTGGAGGGGATGTCGCGGCCAATTTGGATATCAATGTGACTGGAGGATGGTACAAAACCGGCATATACTCAGCATCGTTTGCCGCCACAGGTACTTTAACACAGCTTTACGATGTATGGCATGATGGGACTACTGAACTTTTTACTGGCTCCGTTGCTCCAAAAACCCTTGTGGCTTATGATAATGCGCCATCGACCCAATATGTAACTGCAATATCCAACCTTAAGGATGGTTATATCCGAAGTGAGACAGCCAGGTTTAGACTTTATGTACGTCCAAAGGCAATAAATGATTCCATTTATAGTGTAGCGACAGCGATTATTCCTAATGAAACGATTGTAAGCGCATCTTATCGTGTTTTCCGGGTAGTAGACGATCTTAATGTGATTCCATATGGAACTGGCAGTACCAAATATTCTTATCTTTCTTATGATGTATCAGGAAACTATTTTGATTTAAACATGTCATTATTAGAAGGCGGCTATTCTTATGGTCTAAAGTTCGTTTACTATAATGATTCATCAAAGGACTGGGTCCAACAGTCAGAAGAATTTAAGTTTAGGGTTGAGGAAGGGTAACAAAAGTGAGTCTTAAAGATCTATTTAGTAAGATTTCGATTGCTAAATCTTTAACAAACAGAACAGAAGAAAGTGTAGGCGCTGATGTAGAATCAGTTAACTATCACGACGCAGACATTGTTAAAGAAAGCCGCTATCTACCTCCTATTGATTATTCAAAACCTGAAAACTTTGCGCGATATGGGTCTGCTAAACAATATTATGGGGACGCAGTAAGAAATATTTATAAGGCCTATCCTTATGATGGGTCTTTATATGAGAGACTTAGCTGGGAAAATAGTTCTTCATATGTAGATTTATACGTTTTTGAAGAGAGATATCCACGAACTACAGGATATATTAACTTTTCTTATGGTGGATGGGGCGATCGTGACGGAAGTATAGTTGATGGCTATGGTCTTCCAGAAGATCTTGAATATATTAGCCTTTACGGAGGCCCTCATCTTAAAAGCACGGTCCCTCGTACCGCTCCGGCTAATATATGGTCGCCGGCGGATAATAGAGAATCAAATCTAGAACTTGATTTAACCAATGGGACATCTGTAGAGTTTTGGCTGAAAAAGGATGCGTTTGATACGACTAACAATACCGGAAAAGAGGTTATTTTTGATCTTTGGAACTATGCCAACTCATCAAGCGCAGATTATGGTCGTTTTAGAATTGATTTAACCGGTTCCGATGATGGAACGAGTCCCTTCCTTCTAACAATGATGTCCGGGACGATGGGCTTTGTGGACGCGTCAGCTGTGACAGCAGCGCCCAAGGGGGTGCTATTTAGCGGCGATAGTGATATTACGGCTAGATTGGGCGGCACGCGCTCAGCCGGAACATGGAATACGGCACTCACGAACAGGAGAATCACTTTTTCGGCTTGGGTATACAAAACCGCGGACGGCGGCGGCAGTACACCAGATAGGATTTTTACCCTAGGGAATGATGATTTTAGGGTCGCCATCAGTCATGCCAATAGAATTCAAGTTTATGCCGACACCGCCGGCACCAATTTAAATAATCGAACTAACAATAATGCAATTAGTGATAATACATGGCATCACATAGTTGTAACATATGATGGAAACGCCGCTACGAGTCCGGCAGAAACAGCAATCGTTTATGTCGATGGTGTGGTTAAGACTCTTAATAGTAGCTATAATACGGCCAGGAATGATTGGGGTACTATCTCTACTTATGGTGCTTTCTTAGGAAACGACGAAGAGAAGGATCAGGCTTTTACCGGTTATATAGACGAGGTAAGTGTTTGGAAGGTGGTACTAAGTTCAGCCGAAGTTACTGCACTTTACAACAGCGGGGAGCCAACAAACTTAGGCCAGCGCTCTGACGTGTCAAATATTATTTCTTGGTGGCGAATGGGCGATGGCTCAAGAGACACAAATTCGGCAATTTATGATCAGATTGGAACGGATCATATGACTCCTGCGGCCACAACGACTCTTCCAACTATTCAACTTGATCCGGCTGGTTTAACTTATAGTTCTGGGTTGATACCTACGAATACTTTTATCGCCGCATCAGTGGCTGATGGAAACTGGCATCACTATGCATTTACTTTTAAGTCAGCATCTGCCGGCATCACCTCTAGATTTTATGTTGATGGCGATTTTGAACAGCAGCTTTTGCTAGGTACCACTGGGCTCAACAAGGTTAGCGGCTCTATGGCGGCGTATATAGGCGCCCTTAGAACTGCTCCATCGGGTACAACGACACCGTCGACCGTCACCGCCGGCGCCGGTAAACTTTCTGGTTCTTTAGACGAGTTTCGCTATTGGAAGACCCAAAGAAGTTCGAAGGATATTGGTCGTTATTGGTTTACTCAAGTGGGAGGGGGTACTAACACTGACCTGGCAAATACCGATTTGGGAGTATACTATAAGTTCAATGAAGGTATTACGGGGGTTGAAAGTAAAGACCTAACTATTCTAGACTTTTCAGGCCGCGTGACCAACGGTGCCTGGACACGCGATGCGACATACTATTCCGCTATTAGAAATACGGGCTCTGCCATTGTATCGGCTTCAGCTGCAGCCACTGAGTTCCGAGATCCTATTTTGTACCCCTCACATCCAGAGGTCCAAGCCGTATTAACTTCTTTGGAAACCTCCGGATCTGTTTACGATCATACTAATAATTCGTCTTTATTTGGTATGTTTCCCACTTGGATTCAGGAAGAAGATTCTAAGGGTGGCGATGAATTAAAAAACTTAACACAAATTTGTGCGATGTATTTTGACTCTCTACAACTGCAGATAGAAAACGTTAATACCATTAAAGATTTTGGGTATGTTAGCGGATCCGACAAACCAAATATTTTTAGTAATAGACTTTTAGACGCGCGCGGCTTACTCTCTCCAGAGTTATTTCTAGACGCAGACGTTTTAGAAAAGCTAGCCGATAGAAGCGAAGATAGGCTTTTTGTAAAATCTCTTACTGACATTAAGAGTATGATATATCAGAACATTTATAATAATCTGATTCACATTTATAAGTCCAAGGGAACTGAAAAAAGTTTTAGAAATCTGGTTCGTTGTTTTGGAATAGATGAAGAAGTAGTTAAGCTGAGCTTATATGGAGACAATATAGAATATGAACTTCGTGATAATACAACGATGGCGGAATCACGTGATCGTCTGATAGACTTTAATCACACAGATCGTTTTTCTTCTTTGGTATTTCAAAACGCTTCTAACGCCAATAGCAACTCAGTAAATTATATTACCGGGGGGGCCTTCCTCGCAAATGGTTATGCTTTTACATTAGAAGCCGAAGTATTATTCCCTAAGAAGTTCGCTCAAGCGAGCGATTTATATTCAACTCAGAACTTTACTGAAGTATCAGCCTCTATATTTGGAGTTCATACCGCAGTCGATAGCGAAATACTCTTCTCGGATGAAACAACTTGGAACTCTCTTGACAGGACTAACTTCCAAGTCTTTGTCGCACGTGGAGCGGCTGGCGATAATAATGCAAGGTTCGTTTTAAGCGCCAGTTCTGGCGGCTGTATAACCGGTTCTGTCCTGACAAGTCCGTTATTTGAACAGGTTTATGATAATAGCAAATGGTCGTTAGCAGTCCGCGTACGTCCCAGTACCTATCCAGAGATGGATTTTGTAACCGGAAGCGATGCTACTTCGCATAGCTGGATTGTTGAGCTATATGGAGTGCAGTATGATGCTGATGTAATATTAAATGAGTTTAGTGTAAGCGGTTCTTTACTTCAATCTGAAGTTCCGGATGGTTTTATGACGGGGTCAAAGCGCGTATATGTGGGCGCTCATGTTGAGAACTTTACTGGATCTGTTTTAGCCAAGTCGGATGTTAAGATGGCAGCATGCAGATATTGGCTGGATTATTTAGAGAATGATGCGATTAAAGCCCACGCAAGAGATGTTAAAAACTATGGCGCGCTGCATCCCTACAGAAGTGCCTATGTGTTCCAGGATGGTAAAAACAATTTCGAAGTTCCACAAATAGAAACTTTGGCACTAAACTGGGATTTTGAACAGGTAACCGGCTCAGATGCTTCTGGAGAGTTTGTGGTGGCAGACTTTTCTTCTGGTTCAACAGCACTTCAAACTACTCGTTACGGGGCATTAGGGAATATATTAAATGCTCAACATACCGGCCGAGGTTACGGATTCCCGGTTAGTTCTGTTAAAGTGGTAGACGTAGATTACTTAGTTTCGGCAAAACAGAATTTGCCCGAGAATCTTTATGCTCAAGACATGATTAAAGTATTGACCACGCAAGACGATCTTGAGTTTACACGGGAATCACGTCCAATTACTTTCTTTTTTGCATTCGAAAAGAGCATGTATCAAACCATTTCAGAGGAAATGCTTAATATATTTGGTTCCATTGTCGATTTTAACAATCTTATTGGAGAGCCAGTTAATAAATATCGTCCTCAATATAAACGGTTAGGAAAGCTGAGAGAGCTATTTTTTGAACGCGTTGAGAATACACCCGATTTAGATAAATATATTGAGTTTTATAAATGGTTTGATACTTCTTTGGGTAAGATGATTGAACAGTTGGTACCGGCATCTGCAGATTTTGCAGATGGCATTCGAATAATGGTGGAAAATCACATACTAGCGCGCGATAAATATCAACACAAGTTCCCCACTTTAGAAATGAAGCCCTCGGATCCCATCGGGCCTCTCTTAACGGTGCTTCCATTAAGCCCGGGCTGGAAGTACGCTCACCATCCGATACTCACCCCTATCACAGGGCCTCCCCCCACAGTACTCTCACAAAGTGTTAATGCAACTTATTGGCTGCAGATGGCAGAGAGGTATCCAAAATATGCCGGTATGGAGGGAACGACATTAAATCCTGTTAGTTCTTCAGTTGCAAGCGTCAATCATAGCCGGACTATGGTTCTTAAGACAACAGAGTCTGTTCGTAATAGAAAAAAATCGACCCCTTATAGATTTACTATAGAGAATAGTTTTAAGAAGCTGCGGACTATTCGTAGTGGCGTAAACTATACTCGCAAAAAACAGCGTGACGTGGTTTATGCAGCAACATATCCAGCCGGCCCAAGAGTTCCTGGTACCAATATTCCTGCTAATATAATGCTAGCTTTTGGAGACGATGTTGAGAAATGGCAAAATATTTCCGATAATTTAAACCCGGGAGTTAAGAGAAGACTCGGCTTTGGTATGGGATTTATCAACAAAGAGCCCGCCAATTCTCCATATTTTACAACCAATGACGGTCAATTAATAGCGCCGTTTAGTTTATATAGTTCATCAGTTAACACCGGTTACAATCTCCAAATAGTTAATCGATTTACAGGAAGCGTACAGTTAACCAATCTACATACCGATGTTTATGGGCCCGACTATGAAGTTCCAATGCAGGGACCTTTTACTGAGAAGTTTGTAGGAGGCCGCGAACACCGTCATATTGAGCTTAATGTTTCTAGTTCAAGGCCACATCGGGAGGGCGATCCCCTCGGTGGTGGTTTAGATAACGCCGACGACCGCGCAGAAGGATTTAAGCTTCTATTAGGACTTTGGACCGGTGGCCGGATCTTTCCTCCCGCCACCGACGCCGAGGTGGGCGCCCTCGGTATTGTAGGCCCTCAATACCCACAAGAAGATTCGCCGGCAGTAAGCCCTCCATACTTATTTAATCGACCAAAAGCCAATCTTAAGAGGAATGTTGGCACCAAACGTCCAGTTAATATCAAGAATATCTTGATGACAACCGGTTCTCTGAACCAGAGAATGTCCGGGACAATAATGCATAGCAGGATAGGAAACTATCAGAAGAACTACCAGATTATACAAACCGCTGGAAGAAGCATTAATGATCCGTTCTTCCAAGATCAGTCGTTTGACTTTGCGTTGTATCCTGAGACTTTGGCCACGAGAGGTCGATTCCCGCTGCAGACTCCTGAAGTTCATTCGGTATATTTTGGGGGTGAGACCACCGACGATAGGGTTTTGATTGGGGCGGACACGGTTTGGGCAGCGGAGATTGGCGGCGCCGGGGGCAGCGCGAAAGCATTCAGCCTTTCAGCGTGGGTAAAAGTAGATCCTAGTATTAGTGACAATGACCGCATTTTTGATTTTTCAAATTCAGATAGACGTCTTTATTGGGATACTGGCGACTCGGGCCGCTTTGAGTTTACTATTGCTGGCAGCGTCGATACGGGTAAAGTAAATACAAGTACGATTACAACGGGAGTGTGGATGCATATTGTGGCCACATTTGAGGGCGACACCACCGGTGCACAAAAATTATATGTTAATGGCACACTGGATACCAACCTGGTAGACACTGTTAGCGCTCCGCTTGAAATCAGCGGCATGGAATGTTTTATAGGCGCCCGCGGCACCGGTGTTCAGGATGAATGGCTCGGTCATATATGTGATGCTGCCGTTTGGAGAAAAGAACTTTCTCAAGATCATGTTACCGAAATATATAATAACGGTGCGCGCCTTAATTTGAAACAGACTGTTGCCGCCGCCAGTGGAAATCTTATATCTTGGTGGAAACTCGGAGATAATGCCAATGACGCCACCGATGGTTCAACGAGCTACAGTCTTGGTGTAAACTCGCTGATCGATGAGGTGGGCGCTCATAATGGAACCCCTGAGAGCCTCCCAGCTAGTGCTATACAAAAGACCTCTCCTTCCTTTGGAAATCTTACACAAAATGTGGGGGGCAACTTAGAATATACCCTTCCTACGCGTACCGGCGCAAACTCTAACCAGTCTATTATAGTTAACAGGTTTAATGCTCCTGGTGGCTGGGATGTCTCATCTCGCGGCTATATGGATCCCGCTCACGAAGAGAAGTCAGTATATAACGCACTTCCTTGGCGCAACCGTGGAGTTATAGACTATGGACGCACCGGCTCGGTTCCGGGCGATCCTAGCATATCCGGTACAATCCATGTTGTAGATCAGATTGATTATGCGCGCGGACTCAACCAGCGGTCTACTTTACATTCTGGTCGCTTTGGCGTGGAAGTCGGCGTTGCGGCCAGCAGCTCGGCTTCGGGGATCCGCAAGTATGGTTTGACTCAGGTTGCTTATTCCAACCTCCCCTCATGGAATAAGATGAACCGAAATCCGAAGCGTGTGATCAAAGAGGCGCCTGTGGGGGCTGGCTATTTCAATGGTTCTACAAGCTATGTAGAGGCCGGCATCGCCAGTGATTGGACATCTCTTGTAGGTGGCTTGGGCAACGCTGCATTGCCATTTAGTGTTTCTCTGTGGCTGCGGCTTCCGACTCTCCCCGGGAGCAGCAGCAAGGTTTGGGCATTTGGTGTACAGAGATATATGAATATTTATTCGACCGGTCTCTTAAAGTTTTTTGGCAACAACAGTTCAGGCGTCACCGTCCTGAACGCTACAGCACTTACCACCAATCGGTGGTATCATGTGGTTATAACCTATAACGGGGGGAGCGACAACGGCGGCGATGAAACTGCCACAATTTATCTTAATGGGGTCAATGATAATGATACCGTAGCTAATTCGAGTACTTCTGGCCAGATTATAAAAGGCCTAACTATTGGGAGTAGAGATAGCGGAACCGCGAATACCAACGCTTATATTAGCAATTTTGCGGTTTGGTCAAAGGTCCTGGCTGCAGCCGAAGTGAAGAGTTTATATAATAATGGAGTTGTTGTTAATATCAAGGAGACGCTTCCAACGAGTCTGCAAGCGTGGTATCGTTTCAACTCCTACGCCGGCGATACAAACGCTTCCGTTGATAATCAAATGGGCCTTATTGGCAGTAGTGCCGCAAGCGCTTCGCTAGCAACTGACTTGGTGCTTCAGCACGCCCATGCTCCTAAGCGCTTCGAAGCCCTCGCCGCCGGAGGAGTTTCATGGCCGACCTATCAAACCAACACCTATGACAATGCTTACGTAACTCATCAAATCCCGCAGAGCGATAGACAATATGCATGGATTACAGGTTCACTCCTTCCTACCGCGAAGGTTTATGGATATGATGGTCTAACAAGCTATGCATATCTTCAGAACAGTTCATCGATGTTTTTTGATGATACAAATGATTATATTGATATTGGAACAGCCGTTACCTGGAACAGTCTTATTGGCGGAAGCGGCACCAGCGCTAAGCCATTTTCGATTTCTTTGTGGTTTAATTCCGCGGACTGGAGCAGCTATCAGCAGTTAATACATTTTGGTATTTATGGTCGTGCTCTTTATACCAACTCTAGCGACGGGATTAGATTCCAAATTGATGGTAGCGACAGCAACGGGCGTATTAAGACGGGTACTGCGTACTTAAATGATAATCAGTGGCACCATGTCGTGGCAACCTTTGAGGGGGGCGATCCTGCAGGGGTCTCTCTCGGCGGTATGAAACTGTATCTCGACGGCGTCGATCGTACTACAAGTGCCGGCTTCCAGCTGGATAACCCCGCGGCCATCGCCACCGAGAACGGCACCATAGGAGTCGAACTTGATGCCCCTGGCGGCTACTTTGATGGCAACATCGATGAAGTGGCTATTTGGAACACTGAACTATCAGCAAACCAGGCCGAAGAGGCATATAACAATGGTACAGCAAAGAATTTTAAACAACACAGCGCGGCCGCCAGTCTGCTCTCTTGGTATCGCATGGGCGATGGAAGGGGTGATTCGGCTACGATGATAATCGATCAGATTGGTGGTCACAATGGTACTGTTAATGGAGCAGTGGCTTCAGATCTTTCTATCGACGGTTCAAGATATGATGGACCTTTCCATTACAAACTAGAAGATCAGTTTGTTTCGGCAAGTGATTTTGGCTGCACGGTCAGGGGCCCGGCCGGTGGGGCATATCCGCTGTGGTTCCCCCTGTACCGATGGGGCGCTACACGAAAGACCGTAGCTGCCGGCGGATATCCGTTTTATGGACCAAATTTTGCGGGTCTGAATACTGTTCTTAAGGATCCGCTTACTGCGTCCCAAAATACTTTAGGATTTCCTTTAAACACGGATATTTTATCTACACTTAATGGACAGCAGCGCGTAAAACTATTTTACCCGTCCCAGTCCGATGCGATCGAGACGCAATATGCCAATAGGAATGCTGAAGATTTTGGATATATTGAGGGGTTTATTTACGATGGTACTGGAGAAGCCGCTGCTGGCACCTATGGCCAAGGCGCCGGCACTGCGCAGATGTTCAACGCTCTCATGCTTCACCGCAACGGCCCTTATGGCTGGCCTACATTCCGACAAATCCAAGCGGGCCCACACTCACACCCATTAGTGCGAGAACAAAGAAAGAACAACCGCCTAACTGTAAGAACACTCCCGACTATAGTAAACCGGGCCACTGGCGTCCGCGGTCTTAAAGGCAACGAGATTGTTAGTTATATAGAACCTCCTATAGGGAGCCAGCACAAAGTAATGACTCACACTCTTGTTTCCACCAATAGAGTGGTCGATAATGATAGAAATGTAACGTTTATCGATCAGTCATTGATTTATAATCATTCATTTGCTAATAAAGTAGATTACTTTGCAAACATTGAACTCACAAATAGATATAATCTCAAACTCGACACTAAGAGAGGAGATTTGTATTTCAATCGTCTAAATGAGCTTCTTCTTAAAGATACCGCTGGAAATACTGAGAACTCTCCTTTCGAAAATATAGACAAAGTACTTGTAAACTACAAACAAACAGTTTATCCCGCAGCTAAGAATGCCGGTCTTAATAGAAATCGTCGGAGAGTAAACTATTCTATTAGTAATATATGGAATAATAATCGCACTCTACGCGGATATGCCGGTAGTCAAGTGGATCTTCCTATGTCGCCTACGGGCGCTGCCTTAAATGCCAGTATTTGGCCTCTCGATGGTCATGGCTATCCTAGCCCGGGCACTACAGCTGATACAAACTTTCAAGATACCTTATCTTCGAATCCCCTTAGTGGCTCTGGGCTTCTTCAAAATTGTTTTTCTGGATTTGATCAGTGGGGTGAAGGAAATATTACCGCCAGTTGTATGTACACTCAAAGATGTATGATTGGTATCTCCGGCGCAGCCGGTGACGGTGGAGCCCCCACATCTTTTAATACCAATAACCCCAGAGCAAACTTTCCAGGCGATGCCGAATACCAGGTTGCCGAACAAGCCGGCAAAAAGCCTTATTTAACTTATGATCAATATTGTGAGAATTTGAGACTTATTGGTAAAGATTATTCTATAGTTCCCGAGTTTAGAATTAGTGAACAGATGGATTATTATCTGAATACGGCGGCTGAAGACTTTTGGGCCCCCAATAATAGCTTTTTAGACTTAACTGGTTCCTCTATAGCTGATAGCTCCGAGAATAATTTTTTCAAGGTTTATTCCAACTCTGATTTTATGAGATTTTTTAGTGTAGTCGATGAGACTTACGATAACAAATCTCTTGTCAATGGCGATATTATGAAGAAAGACAAGCTAGCTTTGCGATGCTCCGGGTTAGTTAAGTTCTTGCCTTACAAGGGACTTTCATCTTCATATGGACCGTTTATGAAGTGTACTGCGGCTGCCTGCGGTAATGACGACGAGGCTACTAGTCCAGATTGGGCCGGGGGTAGTCGTCTCCCCAAGAGGGGTGGAGGCCGGATAACGTCTGATTTTATGGAGACGAAAGCAGCATTTCGTGCCTTTGTTGAGCCCTTAGCCGGCCCGGGAATCTTGTATAATACGATTAAATCAGGAATTGGCGTTTCCAACTATATCCTTCGGAGCATTTGGGATGGCTATATCAGAGATTATCTCGGCCATACCGTCGGCCGCGATGTTCAATACTCAGCTCGGTCTCAGACGAAACAGATCGGCGGGGCGAACTGTCCTCGCGCCGGTTCAGATGATTTTGGGGAATACTATGGATGGAAAGGTCTTCTTCCATTAAACCCCTCGGCGTCTTACTCGACCCTGGTCGATGAAACTGGATATTATTATTATATGCACAAGCTTCCTTTTGAAGCGCTTCTACATCCAGTGCAGCATATGAGCACTAGGATCCTCGCCCCCATTCAGGTCCCCGCCGCCGACGACCCGAACCCTGCTGCTAACTACGATAACTTTAATGCAGGATATATATTTGATCGGGGAGTGGGCTCGGGAAGTATTTCTTCTAGTTATGGTCACCTAGCTAGTAATCCCACCAATCCGACGTTGGCAAACTGTATGAATGCTGTTAGATGGCCAGGAGATGGCCTTAAAAATTATGAACTGGCTATAGATAATTTTGTCTGTGAGACGGTAGACTTTTTCCAGACTGGTTTAAAATCATTTAAATCTTCCCGCGAAGATCAATTTAGAGAGGTTAAATCTGGTTCTGTTTATGGCATGAAAGTGAGCTTGAACCGCACTCAACAATCTATCATTGGCGCCGCCAGCCCAGCGCAAACTCAACTTTCTAAACAAGTTGCGGATACGACTATTTTTACTATGTATAATCGTGCTAGCGGGTTTGGACGGCCGATGTCTGCCAGCTTCGAAGGAACGGCCAACATTCCTTCGTGGGTTCACGTAACGCCTCCCTATTATGATGGTGAGGCTGTTGCAACGATTCTTTTTAAACCGCAATATGATGGGAAGCCTATGCTGGCTGATATTTTTTCTAATAGCGAGATAACTTACCAGAGGTCTGGGGAATATTTAAGCCCTGACGCGAGCACAAATACGATTTTTCTGAACGACCCTGACGCCAAACAACGCTTTGCGGCGATGCAGATTAGTGCAAGTGTGGATTTGACAAGAGAGGTAACCGCTATTATAGCCAACACGACCACCGCGACAAAACGATGGCTTATACAAACTAAGTTTGAGACGCCAGTGTTGAATTTTGCTGCCGTGTCAGCATCGACGCCGCTCACTCCGACTGCGGCCGCTCACAGCGGCGACCTTTTAGCGACCAAGGGGATGTGGCATCAGAAGGGGGCCATCTGTCAAGGGAGAGAGGGGATTTTTATCTCTTTAACCGATCCAGGCCACATCGAGAGTTCACCAAATGGCGACGCAAATTACAATGTTCAATCTTTGCTAGATGTAGTTGGTTTTTCTCCGGTCGTAAAGCGGATTGGCTCCATAACCGATGCAAAAGTGGTATCCGAAGCGGTCGTAGCGGTACCATTTACTATTGCCCTCGACGGCCGCAGAAAGTTCTATAGATTCAGCAAGCACCAAAGAAACGGCGCCATTCGTATTCTTGCCGGTCAGCAAACTCAAGTCCAAGTGAAACCTGACGTCCTAAAGATTTGTAAAGCTTTGAAAGACTATGTGTTCCCTCCAAAATTTGATTTTGTAACAACCGAAACGGGCCGAGAAACAATCGATCCGTTTGTGATGTTTGTTTTTGAGTTTACAAAGAAGTTTTCCCAACAAGATTTAGCCGATATATGGCAAAACTTACCTCCTGAGACTAGCGGAGAATCACTACAAGCTAGAGAGGCAACAATCCAACATTCCTTATTGGCAGAAGACTTTTTCGATAGTGACCAGAGACAGATTAGCGAGCACATGCGTTGGATGGTATTTAAGGTAAAACGAAGAGCGAAGAGTAACTATAACAAATATAAAGCAACGGGGCTTACTGATGATTTATCAACAGTTCCAAATAGCATTGATTCTCCTTATACTTACAACTGGCCATACGATTATTTCTCTCTTGTGGAGCTAGTTAAGATGGATATGGGAATACAGTATGCCTCCAGCGAATCGGTTGAGGATGTCGAAGCGGCGCAGGACCTGGCTGATCAGGCTGCCGCCGACGCAGCACAAGGAGCCTTGAACCTTCTAGGGTAAGAAAGATTAATGGAGTTTTTTAATAAAAAGCAAGAAGTTTTAGAAGTAAAGCTAACCCCATATGGAAGATATAAGCTTTCCAAGGGCGTTTTTAAGCCGGCTTATTATGCTTTTTTTGATGAAGGTATAATATACAACTCTGCGTTTACGGGGGGGGATAATACTAGTACACAAGTTACTGTAACTGAAGGCCAAAATAGTATAGAGCCAAGGATTCAAGATGATACTCCCTCCACTAAAACCTTAAATGTATTTACTGGTATCCAGACGGCTCAAAGTGCTAGCGCAGCGATTATTCGTGCCATATTTAAAGAAGACCGCACCCTTCTTGACGATCCTTTATTCATGGATCCAGGTGCAATCTATAATCGCCAAGAACTACAATATGTTCAAGATAGGATTGATTTTTTTACAAAACCATTAGGAAGATCGAGGCTCAACTCTAACAAACAGCCAGCATGGGCAGTAACGGCGCGCCACGGCGAGATCTCGTCATCACTTTCTTTTTATACGAGCTCCGCCGGAATAGAAAAGATTCCTCAAATTGATATTGCTATCAAATATAGAACGTATGCTGCAGCGATAGAAGATTGGTCCCCAGCCCTCGCGGATAGTCCTGAATATACAGACGAAGCGCTGACCCAACAACACAATGTACACAATATTCAAGCGATAACGACAACTATTAAACCAGATGGAACCTATGTAGTTATTAGCCCAGAAGATTTGATTATTCAAATAACTGAAAAGAACGTAGATTTTAATAAAGAGAACTTTGATATTGAAGTTTATTTATCTAGTAGCACCTTGTTTGGCAACTTATTGCCCTTGAAATTTAATGATGATTCGGCGGCTATTCATACAAATACAGAAGTGCCATATTATTTAACGCTAGAAGTCGATAATGAAATAAGTAATGACTTGTTGCGACAGGCAAATATAGAAGACTTCTCGGCGCTTGGAACAGCTCCCGGATCTAGTGTTATAAGTACCAGAGAGTATTTCATTCGCGATCTTTATGCACCAGAAGAGGATATCTGTGAATAATGGCACATATCCCAGAACATAGTCTTAGCATTATCGGTCAAGATCCAGACACATTTCCGGTTTATATCAAAAATATTACATTGTATAATCGAGGCGACAAGCTCAAGATAGATGTGGAGTTTGTGTTAAAGCAGTATTTTACTACGGCTGCTAGCAATTCTTCTATAATAGGAACTCGCGAGTCATTTTTTAATAAGTTAAATGTTTTAGTTGTTGTCACTAGTGACGATGCTTTGGCAATATCGATATATGCTGACCGTACGAAACTTAAAGATTTTCTAAACTCAAATCAGGACAACGGTAAAGTTTCGCGGGGAGTTTATCCTCTTCAGGAAGCGGTTTTAGGGGACGTTGCTCTAAGTGCGGGCCTTTCTACAACACAGGCGCAGCAGTATGGAGATCTGTACGGTACGGATTTGCTTTTTAGAAAATCATTTGAGGTACCCGGCGCCGCTCCTCCGTACTTAAGTATTTTTGCGGTACCCATAGTTGATACAAATGAAGATAATGATACCAGCGTTATTGATCCAGCGGATGTTTTATTTGGCAAAACTGTTTCTGAACTGGTCATTAAAAACTCAATAGTCAACTTAGAAACTAATCTGTTTTATCCAGCAAGTGTTTCCTCTGATGATCCAAGCCTGAGCCTATGGGTGGGCGACGTTCACCAAGATCAGGGAGCGCGCTGGCGCACTGGAGATGGCTCTGGCGGCTCAGAGTCCGGAAATCTTCTCCGAGTCCAGAAAACTATTAACTCTAAGATAGTTGATCAGCGAAATCTTGCGAGAGTAGAAAGACATTCATTTGATTTTAATAAGTTGAGTGGTTTGACAACCGCCAATAAGGCCGTTCGCGATAGATTAAAAACTTTAGAAAAAGTTAGAAAACAAAAACCATCTTATCTTTCGCCTTTATATTTTTCGAAAAATGAAAATAATGATTTGTCTCTTTATTTCGGTTTTGATTATTTAGAAGCTGTAGTAAATGGCGCCAAATATGAAGCTTTATATAATAATGTTAATGATAAGTTAACAAGTTGTAATATGGAATCAATAAGGGTTATAAGGCGCAGAGTTAATAAGCCTAATGTATTTAATAAATTAACCGGTGGGGATTCGCCCTTGCGTTTGTTTGATAAAAGAGTAGAAGTAGTGGGCGAACCACAACGAATGGATTATAACACCTCAACTGGAGTCATGCAATATCAGATCCGCGATAATAGTATTAAAGATATTACAACTGGATTATATGAATATGGGGTTGAGATAACCATAGAAGATAAGTCAAGAGATAAAATTTTACAGATTTTAACCAAGCCAGATCCTGCTGACCCGGGCATCGATTTATTAATCGTTCAGCTAGAAAGATTTCTGAGCACCTCTTTACTTTCTGGTAACTATAATATTACGACTAATCGCTATACACCCTTGTTTATAGAAAAAATTAAAAGCGGCGAGGCACTTGAATATATTGACCCCGCCACCGGTGCCCCGCGAGATGTAGACTATGGTGCAGTTTCTGACATGGGGCCCATTGAACAAAGTTTAACTACAACAGCAGCCGTAGCCCAGGGTGCTATTCAACAGTACAGCGCCGCCCTTCAGAATATTATAGATTTTGGAGGCCAGCCAGCCATTGGCGGCATGGGCGTCATTACAGGAACTGAGGGTCAAGAGTTAGTCAGCCAAACTCTTGCGCGTGATGCAAACATTCGAGCTCGACAGTTCGGAGGCGGAGTTATTACCATCGTAGTGGGAGCTCCGTGGTCTATAGCGGTTAACAAATATTTGACTGCCATGGGTTTCTTTTTTGGTCCTCAAACGCTTCAAGAACAGATGAATTTATTTATTGCGGTGAACCCCTTGATTACGGGACCATCTGGTATAGAATTTTTAATAAGGCTTCTCAGGGATTTTTCTTCTTCGTTGAGGAGTGCTATAGGAGTAACTAAAGGATCTACAACTAGCATGACCCAGGCGCCCGCCGCACCCACGACCGGGGGCAAAAAAATATTTACCATTAGACAGTTCTTTTTGGAATCGATAGACACTGATGCTTTGCGTCCTTATGGATTGGATTTTTTGAACACAAAGAGACTTTTAAGTGTAGGTTCGACTACCGACGCCGCGGTCGGCGGGACCATTAAGCGACTTACTTTTGATCAATGGGGCCGGTTAGTCGCCAACGAGACAGGAAAAAATGATGGGGTCACCCAACAGGGCGCAATATTTTTAACTCCTAACTTTTTAAGAATACCGGGTCGGAAGCCTTTGGACATTTTCTCAGATAATAATACAACTAAAAATGCCATAGAGGAAGCGTTTTACGAGATTCTTTCGGCCAATATAAATAAAAACTCTCCTATTACTTTTGCTAGTACGCCGGGACTTAAAGCAACTAATCCGGCGTTGCAACATACGAATACAAGGCTAATTCAAAATCAAAATGGAATAATGCATTTTAATAACTGTGTCGCAACGGTATTTCAAAATACTCCACAAAATCCTATAAAAAACGTTTTTAACACCCCTGCAACCACGGAGGACCTGAGCGCTAATGCTGAGAAAGGCCTTGATGTCAGCAACCTTTTTTCATTAAACTCAGAGTTTATTACCGAACCTGAACGCGAAGCTGCTGCCGAAGCTTTGAGTGGTAGTGCAGCAATAAATCTTTTACAGCCTGGTGCTGGTGGTAGCACCTCAAATTTGGCAACTCAACTCGTCGCTAATGTTTCTCAGATTTCTAACTATTTGACTCAAGGGGACTTTTTTAATGGAAAGCCCAATCCAATAGTCCCCGCCCTAACAACGCTGAGCGCAGGGAACTTTTTTGTAGGAGGCGCTGGCCTCCCTCAAGTTCAGGCCCAGGTTGAGCAAGGAAATATGGCGGCTAGTTTGGCTAGTTCACCAGCCCTCAGTTCTCCCGCGTTTGCTAATCCAGCCACAACTCCTTTACCGCCTCCGGCGCCTTCTGAAATGGCATTTATTAATGAAGTATCTGACGGAAATATTGATCCGGGTAATACCGCATTGATAGCAGCTCGATATGGATTTGTATATATAGTAGAATATATGCATGCTTATATGCTCGGTGGGGTGGGATCGATTGTTACGGCACCGGTTTGGTATCCGCTTACTCTATCAGTTGTACAAGCCGCAGATACCGGTAATAGATCTTTAATGTGTCGCCTTAAAAGACACAAAACACATTTGGCTAATTTTGATGGCTTAAAGATGCCTATTTATAATGAGCTATTTGTGATTGGAGGCGAAGGCGCAGTTCTGGAGTTACCCAATCCAAGTCCCACTCAGGCCGTAGCAATAACATATGGGGTCCCATCCAATATTGCTGCAAATATTGATTCATTTTCTGATTCTATCGAGTTTGCTAACTCATACGACACAGACACAAGAGTTGGAACCAACCCCACGGCTGCTGTTGCATATGCTGCACAGCAGGCTGCAGCAGCTCGCGCCACCGCGGCAGCCGCAGCCCAGGCCCAACAAGCAGCCGCCGCAGCAGCCGCTGCTGCCGCAGCCGAAGCCACCCGTGTAGCAGCTGCCGCGGCTGCCACTACAACTGCCGCGGCTACCATGACCACTACTACTACTGGTTATGCGGCCGCGCAACAACAAGCACCGACCACACCGGGCCCACCGCCATCACTTACTGGGCCTGAACGAGTGCAGGTTTATATAGCTTTTTATAGGTGGTATAAGGAACTCTTGCCCAACGGCAAACGACGTTGGCAAGCTGGTTCACATCGACCTATAGCGTGGCCCCCGCCACGAAGTGCTAATAGTGATCGAGACCGCGGGGTTAGAACTCTTAAGCAACTATGGTTTGGTTGGCACACGATGCCTCGAAGACGAAATGTTATTACTATATATGAAAACCAAACAGGGATTACGATTCCTACACGCGTTTTTGAGCAGAACGATAATGGACAAGATTACTAATCAATATGTTTAAAAATATCAAGAAAAATCTATATACTATAGGAAAATCAAATGGGTAAACGAAACCTTTTAGTTGATAGAAGCTTGGTCGGGGTGTCAAAACTTGAAAGGACAAGTACAATTAGGTGGGATGATATTACATCCCCTAAGTTTGCTTTAAATCATGCATGCCTAAGAACGACATATATGAGTGCTAATGATCGCGCGCGAGGCCCGGACTATACAGAACAAGATTTTTTTCGTGGCGCGATGGGGCGATATTGGTCTTTTAAAGACGGCGACGGTCCAAATACCTATGCAGACTTTGGTTATTTGAATCAGACCCAATATCACGGCAGTCTTGAACCAGATGATCTTGAAATTTTAAATACCCCTAATAACATTAATACAAATAAAATAGCTTTTTCAATAGGACGTACACCGGCGCTGGCGACGACCATTCACCCTTTGACACCGGACTCCACGATACCTGATTTAGAATGGCCCATAGAAGAAGTAGGAGAGGTTGGAATTGGCGACATGGCAGGCGCTCTAGCTGCTGTCTTAGAAAATGACATTGTGGGTGGAATAACTGATTTGCTAGTGAAACCATGGGCTAACCTCCTGCCGTTGTGGATATACATTGGATATCCCACCTCCCTCGGCGACGCGTCCATGTCGATTCCTCTCGCCTACCATCACACGACTGGCACAGGTGGTGGTACTGGCGCCGGCGGACTACCCCCAAATGGTACGCGGGAAATGAATAATCTTACACGAAAAAAGTATCTTGTTGTCAATTCTCTCAACGAGGTCTGGGTGTTGGCTTCAGAGGAGGTGCCGCCTAATTTTGCTGATGATGATACTAATAGCATTACAGAACCATGGTCCCTTACGAGAGCGCCGCTCCAAGGCGCCAAATGGGACCTCTTCTGGGGTTTACATCGACGACCGGCCCCCCCAACACTCAGCCCCAGCCCGTGGATCGACAATGACGATCTGACGGAATATCCGGGCTTTTTACATCAATATGTTGGCAATTATAATGGTTTTTTTAAAGATCATGCTTATAAGTTTTATACTCCTTATGGCGCTAATCACCCTATACATACCACAGGAGCCCCCACTACAGTTAAGGTAGCTAAGATTGAGCCAAAATATAATTATTTTTCTAAACACTATGAGATTGCCACATCAGCTTCAAATATAGATGAAAGGCTCTTGCCTAACTCATATATGATTTATAACTACATAGATTATAAATCCGCCGCCGCCGCAAAGCGTTTTGGGGGTGGCGACCGCATCGGAGATGGTGTACGAAGGGTTTTAAAACGTCAGAGTACTCTATATAATAAGTTTGGGATGCCCAGCAGCCGCGATCAAATCGCTCAGCTAGGATACGATAGTCCTAAAAGAAGCTATCTTCAAAAGTATTCTGCTGAGCTGAAAGCCCACGGCGCCCCGTCGGGAACCAAGTGGCTAAGATATCTCAATACTCATATAGGGTTTTCAAAAGATATGATGGAATCTGATTTTGTTAGATATCAAGATCGTGAAGACTTTCCATACGGGGTAGCAATAGAGTTTGATACGATTATGACAGGCCTTGATGTCAATACAGAATTGATTGAGAGTCTGGAAGGCATTCCGGGCGCAACAGATTTTATTACCAACAATCTTGTATTGATGAATCTGAATAACTGGGATGCCGGGGCTACCGGAGGAGAAGGTTTCAATACTTACAATGAATCAATAGATTTTAGTAATCAAATTACAGAGTTTATTCCAGAGGATCAGGACCCAGACACACCAGGAATGCAGTTGGGAACCGTTCCTACACATACCTATTATGGGTTTGATTGGGTAGATGGCGGTGGCGCGCTAGCGCCCTTTATGACGTGGGGAGGAGTTCCCGAGAGCGAATCGGGCCTGCGACCCCATAGGGATAGAGGTCTGTATAATCTTAGATGTCTAGATGTTGGAAGAATGCTTGATTATGCTAACTTATCTCGCAAAGTGCCCCGATTCCCGGCGCTCAGCACCGAGGATAGTTTATTACCAAATAATGAGGCGCCGACAACGGCTGCCACCACACCATGTGCACTGGTTGGTCAAATAAAATATAGGGGCATCGCGCGCGGCCGTGGAATTTTGGTGGGCCCAAAAGGCATGCGCCAGAGTACGGGTACCGCTAGCGAAGTAGGAAGCTATGATTCGGACAGGTCGAGCCCTAAGATAGTATACGACGGCGCTGATTATAAGACGGTGGCCACCCCGGCAGCTTTTCAGTCGATATTACAGGCTTTTGAGAACATTATACGCAAAAAGTCTCGATCTTATTTAGAAATGATAAATGGAAAACTAGCTTATAGTGAAACTTTGGCTTTTAAAGTTTGCAAACATAAAGTTACAGGAGTGGATCCTAATACCGGAAAGGCACTTTACGATATTAATAACCCTCTTCAAACTTTCTATTTTCCAAACGTAATGGCGTTGGATAAGATTAAATATTTTGATACACAAGTTCATTATGGCGTGAGGTATAAATATATCATATATGCATATAACTTTGTGATTGGGAATCAATATTGTTATGAAAACATAGAGCTGCCGGGATCCCCCGCGGTGTGGCCCTCTGGCTACAACTATACGGAGGTTTCTCACTTTGGAAATATTTATGCAAAGTCGTTTTATGCACATCAGTTTATATCAGCCAAAATAATAGAAACTCCTTATTACGAGTTTGATACAGTCCAAGTGAGAGATTTGCCTCCGGTATTTCCCGAAATAGAGACTGTCCCATTTAAGGGTGTTAATAATAGAGTACGATTTTTAATGCAAACTCAAAACGTAAAGTATGTATTTACTCCTGAAAAGTTTATGATAAACGAAATGGAGGACAGGCCTCGCTATGATGTGCAAAGAGAGTACCAGCAGCGACCAGCCGTAGTCAACGTTGACACCGGCAAGGTTACGGGTCCTCCTATTATATTTGGTTCTGATGACACAGATATAACATTTGAGATTTATAGAATGACAGAGAAACCAATGTCTTATGCAGATTTTGCACCACATCTACATGCGACAATGCCGGGCGTTTTGCCAAGTGGCCGCCGGGCGACAAGTATGAGTTTCGATGATGTTATAGAGCCCAATACCAAATATTATTATACTTTTAGGTGCATAGATTATCACGGAGGCTTATCAATACCTTCTCCTATTTATCATTTGGAAATAGTAGATGATAACGGAAGAATGTTCCCAATAGTAAATGTATTTTATATTTCTAATCATATTGATGATAGTGTAGTTATTAAGGGTGTTAAAAAGCCTTTTCGTAAGTATCTTCACATCGGGGCAGCCTTTGCGCAAAAGCTTATCTCAGCGGATGCTGGCTCTCCATTTGAAACTGCAGCGTTGAATCCGGCAGCTTTGACAGGATTACAGGGTTTATTGGGAAGTTCTACCCATATAGGCAGTGAAGATGGTGTTTGGTCGCCGCGGCTCGACGGCCTAGGAGAATATCACGCTTCAACCAATAAAAAGGTATTTAAGGTTAGAATAATATCCAAGAATACTGGTAAAAAGCTCGATTTAAATGTGCGGCTAGAAGAGGTTCCAATCATTAATCCCGAGGAACAATCCTAATATGGGATTTATTTAATATTAAAGACTAATTAACAAGAAGGATTCACACTATGGCATTTTTAGACAACTCTGGCGATATTATTTTAGATGCCGTTTTAACTGATACCGGCCGCATGCGATTGGCCAAAGGGGATGGCACCTTTAAAATCACCAAATTTGCTTTAGCTGATGATGAAATAAACTACAATCTTTACGATAAAAATAATCCCAGTGGGTCGGCCTATTACGACTTACAGATTTTGCAAACTCCAGTTTTAGAAGCATTTACTAACAACACCTCCTCGGTAAAATCAAAACTTTTGAGTATCTCCAGAGATGATCTGTTATATTTACCAGTGATAATACCTAACTATTTTCAGGGTTCGGCGCGGTTTCCTCTCGCAGGTGCTGGCGAAGACACGTATATTATTGTGGTAGATGATAACACCGTTTCAACGATTAATGGCCTCGCAGGGAACTTTGTAAATATTCCGGCGGATTTAGATGGAGTTTTAAATGGCTCACGTGCGGCCAGCGACGTTGGCCCGAACTCGATTAAGCTAGATCAGGGCCTCAATACTACTGATATATCTCAGGAGTTAAATCTTGACCCCGACTTAATAGAGACTCAATATTTGGTAGAAATGGACAATAGACTTGGTTATTTGGTGTCAGCGGTTAACACCACAGTGGCAGATGTTAGTTTTATTGATGATGATAATATAGCAACATATTATTTAACACAGGGCGATTCTAGTTTTGTGAGCTCGTTGAATGCCGGCAGTACGACGCCCCTCGACGGCCCCCGCGGCACTCGGATTGGCTTTCGAATCGGCTCTTCTACTTCAGTAAAAACAAAAAACAAATGATTATCTTTTTAGTGTACTAGGGTCCTCTGGCGCCGACGTCATTGGCTCGATGGACGGCACAACCGCCGGCGAAACCTATAAGTTTATCGATACGTTTATTGCCGTAACTGGGATTACAACGGGTTATAGGGTCGAAGTTCCTATTAGATATGTAAAGCAGATATAGGATAATATAATGGCTAGTACTTTTAAAACACTTTTAAACAATGATGTAGTTTCGACAAGAACGATGCTTCACGAGGCGATTCCATTAACAGGAACGATTGTTTCTGGAACCTATGGCGATAATAACATTAAAAACTACACTCATGGGATGTTTGAATCAGTATATGATTATCCCTATTTAAGTTCCTCGGCAAATCATGTCTTTGATTTAACGATTGGTTTTTCGCCCAACTCTGGATATTCGGCCTCAAGCCCTACCTCAACTCTCAACCCTCAGCAGGCTAAGAAGATTAATATTTATAATGAAATGGCTCAAGTGCTAGCTGGCTATGATGTAACCGGCAATATTCGCCAGTTCGACCAAGACGGTGATTTGTCGGGGGGTACTAAAGTAAAGGAATGCATCTTTATTAACTTTGCTCGACTTCTTAGTAAAGACGAGATTAAAAAGGGCAGTTTTTCACTTACGGTATTAACAGGGGGTCTCGCGATCAACCCTTCGGGCAGCTGCCTTATTCAAGATGTGGGAGGGCTTAATGCTTATAAGATTAATTCTCCGGCCGGCGAATATGGGCTTCTTTATAGTGGCTCCTACTACGAAGCTTCGCCCAGCGCCACCGGAATACCGGCCGGCCTTGTTTTTTATCAAGCTGGTATATGCGTTTTAACGGCATCCCTATTCGACGCCAACGTCCAGCAACCCGCGGCCGCTCATTGCGTCTTTACCACCCGGGCCCTGGAGCATGCCGCGGGCAATCTTTCCGGCTCCACGGTGGAACAGCAATTTACCGGCTCATACATTAGCGCCTCTTGTGATACTTTTCGAAATAGGTTCGTGAACGTTTCTTTCAACAATACAACCGAACTAAACTCGACGATTTATTTCTGTCGTGCAAACAACAATGAGTTTAACTATTCCTCTAATCCAACCTATCTTAACGCAAGCAAACTTGTAGTTAAAAATAATAGCAATGATAGTCCTGTTTCATATATTACCACAATAGGTCTTTATTCCGCAGATAACGAACTTCTAGCAACTGCAAAGTTATCCGAGCCGCTTAAAAAGACTCCCGATGATGAGTTCACACTCAGGGTTCGATTGGATTATTAATATTCTACCTAATTAAAAAGGTAGAGAACAATGTCATACATCTTTAAGTTTCAAAGTAATGATCTTTTTATTAATTCAATCAGATCTTACCCTCTGATAGAGTTTGATATATATCAGGGAATAGCATACTATAATAAAAACATTCCTATGAGTGGTTCGTTCACGGGCAGTGTTCTTAGTTGCGCCCCTGGCTATATTTCTCTTTTTGAAGAGAACGTGGACCGTTCTGGAAGCGCTATGCAACCTCCCGCCTTGGCAAATGCTTTGGGAGTAAAGCTCCCAGCCTTGGAAGCGGCAGTCGCAAACGGAACAGACCCGAGAGATACTTATAAAGGTCTCAATCCTATCATTCAGCCGTTTGTGGTTAAAGATGGCACGCGTACTTCATTTAAAACTGTAAGCACAACTAGCTTCAACACTGATAATAATCTGGGGGATGTGATGACTCATACTTATCCCCTGACGGCTTCGATTTCTAGAGAGTATTGGCTAGCCTCCGCGTCGCGCCTTGAGTCCTCGGTTATAACAGCATCTGGACCCGATGGCAGCGGCCCTTTGGAAGTATCAAGCTCTGGATCGGTTTCGCATTTATATGCGTTAAAGAATACGTTAAACTATTATAAAAAGCTAAGTCCACAATATGCTGTATCTTCTTCTCTAAGAAACTTGTTAGCGAGTGGGGCGGAACTCGGAGCGACGGATGTTGCACTTATTTCTATTCCTTCGATTTTTTATGGTACCTCGATTAAAAAAGGCTCTGTGAGTCTAAAAACCTATATTAGTGGTACTTTGGTAGCAGAACTACAAGATAAGAATAGAAATGGAAATCTTATTCAAGTTTCCGGCACAGCTTATGCTCAAGGTGAAGGTTCTGGTTCTGTAGCCGGCGTTATATTATATAATGAAGGATTTATAGTATTAACCGGTTCCTGGGATGTAGACCCGGTATTTCAGGAGACGTATGACGGAGACATTAACTCCCCCCAGTGGAAGTATTTTGCTGCCGGCATCGACGGCGCGATCGACCCGGCCACTCAAACTCAAGATCACGATGAGACAAGCTGGAATTTGAGTTATAAAGGAACGACAGTTACCCCCACTATAACCATGTTTGCACATGCTAGAAAAAATGAGCTTAATCATTCAAATAATCCAACTTTTGTTTCTGAAAGTGGCGCAGGTGTTTTTGAGGCCGGCCCAATCGGATTTTATGAAAATGAGGCATTAGGGATTAAAAATACTACGTATTCAGATTATAATGATCCTACAGGAAGTTTTGTGAAAACAACGTACATTAGTCAAATAGTCCTATATGATGTACAGCAGAACATAATCGGAGTTGTTAAGCTCGCTACCCCCGTTAAGAAAACCGAAGCCCGGGATATGACATTCAAGCTTAAGCTAGATATGTAATGTTTTTAGGTTTTGATATTAGTACAAGCATTATAGGTGTGTCGTGTATTAGTAAACACGGAGAAATAATTTTTTGTGAACACTGTGATCTTCGAAAAAACAAAGGACTTTTTGAAAAGATAGAGACTTTAAGAGAGTTTTTGGCCGATGTAAGATTTCTACAAGTAGCAGCGCAAGAGATATGGATTGAGGAACCCTTTGTATTTTTTAATAGCGGCGGTTCAAGTGGCAAAACAATGGCTCTCCTGCAGCGATTTAATGGAATGGCGTCATTAGCGATTAGAGATGTTTTTCACATGGACCCTCAATACATAGGTGCCAGCCAAGCGAGAAAACTTAACGGTATTAAAATTCCCAGAGGAACAAAGGCTAAAGAAGAAGTTTTAAAGTTTCTGCTTGACATAGCACCCGAGTTTAAGGTAGAATATACTAAGCATGGCAATCCGAAGCCCGGCTATTATGATAGAGCCGATAGTGTGATTATTGCACGTGCTGGGTATACTTTATGGAAGAACAAAAACTTTTCATCTTAAGAGAAATACTTGGCCAGAGCCGGCGAACTAACAGGGAATATCTTTTTAACTGTCCATATTGCAGCCACCACAAGCCTAAGTTTTCAGTTAATCTAGCAAAAAACGTCTATAAGTGTTGGGTGTGCGATACGCGCGGCCGCAACATCTATCATGTTATTAGGAAGTTCGGAGAATATAAACATCGCCAGAACTGGTTACGATTAGAGACAGAAATAGATTATCGCGATTTGGATCGTTGGGACCTACTGGACCACTTCGAAAAGAAGAAAAAGCCCGAACAGGTTATTCCGCTCCCCGCAGAGTATATTTCTCTGGCAAATAAAGACATGCCGCCGACAGGTTTTATGGCGAGGAAGTATTTAAAAGAGAGAGGTATAGCGAAGAAAGACATTATTTGGTGGAAGATAGGGTACTGCTCATCGGGAGAATACGAAAATCGAATCATCATTCCTTCGTTTAATGAGAATGGAAATGCTGATTACTTTATTGCTCGTACATACGATGGGGGCTATCCAAAATATAAAAACCCACCTGTCGATAGAGATGTTGTGTTTAATGATCTTTCTATCGACTGGACCTCAGACATAGTTTTGGTGGAGGGCGTGTTTGATGCCATTGTGGCTAGCCGCAATAGTATTCCTTTGTTGGGGTCTACTTTGCGTATGGATTCGCATCTCTTCAGAAAAATTGTACAGAAAGACGCGTCGGTATATATTGCGCTCGACCCGGACGCAGAAAGAAAAGCACTCGAAATCATCAAAAACTTCTTGACATATGATGTAGAATTGTATAAGATAGATATAGATCCGTATAAGGATCTTGGAGAGATGCCGAAGAAAGAGTTCGAGACTAGAAAAAATAGTGCAACTCGAATGAACTTCGATGAACTACTCCAACGATCGATACTGGTTTAAGGAACCCATGCATGCATAAGATTGCGCATTGCGCAGATATCCACATCAAAAATTTAAAATATCATTTCGAATATCGGAAGATATTCGAACAAATGTATGAGACGTTACGAAAAGAAAAAGTAGATTTCATTTATATTGGTGGAGATATTGCCCACACTAAAACACAAATATCACCAGAGTTTGTTGATATGTGCTCGAAGTTTTTATCAACTCTCGCAGACATTGCACCAACTTACGCAATCCTAGGAAACCACGATGGTAACCTACGTAACTCCTCACGACAGGATGCGATTACCCCAATCGTCGAAGCACTTCAGCATCCACATCTTCATCTGTTAAAAAACTCAGGCGAAGTTGAAATGGATTTAGATTTAACGATGAACGTACTTTCTATATTTGATGAGGAGAATTGGGTTGAACCATCTGATCCTACCAAGATTAATATTGCTGTTTACCACGGATCGATTGCCGGAGTAAAGACAGATATTGGGTGGGTAATGGAGCATGGTGATCATGATGTATCTATTTTTGCCAACCATGATTATGCGATGCTTGGGGATATTCATAAGACCAATCAGATTCTTGACACCGAAGGTCGTGTCCGCTACTGCGGATCGATTGTACAGCAAAATCATGGCGAAACAAACGACAAGGGCTTCCTGATTTGGGAGATAGAAAGCAAGGACGAGTTTCGTGTAAAACACGTCAAGCTGCTCAATCCTAAGCCCTTTGTGACCATTGAACTCACTCCGAAGGGTAGGATGCCCCGGGGTACGACAATGCCCTCTGGGGCCCGTGTACGGCTTGTGAGCAACAACAACCTTCCTTTAAATGTAATGAAAAGGGCTGTCGAGGTTGCTAAGCATAGATTCAGTCCGGAGAGTATTACTTTCTTGAATAGGGCTGCGGGCCAAAGAGGAAGCATTAATGTAAACGGCAATGGTTTTTTCAAAGAAAATCTTCGAGATATCTCTGTACAGGAAAGATTAATGAAGGAATATCTTAAAGACTATGAAGCATCAGATGAAATGATGGAGCGCGTTAATAATCTGAATCAAAAATATAACAAGATGGCCGAGGCCACAGAAGACGTAGCAAGAAACATTAACTGGAAGCTGAACAACTTTGAGTGGGACAATTTATTTAACTATGGCGATAATAATAGAGTTGATTTCGAAAAGCTAAACGGTATTGTCGGAATCTTTGGGAAGAACTTTTCTGGCAAGTCTAGTATTGTTGATGGCCTCTTATATACTATATTCAATACGACATCAAAAAATGAGCGCAAAAATCTAAACATAATCAACCAGCATAAATCAGCCTGCTTTGGGAAAGTAGAGCTTCAAATAGGCGATAAGGTGTATACGATTAATCGTCGCTCAGAAAAATATATTAAGAAGCTAAAAGGTGAAGTAACCGACGAGGCCAAAACAGATTTAGATTTTGATTATTTCGATCCCGTTATGAGTGAGAACCACAGTCTCAACGAGACTACCAGGATGAAAACCGATGCTGCTATTCGTAAGCATTTCGGTACGATAGAAGATTTTCTTTTAACATCGATGTCGTCTCAACTGGATTCGCTATCCTTCATTAAAGAGGGCTCTACGCGCCGTAAAGAGATTCTAGCCAAGTTCTTAGACCTGGAGGTATTTGAGAAGAAATACAAGCTTGCAAAGGAAGATAGCGCCGATCTGAAGGGTGTTCTGCGTAGGATTGGTGATCGTAACTTCGAAGAGGATATAAGCGCCGCCAAAGAGGAAATCAAAAAGACAAACAGCCAGCTTCTGGAACAAGAAGAAAGCTGTGAGAGAGTACAAGAAGAGATCTCGACGAAAGATTTCCAGCTAGATGAAGTGAACGATCTAATCGATTCAATTCCTTACGAAGTGGTTGATATTATTGATGCTGAACAAAGAAAAGCTGAACTAAAGTCGAATCTATCTAGGGCTCAAGAGGCCAATAAAGAACGTGGTGAAAAGATACAAGAACTTAAAGCCGATATTGGTAATCTAGACGAGTTTCTTAATAGATTTGATATTGATGAGCTTGATCAGAAGCAAGATTTAATCGATATAAAACAAGATGAGATGGAATCTATAGTTAGCGAAGCCCGATTGCTACAAAGGGATTACCATACCAAGAGTACAAAACTCAAGTTACTCGACGAAGTTCCTTGTGGAAATGAGTATCCACAATGTAAGTTTATTCATGATGCTCACAAGGCCAAGAAAGAGGCTCCAGATCTTAAAACCAAAATACTCGATAGTATTAAAGAAGCAAAAGAGCTTAAGAAGTTTTTAGAAGATTTAAACCCTGCAAAGACAGCCTTGAAGCGCAAAAAATATGATGAGCTAACGACCAGTCATTCAATAAATGAAAGTAATCTTAAGGATTTACAGTTGTCCTATGCGAGAGAGAAGAATAAGATTGTTTCGTATGAGAGCGAACTAGCTACGCTAGCAATAAAGATCGAAGAATACAAAGATAATCGAGAAAATATAGAGAACTTTGAACATCTTGCAAATCAGCGACAGGGTGTGCTAGATGTGATGGAAAGTCTTATAGGAGAGCATAAGGCATGTCAGAATATGGTTTTAGAATATTATAAGCTTAAAGGCTCTTTAGAACAGAAGTTAACAAATCTAATGGAACAGCAAAAAGAGTTAAAAGACATTCAGCAAGAGTATGCTGCTTATGATCTTTATATGCGCTGTATGCATTCCAACGGCATTGCTTATGATATTATTAAAAAACAGCTACCCGTGATTAACGATGAGATTGCTAAGGTTTTAGCCAACATTGTTTCTTTTGAAGCTTTCTTCGAAGATGACGGAAGGCGGCTTAATATCTTTATTAAACATCCCAAGCATGAGCCGCGACCATTAGAAATGGGCTCTGGTGCTGAGAAAACGATTGCTGCAATGGCTATTCGCTTGGCATTGTTGAGTGTTTCTAATCTTCCAAAGGGAGATATCTTTATTCTCGATGAACCGGGAACAGCACTAGACGCTGATAACATGGAGGGATTTATTCGCATTCTTGATTTGATTAAGTCTTTCTTTAAAACAGTTATTTTAATATCTCACTTAGATAGCCTTAAAGATTGTGTAGACACTCAAATTATAATTGAGAAAAAAGGCAAATTTGCCCATGTCGAAGTCTAAGAAGAAATATGTTATAGAAAGACGCGTCTCGCCAGGGACATATTTCTCAGAGGTTGAAGACGTTGCATTAATGCTTTTTGAACGCGTGCTGCAGCGGAACAGGCGACTGCACGCGTGGCGACGAAAACCGTTTTTGGCGGCTTTGACAACCTCTTCATGATAGGCGAGATCAGCGTGCATAAATTCGGCTTTTTTGATTGTTCTATGGTATTTGAATTTAAGTTTGCGCACCTCTTTACTCCACTATACTAATTATATAGGAAGGAGTGTCTGATGAAACATTTAATAGACAAAGGATTAAATAAGATCGTGTCGCGCAAGCTTTTGGTCTGGGCGACAGCAACCGGCTTGTTAGCATTTGCGGATCTTGCGTCTGCAGATTGGACGATGATCACTGTAGCATATATTGGGACGCAAGGAGTGGTTGACACAGTGGCGAGGCTAAAAGGGGTTAAATAATGAAATGGTTAGCGATTAAAACGGTTTTAAAAAAAGTGTGGGCTTGGACGAAGGCACACTTCTGGCTTCCGATTATGCTTTTACTACTGTTCGTTGGCTTCTTATTTTATCTTCTCACACGAAACGCGGTTTTTTTGACTACAGTAATGGAGGCCTTCGATGGTTCTAGAGAGAGCTATAAAAACGAGATTGATTTTCTTAACGAGAGTCACAAAGAAGAAGCAGAAGAAAAGAGCAAAATTCTAAAAGAATATAACAAGAACCTAAAAGCATTAGAAGAAGAATATGCAACGCGTAATGAAACATTAAGTTCTGAAAAAAAGAAGGAACTTAAAAAACTTATTGAAGAAAGTTATAATGAACCTGACATACTGGCGAGAGAGCTAGCTCGATTATATGGATTAGAACATGGGTAAACAACTATTATCATTAGTAATCATTTTCAATCTCATATTCCCTTCTTATGCGTTTGGAGAGGAAGAAGAGACCACAGCGGAATATGATATTATTTCGTTGGACGCGGGTGATCCGGCACCATTTGATGGAGTCCTATTATCGCTGGACGCTGCGGCAAAGATAGCGGTAGATAAGAAGTTTGAGAACGCTGAGTGCGATTTGCGTATTGGGTACGAGCTTCATCTTCAAGAACAGCGTTATCAATTACAGTTAGATTACAAGGATATAGAAATAAAGTCGCGGGAATCGCGTTATGAGCAGATGATGATTCTTAAAACAACAGAGAATGATCGACTTTATCAACTGGTAACGAAACAAAAGCCCGCTATGGCCCCGTGGATGGTTGCTCTGGGCTTTGGTATTGGAACGCTTACTTCATTAGGTATTTTTGCATTGTCCACGGAGATAGTTAAGTGACGATTCCGGAGGCAGACTCAAAAAATAGGCTAATAGCATTTCTTAGAAAGTATTTGCTCGGCACTGCCGCGGGCCACGAGCCTAAAAAAATAGCGGTTATTAATTTAGTAACTTCATTTACGAGTTCTCCGACCACCCTCCTGGGCAGCCAGACGCTAGCGTTATCGTCGATATGTTTTTCAGATATCACTGTGGCTGATGGTCTAACATTTACTATTGAATCTGGAGTAACTTTAGCAGTTAAAAATATGAATGACTTTTAGGAGAAAATAATGAGTCTAATTAGAGTTAATAAGATTGGGGCTCTTAGCGGACAGGCGTTTGAGATAGTTGATGATGATGGCACTACTACAAGGGTGTCTTTGGCTACTGATGGGACGCTCAGCGTCGTTGATAATATTACTATTAATAGTGCAGGTACCGACGCGGTGGGTTTAAGTATAGGCGACGGCACCCCCGTTCTGAGTATAACCCAAGAATCCGACAAGTTTCGTTTTCAAGTGTCCGGAACCGGATACGGATCTCGGCCAATACAGATAGGTCGCGATGATGGGGACAATGAGATTACGATTCCTGGCAATCTCGCGATAGGCTCCGACCACGACGCCGCATATCAAGTGGATTGCATACTCACCCCAGCCTCGAACACCACGCCGGCTTTCAGAATACTGAATAGATATAATTCCACTAACAGTGACAATCTAGAACTGACTCAATATTCTACAGGCGGCGACCTGTCGACGAGCGCTTACTTAATTAAGTTTATTCGCGAGAATCCGCTAGATACGGAGACGAAGATAGGCAGCGTTACGGGGAACGGGTCCGGCGGAGTTGCGTTTAATACGTCTTTTACGGGCCAGCACGCCACCGTAATAGTTTCGGGAAGCTATCAAGTAGGTATGATAGCTGAGTCAACAGGGGAAATATGGATAAGAAATGCAGAGACGATAACCACTGCATTACCTAAAGTTCAACTTTCTTCGACTGAAAAATCTAAAACTGTATATGGGGTGGTTGCTGATCTTTCTGGCTCTTATGACGGCTACGTTGCCAATGGCGGCTTGGCTCCAGATGAGATGCACATCGCGGTTAATTCCATAGGAGAGGGATTAATTTTGGTTACCAACTATAACGGGAATGTACAAAATGGAGATTATATAGTTTCATCCGAGATCTCTGGATATGGCATGAAGCAGGATGATGACTTGTTAAGAAGCAGCACCATCGCCAAATGTACAGAAAACATTGATTGGAGTTCTGTTACAGAAACCGTTGAGCACGGAGGTAGTTCCTATAAAGTTTATTTAGCGGCTTGTACATACCACTGTGGATAATATGACCGAAAAAGATCCTAACTACATCCCCAAGCTAGAGAAAGCCATAGCTCAAAAGTATGGCTCCGAAGCAATCGACAATCCTCGTAAGTTTTGGGACGAGGCTAAAGAAGAACGATATATTCAGGAATCTAAGGCGTTAGCTGAAAAACTTAAGAAAAGTGAGGGGCATACTGAGAAAGTAGAAACAGACGGATTTTTAATAAACAAAAAACTACTTAGTAAGGATACAAATAGGTTTTGTCTTGTTTGTAATGAATATTCGTTTGATGTGCGCGATAACTTGTACATGAATAAGTTTGAATGTTGTCGACTTTGTTACATTAAATGGGTAGAAAACAGGGAAGAACGTTGGCTAGCCGGATGGCGACCAGAGAAGGAGATTTAATTAATGGCTACGACACTTGAAATCATTCGCGGAATCGCTCAAGCCGCGGCTAATGCTTATGATGGCTCTCACGAAGAGTCTTTAAATGCAGACGAGCGCGCGCGTAAGGTTGGGCTACGTCGTGAGGAAGGTCACCTCATTAATGATCGACGTGTCAGCGATGGATTTAAGGTACAATTTAATGGACCGCTATTGAAGATTATCTATAGCTCTGAAATCCGACTCCAAGATGTTGCCAAGAAAGGCTTCGAGAACGAGATGGTTTCTATGATAGCGCAGATAGCGTCCTTTCTTAAAAAAGAATATAAAGTTGTTACTGGCGATACCCTTACATTAACAAAGGTAGGTGAGCCGGATATACTTGTTCAGAAGCTTTCAAACTATCGCACTGATGTTCGCGCCATGTCTGATTATAAGATTGGTGGTCTCCCGGGAGTTGAAGAAGTTGAGGGTTCCTCAAAAGAGCGTTTAGACCAAGCAGTTCGCGATTGGCTTGCGCTGGGTCCCAAAAACAAGCGCCCCAAGAACGACACGCGCAAAGGTAAGTAAACAGGTGTCATGGGATATCAGCTTACTAAGCAAGAGATTCTTCAAGAGGTAATAAAATCCGGCAAAGACCCGGTACATTTTATTACCAGTTACTGCAAAATCTCTCACCCGCAGCGAGGCCAGATCCCATTCAAAACTTATGATTTTCAGGATGATCTCTTAAAAGATTTTAATGATTATCGTTTTAATGTAGTTTTAAAAGCGCGACAGCTTGGCATTTCCACTATTACGGCGGCGTATATTGTGTGGTTAATGTTATTCCATCGCGATAAAAATATTTTAGTTGTAGCTACGAAGCTTCAAACTGCGACCAACCTTGTTCGCAAAGTTAAGAAGATTATGAAACAGCTGCCGCAATGGATAAAGATTTCTGAGATTCATATTGATAATAGAACTTCATTTGAACTTACTAATGGTTCTCAGATTAAAGCCTCCTCAACTTCTTTTGATGCTGGCCGTTCCGAAGCGCTATCATTATTGGTAATTGATGAGGCTGCTCACGTTGAAACACTAAGTGAGTTGTGGACTGCACTTTATCCCACCCTGTCTACTGGTGGCCGATGCATCGCCCTTTCTACCCCCAATGGGGTGGGCAACTGGTTCCATAAGGTTTGTGTTGAAGCGGAAGCTGGAATAAATGCATTTCATATGACCACGTTGCTGTGGGATGTCCATCCAGATAGAGATCAGCTGTGGTACGAAAAAGAAACACAAAACATGTCTACGCGACAGATTGCACAAGAGTTAGAATGCAACTTCAATGTTTCGGGTGAGACAGTTATACATTCAGACGATATAACACATTATCTAGAGAAGACCAAAGAACCTAAATACCGTACCGGCTTTGATCGTAACTATTGGATCTGGGAAGAATACCAAGAGGAAGATACTTATCTTCTTTCGGCAGACATTGCGAGAGGCGATGGACAAGACAACTCAGCATTCCATATTTTCCGGCTGAAGACTATGGAAATAGTCGCAGAATATATTGGAAAACCAAACCCTGACGAGTATGCAGACATGCTATATGACGCCGGAAAAGAATATGGAACTTGTATGATAGTTGCTGAAAATAATAATATAGGATTTGCTGTACTTAATAAGCTGAAAGATAAAGGTTATAATAATATTTATCATTCTATGAAATCTTCTCATGATTATGTCGATCCCATACAAGCTCAGTGGATGACACACATAGTACCAGGATTTACAACCTCATCTAAAACGAGACCTTTGGTGATTGCAAAGATGGAAGAGTTTATGAGAAATAGACTAATTAAGATTAACTCTAATCGTTTATTATCAGAGATGAAAACTTTTATTTGGCACAATGGACGCCCACAAGCGATGAGATCATATAATGATGATTTAATAATGTCTTTTGCAATCGGATGTTGGGTAAGAGATACGGTTTTGATCGAGAACCAAAGATTATCAGAGTATAACAAGAGTGCTCTTCTATCAATGTCGACTTCTTCACGCAAAATGAGTACTACCATTCCTGGAATGTTAGGTCACAAAAGGAGCAGTCGAGAATCTCAGGTCGAAGAGGCTCGGAAGTTCAATGAACAATATGCTGCGATTATTAAAGGATAAGTAAATGGCAGACCAAAAGAAAAAACCAGACCATAGAAATAACCCGAGAAATCCAGTATCTCCTCTTTTTAAGAGATTAACGAGGCTTTTTTCGGGTCCTCTTATTAACTACCGTGCTCAGTTTACACGCGAAGAACGTCGATCTGCACTTGATAAATATCAGTATCGCTTCAAGAGTTTAAGTGGCCATCAGTTTAAGCGTTCGTCTGATAACTTATCTCGTAACTATAATATGCTTACTTCCGCGGCAATGCGGAATCAGAATCGAAACGAGCGCTATATTGATTTTGATCAAATGGAATTCATGCCAGAGATTGCCTCGGCAATGGATATTTATGCTGATGAGATGACAACCTCCAACGCTTTTAATAAGTTGGTTAAAATAGATTGTCGTAATGATGAGATTAAAAATATTTTAGAGGCACTTTTTTATGACGCACTTAATATTGAGTTTAACGCATTTGGCTGGGCTCGTACCATGTGCAAGTTCGGAGATTTCTTTTTATATTTAGATATTGATGAAGTTTTGGGAGTTAAAAGCGTTATTGGTTTGCCATCTGGAGAGGTAGAGAGGCTCGAAGGCCAAGATCCTACCAACCCTAACTATGTTCAGTTCCAGTGGAACTCAGCCAACATGACTTTTGAGAACTGGCAGTGTGCTCACTTTAGAATCCTAGGTAATGATAAACATTCACCATATGGGACTTCAGTTCTCGACCCAGCTCGACGTATCTGGCGCCAGTTAGTTCTGATTGAAGATGCTATGCTAGCATATCGCGTAGTCCGCGCCCCCGAACGTCGCATGTTTAAGATTGATGTGGGAAATATTGCTCCGCAAGACGTTGAACAGTATATGGAAAAAGTTAAAACCTCATTAAAGAGGAATTCTTTGATAGACGCGACGACAGGCCGAGTCGATTTACGTTACAATCCTTTGTCTGTGGAAGAAGATTATTTTATTCCAATTCGCGGGGGGGTCGGCTCGGACATCACCACTCTGGCCGGCGCGTCTCAGCTTAATGATATTGATGATGTAAAGTATATTCGAGATAAGCTTTTCTCAGCTATCAAGATTCCTCATTCTTATTTGACGATGACAGAAGGTGGAGATGAAGATAAAACCACTTTAGCTCAAAAAGATATTCGCTTTGCGCGCACGATTCAGCGACTCCAGCGCGCCTTTATGTCGGAGCTTGAAAAGATTGCGGTCGTACATTTATTCACGTTGGGTTTCCGCGGCCAGGATTTGATTTCCTTTAAACTTTCTCTTAATAATCCCTCTAAGCTAGCTGAGTTACAGGAGATAGAATATATTCGTACCAAGTTTGATTTGGCTAACAATGTAGTAGAGGGCATGTTTAGTAAGCATTGGATTGCTGAGAATATTTTGCGTATGACCGATGAAGAGTTCTTGCGTAATCAGCGCGAAGCCTACTATGATCGCAAGTACCAAGTTTCTCTGGATGCTATTTCTGAAGCGGGCGCCGCGATGGCTGCCGGAGGTGGCCTAGGCCCCGAACTTGGCGGCGACCCGGGAGATGAAATGATGCCCCCCGAAGAAGACGTTCCCCCCGAAGAAGGCGCTCCTCCCGAGGAGGCTGCACCTGTTGAAGGAGATGAATCTTCTCTTCTGGCGTCCCCGGCCCGCAAAGAAGATGGTCACTTGACGCCGGGAGCCAAAGGAAAGGTGTATCACCCTACAAAACTAGACACACGCCGCACTAACAAGTCAGGCCCCACCACTAGAAAGTTACGTAGCGTTGCCAGAGGCGGTGGAAAAACGACGCCCAGAAGCGTTTTCCCGGGTCGCGTTGAGAGCGAACTAATAAATATCAACAAGCTTTATGAGGAACAACTTCCTAGTTATAAAGAAGATGAAGACGAAGTAAAATTATTTGAGAGTACTAGAGAGATTCGTAAACTAATTACAGAACTAGAAGAAAAAGAAGCGGAGGCCGCGACAAGTGAGAGTAAAGCACAATAAAAAAAGAAATACAGCATTCTTGTATGAAGTGCTCGTTAAAGAGCTAACCAAAGCTATTGTTGACAAAAACGCTCACCGAAAAAGATTTGTTGCCAATCTTATAAAAGATAACTTTGGTCCTCGAACTATTCTTGGAAAAGAGTTAGAACATTATAAAACACTTCTAGAAACAACGGGCCTCGACTTGCATGTAGCTGAAAAACTTTTGTATGAGACCAAGAGCGCTCGTACTCGCTTAGACGGTAGAAACATTTTTGATAGTCAAACTAAAATAATCAACAAGATTAATAAGGCCCTCTCTAAAGAAGCTTGGAATACTTTTGTTCCCAACTTTAAGTCCCTCGCAACAGTAGCTGCAATATTCAATACGACAACCCCGGTGAAGCAACGAGTTTTGCACGAGGATACAGTGATTAAGTCGATGCACTCCACAGAGAAGGTGGAAGACAACAAACTTGAGCCCATAGATAATATTGTTTATCGTTCTTTTGTCAAGAAGTTCAATGAGCGCTATACACCTCTTTTAAAAGAGCAGAAAGAGCTGCTTGGTAAGTATATTGCTTCTTTTGCCGATAATGGTCTAGAACTAAAGCTTTATTTAAGCGAAGAGGTAGGACGCCTTAAAAAAGAAATAAAAGCTTCTCTAAAAATGGAAGAGATTTTTGCAGATGAAAAAATGGTTGATAAAACTAAAAAAGTTCTCGCTATCCTTGAGGGGTTTAAAGATGCAGCCCCCACCCAAGGCGTTGTTGCTAAGATATTAAGTGTACAAGAACTCGTCCGGGAAGTTCAATCTAATGATTAACATCAAGATAGGAGGCCCCCAGGCCACAGTTGGTCTTCAAGCTCGAAAGACGCTGGAGGGAAATCTCTTAATTATGGATCACGAGCTTATCGATATTGTGCTACTTCCCGAGACTAGCAAGGTAGTAACTTTTCCTAAAAGCGCAGCAGTCGAAGATCCCTACGGTACACAAGCTCGTTTTTTTGATTTTCTAGTCGATAAAGGAATAGTCGCGCGAGATACCATACAGGGCGGTAATATTTTTAGCTCTATAGAGGCTATCATTCCAGAAAGCCAACAAACTAACTCATTACAAGCAGCGGTTTATGTCATTTCAGAGTTTATAGCCGATGAGGCGGAAGCGACAAAAGCTGCCGATGCTTATGAGAGAAATCTTGAAAAGTATTTTGTAGAGCCAACCGATCGAGATTCGACCGAGTTGGGAGAAGTACCACAGCACGCTCAGAAAGGCGCGATGGTGCCTGGATATTACTACATCCCGCTTCGCTATAAGATGTAATGGACCCCCACGCTATAGTGTGGTTACCTTTAGAGAACCTCCTTCTTTTTATTTTATGTGCATATGGCCTCACACAACTTCTTTGTTTTTCTAAGATTTTAGATCGGATTAGGCCTAAACACTATTTCTTTTCGTGCCCTATGTGTATAGGATTTTGGGTAGGCATATTTCTGTGGGGCGTTAATGGTCATACGGAACTATTTATTTTTGATGGGAGTAATGTTGTGACTGGATTTTTACTGGGATGTATAAGTTCAGGTACTTCATACGCTTTAAATATGATTATCTGCGATGATGGTATACAAATAGGAAGAGGAGAACGACATGATTAAGTGGATGTTACAACCCGTCCGACACTGCTGTAAAGGCAGCTGACTATTTTAAGAGGACGGTAAAATGAGTAAAGTACTTCTACGAGAATATTATGAGCTATGTGAGGGAGGGGTATGCCAGGACCTTCTTAATGAGGCTGAAAAGAAGTTTATTGCTAATGGAGGTATGATGCTTTCCGGGATGATGCAAATGGCCGAAACCCAAAATGGCAATGGTCGCGTCTATCCCCAGAAGATTCTAGAGCGAGAAGTCCAAAACTACAAAAAGCTTGTAGAAGAAAGGCGCGCCCTTGGCGAACTTGACCACCCAGAAGAGTCGGTTATTAATCTTAAAAATGTTTCTCACATGGTCACAGAAATTTGGATGGATGGGAATAAAGTGATGGGTAAGATGAAAGTATTAGAGACACCTTCGGGTGATATTTTACGTTCTTTAGTGGATTCGGGTGTTTCTATTGGGATTTCTTCCCGAGGTCTCGGATCTGTTAAAGAGAATGCAGGCAAAACTATTGTTGAAGATGATTTTCAACTAATCTGTTTTGATATGGTTTCGGAACCTTCCACCCCTGGTGCGTTTATGATACGAGAAAACAAAAGCAAAATCAATGAAGTGTTTACTAAAGCAGATCGTATTAATCGCGCCTTGAATGAAGTGTTAATAGATTAATGAATAAAGCAGACCTTAAAAAGTTACTCAAGCCACTAATAAAAGAATGTATCAAGGAGGTGATATTTGAAGATGGTGTTCTTTCTGGAATTGTTTCTGAAGTGGCTCAGGGAATGGGAGGTACTCCTCTGGTGGAAACCCGAAAAATACCGAAGCCTCGTGTAGACGAGCAAAGGTTTACTGCTATTCGTCAACAATCATTAACCGAACAAAAACAGAAGGTAAAGCAGCACAAGGAAAAGTTACTTGAGGCTATTGGTACTGAAGCCTATAACGGAGTTAATTTATTTGAAGGAACGGCTCCTCTGGCGTCTGCACCTTCGGCTCCAGGAACAGGCGCGCCTCCCCAGAGCCCTCTTGCCGGGGTAGCTCCGACTGACTCTGGGGTTGATATAACAAACCTCTTTGGTTCTGTAGGGAACAACTGGAAGGCACACATGGATTCTGGAAAGTAGGAACATTCGGTGGCTATAAATGTTATAGTTGTGCGACGGCACAACGAAAGTACGGAACGCTTAATCCGAAGATTTACAAAAAAAGTCAAAAGGACGGGTGTTCTTGAAAAGTATCGCGAGAGGTGTTCCCATCATGTTAAACCAGCGGTCAAAAGAAAAATTAAATCTAAAAAAGCACGGAGAGAAACGGAGCGTTTAGAAAGAAAGCGCAATAAAAGGAAATAGTTGTAATCTAATACTATTTAATGTAGTCTGGAGATAGATAAGTATGCCCAATTTTCAATATAAAGCCGGTCTGATGAACGTCGGGTCCTACCAGGTTTCCGGCAAGCCTTTCGTGAGCGGGGGAATCGATGCCACCGCGACGATCGACACGTTTGAAGTAGCGTTTCCTAAAGTGACGCGGTGGGTTATTATAAAAAATAATACCGACGAGCTGCTTAAAGTTGGTTTTTCGGCTGCCGGCGTAGCCTCCGGGAGTAACTATTTTACAGTGCATAGCGGATCAGTTAGTCCGCGCCTGGAACTAAAGCTTACCGCAGTCTTTCTTACGGGTTCTAGCGACGTCGATGTTATTGCAGGACTCACTTTTATAGAGACCGCAGCCATCAATAATGGTGCCATGTCACCGGGCGGATCTAACTGGACTGGTTCAGCAGGAGTCGGTTAAACTACCATGGCTCAAACTAACTGGGCATACGTCGGGAGTTCCGACTTTGCTACGGGCAGCGGTCCGACAGGGTCAGTTCAATTTCATGGAGTTGGAACGAGCCTTACTGGCAGTTATAACTTCATGTATCATACGGCCTCTCTCGGAGAGCTAGCCGCAAGTACTTTAGTCTTAACCGGAACGTTAGTTGTAACCGGCACAATCTCAGCTAGTCATTATCATATAAAAGATGTTACGCGGATTGATTCTACGGGTTCTACGTATTTCGGAGATACTTTTGATGATGTACATGTACGTACAGGATCACTCCTAATCACAAGTTCGTATGATAATCCTTCTTCGTTTATGGGCCCGTATGTTGGAATCGGCACGTTAAGTCCTTCGAAGCTTCTTCACCTTTATGGATCATCTGGAGAAGTTGAGCTTCGTATACAGTCAGACACTTCTTATACCAGCATAGTGCAAAAGGATAATGCAGAATTAATCATACAAAATGCAGCCACTGACGGTGTTATTATATTCCATGACGATACAGCAGAAAGAATGCGGATTGCTAGCGATGGCAACGTCGGCATTGGAACGAATAATCCGACCTACACGTTAACAGTTGCCGGCACAATCTCCGCCTCATCAGGCCTTACAGGCTCTGCCTTCTTAACTGATGGAGCCATATCGGCTGGCGGCTACCTAATCGTCTCTGGTGCTGCCAGCGGCGTCCCCACCGGCCGCGTTGGTATTGGCACGGTAAATCCCTCGGGTGCGCTTCACATTCAGACCGGAGAAGCCGGCGTCGCCGCCGCCGGCCTCGCGGATGATTTGGTAATAGAAAGTGATGGGGATACAGGAATATCATTATTAAGCCCGGGCACCTCGGGGGACTTTAATTCCCTCTATATGGGAGTTCCAGGTAGGACAAATGCTGGTTTAGTGCAGTATTATCACGACAACACCCTACTCACTGTCGGGACCAATGTCGCGGCGGGCAAGTTAGCCTTGGCGACCGCCGCGGCGCTCAACGCCGTGATAATCGATGAGAATCAAAATGTTAGTGCTTCTGCTGGTTATCTTATCGTCTCTGGCGCTGCCAGCGGCGTCCCCACCCACCGCGTTGGTATTGGCACGGTAAATCCTTCAGGCTCGCTTCATATAGCTTCAGGTTCTTCTGGCGGAGCAGCACATTCATATGCGGACGATTTGGTGATAGAAAGCAATGACGATGCGGGAATAACATTATTAACCCCCGGAGGAGGGGGGAATTATAATACCATCTATATGGGCGTTCCAGGTACTCCAAACGCTGCCGGAATGCAGTATTATCATAGTAATACCTCGTTCACTGCCGGGACTATAATAACCGGGGGCACGACGAACCTGGTCTCCGGTCTCGCCGTCACAGCTCTTACTCTCGATGAAAATCAGAACGTTACTGCTTCTGGAGATTTGCATGTAGCTAAAATTATCTACGCCGCGAACGTAACGGCATCCCTGAACATGTCTGCATCCCTGAACATTTCTGCATCTGCTTTCTATGGCGATGGCTCTACTTTAACTGGAATTGACGCCTTCCCCTTCACTGGTGAAGCAGCTATTACCGGCTCTCTCGTTATAACAGGATCTGACAGCAGCACCCTTCTAACCCTTAAGACAGATTCAATCTCTGATGTTTTAGTGATTTCGGACACTCTTCTTTCGTCTTCATTGAGTTCTTCGGCTTTGGTTCATGTAGGTGAAAAGCTCCAAATTGGTACTTCCTGTGTCGCTAGCGGTCTTTTTTCTACGGTTGCCGGCGGCGCCCAGAACGAGGCTACCAATAATTATGCTGTAGTCGCGGGAGGCTATGACAGTACAGCGACAGCAACTTATACATTCGTAGGCTCCGGCCTACAAAATAATGCCGCGGCATCCTACGCTTCGGTGGTCGGCGGCAACGGTAATGACACCGCGGCCCAAGGATCTTTTATCGGCGGCGGTTCGAGTAATGATATCAGCGCTGCGGGCGCAGACGGAGTCCTTGTCGGCGGTAGTACCAATAAGCTGCAGAATTCAAAGGCCTTTATTGGGGCCGGCGAGCGCAACACCAATCGTGGCCAGTATAGCGCCATAGTGGGCGGGATCGATAACGTAATCGGCGCCGCCTCTTATTCCTTCATCGGCGCCGGACAAGAGTGCACAGCGTCTGCTTTTTGGACGACAGTCGTAGGGGGCTATCAAAACAAGTCTACTGCTCACTACGCTTCTGTTTTGGGAGGTCTCAACAACACGGCGAGTGGCCAGCGTTCAGTTATCTTAGGTTCTAGTGGCTCGATCGTTTCCGGTAAAGATTCATTTGCCATCGGTTCAGATCTTACGATTACGGAAGCCCGCAGGGCTGTTATCGGCAGTAGTGTAGCTGGCTATGGAGTGGCACTTTCCGGCTCGACTACTGTACATGGTACTACTCATTTAAGTGGTGGGGTTAGATTCAGGCGCTATTACGTCACCGGAGCGTATAGCGCATCTGCGAGCGATTATTTTTTGGGAGTTGACACGGCATCTGAGGCGATATCGATATCATTAGATGCCACTCTATTTGCGGATGGTCAAACATTGGTTATAAAAGATGAAAACGGAAATGCAAATGCAAACAATATAACGCTTACTGCCTCTTCGGCCCAGAAAATTGATGTGAACTATCGTTCGGTAACTATTGAGTCCTCTTTTGGTGCCATCAATCTTTATACAGATAGCAACAATTGGTTTGTCTATTAATATTAATCAATATTGGTTTTTTAATAAAATAAAACTGCTTTTTTACAGACTGAGAATCTATATGTTATGAGAAAACTCGTATAACTAGTCTATGCATATGCATTTATATATTTCGTGGAGGGTATAAATAATGGCTTATAAATTTCAAGCAGGCCCGTTTGAAAGCGATGGCCCAATAACAGGTTCGACAACTATTACGGCGGTTAGCTTTCATGGTGATGGAGCTGCCTTACAAGGTGTTACTGGTTCCGCCGGAGGCGGCGATTTTAGCGGCCCTGGTTCTTCTACGGACAATGCGATCGTTAGGTTTAGCGGAACCGCCGGCAAAACCGGACAAAACTCTGGGATTACAATTGCGGACACCAGCAACAATCTAGCTGGGGCCGGAACGATTTCGGGTTCAGGTATTGTTTATGGATTCGGCTTGCGGATTGATACGAGCGGTATTATTGGTACCGCAGGCGACACCAATCTCTTGACGCTAGCCAACACGGAACTCAAAGTTGCCGGCGATATCTCTGGCTCTGGCGAGCTTGCACTAGGCGCCGGCGAGGGGATTGATATTGGCGGTGCTACAGTTCTCAATGCAACCACTCTAGGCACGCTCGTTCTGGCTTCTTCACTGACGAGTGTTGGTGCTCTCGGCGGCGGCTCTATTGCTTCCGGCTTCGGTGCGATCGACAACGGTGTGAGTAATATCACTACCGGTGGCAAGATACTCGTTGATGTTGATGGTACGGCGATTAATGCTGCAGGTGCTCTCACTTTAGGCACCGGGGCCGACGCTGCCGTATACTTCGATGGCACCGATTTGGTTCTTGATGCTCCTACGAGTGCAGGAGTCGCCCTTGCCGTTAACGGTACTGTACAAGGTGAGGTTGATGCTGACGGCATGAACGTCATTACCGGTAATGCGTATCATGTTAATGGCACTTCTGTTCTTAATGCAACCACTCTTGGGAGTGCGGTTATTGCTTCTTCGCTAACGAGTGTTGGGAGTCTAACGAGTCTTGACGTCAACGGTAACGTCGATCTTGGCAATGGCAGCGATACCATCAATATTGGAACCAATGCTAGCGACACTGTGAATTTAGGACACAACAGCGGCGATCTTAAAGCTGCCGGAATGCTTCAACTTCAAGCGGGTCTAATCAATAATGTGGATTATATAACGGCTACGACGGGAACTGCTTCAGTTGGAAGCGGCGTGGTTCTTTGTAGTGGATCAGCAGCTATTGAGGTTAGGTTGCCTACCATTACTGATTGGGGCGACGCCGGCGAATATGGTCCTACCGTGTGGATTAAGAGAGCCCGAGGAAATGGAACGTTGGGAATGCAACATGATATAACTCTTACATGTTCGGCTGCTGACACAATCGATGGGGATAGCTCTATCACTTTAGAGTCCGCGAACGCTTCGCTTCTTTTGGTAGGCACCGGTAGCGTCTGGAATGTCTTCTAAGATAAGCATAACGTTTTTTTAAAATAATAAGTTTAGGGGCGGGTATCTTTCGAGGTGCCCATCCTTTTTACATTCGAGATTCTATTTATAATAATATGGCATACAAATACACAAAAGGCAAAGTTTATCGTGGCGACATTTATAACGAAGATGACACGCAGCGCAATACTTATATTAACTGGAATGAAGATGCATTCGGCGTTGTTGCAGGAGGTGTTAGCTTTTTGGTTGTATCGAGTTCTACGGCCGGTATTGGTACAGGGAATCCCCAGGTTGCTTTAGATATATATTATACGGGTTCTGCAGATCCTACAAACCTCTCTACCAACAGTGGCGGTGGTGATGTGGTATTTTATGGAACCGGCTCTAATTTGCAGTCGGGCTCGGTAGTGTATCTTAATAGTGATGGCGGCTGGGCAGATGCATATGCAGATACAACTGGAAGCGGCCACAATCAATTGCTGGGTATTCCTTTGGGCACAGACCCTGCTGTAAACGGGGTCCTTCTTCGTGGGTATTATAATGTCCATGGTGACCAGTACGCCGGAGCCTTTATAAAAGGTGGTCCCGTTTATATTCAATCGGGAAGCAACGGCCTGATGAGTGGCGCCGCCCCAACCGATAACGATGCTTATGTCCGTATAGTTGGCTATGGCACGGATACAGCCAATGTAATTTATTTCAATCCCGATTCTACTTATGTTGAGATTGAGGTTGAATAACATAAGGAGCTAGTAAGTCATGGGCACCATCAAGTCAGTTAATTCCGTTGGAGAAGGCAGTTTTAAACTGGTTAACGAAACCCTTAAAGCAAATATCAAGACCATGTATGGGGTGAGTGGCTTTGCGGCAGCGGGACTCCAATGTGAAAGCATTGATTCCATAGGCAAACTAACAGAAGTGAATCAGCTTCATTATGGTACCAACGCCACCGATGGCGGCGTCCCCCGCGCCACTGCTGATGGAGGAGGATTTCGTAGTGGGATTGTTAAGGATGCCGGAACTGGAACTGGGTGGACAAGTGGTGCTATTACAGTGGCTGAACTCCAAAGCGACAACGAGGGCTATATCGAGATGAACTCTACTGAAAGTCTGGAGTCCGGATATCACTGGACTTTTATGATTGGATTAGGCTACAAGGACGATGCGGTTACGAGCGGTACTTCGACTTACGCATGGATTGATTATGCATTTGCCTATTTTGAAGTCAATAGTGCCATATACGAATCTGGAGTTCTTAAGAAAAATGTCGTGCTCGATTACCCTGTGGACCGAAAGTGGCGCGTCAATATGGTGACTGGCACTGTTGACTATAGATATAGCGATGATGATTTTTCAACAGAGACAATATTTTATACGTCAGACACGGCCGTTGATATTTCAGGCAATTCAAATTTGGTGGGTGCCTTCTCGATTGCGGGTCGACCATCTGGTTCGATCTACGGCAGTCCAGCCGGCGCGGGCTCTGTGTGTTTTGAAGATGTTAAATTATGTGGCGATTTAACTGGTGTATAACGAATGATATATCTTTATATGTACCCTAATCAATAACTATTAGTCATTTCCCTATCTTATGAACTATTTATTTTGATTACATATCAGATTAGGAGTAATTTTATGTCTTCATTGTTAGAACAAGCTATTGTGGATGCCACGGCTTTAAAAGAGGCGGCTCTTAAAACTGCTGAAAATGATGTATTAGAAAAATACTCAGCAGAAGTTAAAAACGCTTTGGGTTCTCTTTTAGAACAGGATATAGGTATGCCATTGGACGCTGCTGCACCCGTAGATGCTTCTTTTATTGAAGATATACCGCTAGCTCACGAAGACTCTGATCTAGACGGCCCGGGAGATGAGGAAGTAATCGAGATTGATTTCGATGATTTGAAGGCTCGTCTTCATGCAGAGGAAGAAGCTGGCCTAGAACCAGATCCCTCTGAAATGCTCAGCTCTGAAGAAACTGCTGAAGAAATTTTTGGCGTTGAAGAGCCCGCACAACCCGCAGCGTTTCCAGACCAAGAAGCCGCGGCTCCTGACTCGCCCGTTATGGCTGAAAAGGTTGAGGTATCAGACGAACTTATTGATGCCATCGCTGAGGAACTGACAGTTGATGTTGCGGCCCGACTAGGGGGATGGTCGCCGCTTGCTAGCGCCGAAACCCAGTCACACGCACAAGAGATGGGTGTCGAAGAGGAAGCTGCAGCAGCTCAGTCTGAAGAAGTTACTGCTGCTCAAGAAAAAAATCTAGAACTTTATGAATCACGAGTTACTGATCTCCATGTTGAGATCGGTAGTTTAAAATCTTTGCTTATGGAAGCAAAGGAACAATTAAGTATTTTGATATTAGAAAACGCCAAACTTCTGTATCAAAACAAGGCTTTGAATAGCGCCTCCTTGAATGAGCGACAAAAAGAAAAGATTGTCGAAGCTGTTCGTAACGCCAGTTCAGTAGAAGAGACGAAGATGTTGTTTGAAACACTTCAAAGCGTAGTGGGCGCTCCTCACAGAGGCCACAAAGAATCACTCCGCGAAGTTGTTAGCAAGCCTACAACTACGATGCTTCTAGGTTCAAATAGGAGTAGCAATGCTTCTACTACTGTTGATCCGAATATGGATCGAATGTTACGTTTGGCAGGTTTAAAACAATAACATATAGGAGGTTATATAAAAATGTCTATTGTACAAAAGTTAACTGAAGGTATCATTAACCGTGACCTATCTAAGGAAGGCGACGCTCTTATCTCTAAGTGGGAAAAGACCGGTCTTCTTGAAGGTCTCGAAGCTGATCATCTTCGGAACGGGATGGCTCGCTTGCTTGAGAACCAGGCAAAAGAGTTACTCCGTGAGTCTTCATCCATGTCGGGTGGAGATGTGGAGGGTTTTGCGGCTGTCGCATTCCCCCTCGTTCGCCGTGTATTCGGCAATCTGATCGCCAACGATCTCGTTAGCGTTCAGCCGATGAGTCTACCTAGTGGTCTCATCTTCTTCCTAGACTTTACGGTCTCGGCAGAGATTGGTCCTGGCGCCAATGCAAAAGGTCGTTTGGGCTATCCAGTAGATACTTCACTCTTCGGTGGCGGCGTCGTTGGTCGTCAGTTGACCGGTGGTGTTGATCTCGGGAGTGCCGATGCTATGCAACTTGCCGAGCAAGGCCCGTACGCGCTTAACAACGCTTACTCGTCTCCGACAGGTTCTGTTGCTTGTAACGACACCGATGTGTCTAGTAACGTTGCTGCGGTTTTTAACTTCACCTTCGGTGATACCAGCGATCTAGCTTATATGAAAGCGGTCGACTGGGATCCGGACTTTACGTCTGGAAGTACCCAGATTGCTGTTACGAGTATCCAAAAGACTGGCGATGCGCTTGCACAGCTAAATCTTAAGGATTTGGTAACCATTCAGATTTCCAGTTCCACACAGAGTGTCGCTACCGGTCTGAACATCGGAGCCAATGGCTCTTCGGCAGTTCGGCTCGTTCGACGTCACACCCGTTTTAGTGGTTCTAGTGACAGCGTTATTAACTTGGTATTTATTGGTACCGGGTCTAATGGTGGTGCCGTGTCATCCGCAGGTGTTGCGGCGACCGTGGCGGACGCTTTGACGGGCGCAGCCAACATCCTTAGCTGGGCCGAGGACGATGATTTCATCAATAGTCCTAATAGCCTTGCACAAGGTGCGATTGTTGGTGACCCGCAGTGGGGATTGGAAAATAACACCAACATCCCCGAAATCGACATCAAGATCGATTCCGTCGCTGTTATCGCGATGACCAAGAAGCTCAAGGCCAAGTGGACCCCAGAGTTGGGACAGGATCTTAATGCCTATCACAACCTGGATGCCGAGGTCGAGCTTACTCAGATTCTATCTGAGCAGATCGCTCTTGAAATTGATCGCGAGATCCTTGAGGACCTCGTTCAGGGTGGCACGGCCGCTACTCGTTACTGGTCACGCGCTCCTGGTAAGTTCCTCGATCGCGTTACGGGCGCTGAGGTCGGAGCTAATACTGTTGCTCCGGACTTCACCGGCAACGTTTCCGAGTGGTATGAGACTCTCGTTGAGACAATCAACGACGTGTCGGCGAATATCCACCGTAAGACTCTACGGGGTGGCGCTAACTTCATCGTGGTTTCACCTGAAGTTGCCAATATCCTTGAGTTTACGTCTGGTTTCCGCGCTAATGTCACTGTCGATAGTGAGCGAGGTACCGTCGGATCTGTGAAGGCTGGTAGCCTTTCCAAGAAGTGGGACGTTTATGTCGATCCTTACTTCCTACGGAACGTAGTTCTTGTAGGTCGCAAGGGAGGCAGCTTCCTAGAGAGCGGATATGTTTACGCTCCCTATGTGCCGCTGCAGACCACGCCTACTATCTTCGGAGTAGAGGACTTCGTGCCCCGCAAGGGAGTCATGACCCGCTACGCCAAGAAGATGGTGCGGCCTGACATGTATGGCCTGGTTGTTATCGCTGATATGACTATTGGTTAATACGTCTAGTCTTTTATTAGACAAATAAATGTGGAAGCCCCGGCTCATAGAGTCGGGGCTTCCTATTTATGATAGTACCACTAGTTACTTCGAGGACTAATAATGGCTCTTCCGAAATTATACCCAGCGTCGACTACAAATACGAATGTCTTACCGGTTACTGGAACCGCCGGCGGCGTAGCTGCCACGCTTCCCTTTGGAATTTATGCTAGCTCAACAGATTTTTTATCTGGAGCTGCAGACCAAGTAGCTTATACATATAAAAAACTTGGGGGAGATGTTTTAGATATTGAACTAGCGCCGGGAAATGTATATTCGGCCTATGAAGAAGCTGTTTTAGAATATTCTTATATAGTTAATGTTCATCAATCAAAAAATTCCCTCTCTAGCTTTTTGGGGCATACCACCGCGTCCTTTGATCAGGATGGTCAAGTCAAAAGTGGGGATTCTTTGTCGGGTTCACAAATAGAATTAAGATATCCAAAGTTTGATTATGGCTATTTAAAACGAGTTGGTGACAGGGCGTCTACTGACACCGTCGTGGGCGGTACACAAAATATCTATTCAGGCTCTGTAGTTACTACGAGTAGCGTATGCGATTACGATCTACAAAGTATCATTTCTTCATCAGCGGCGACGGATACCACCGCTCGTTATTATGGCAAAGTTGGCAATAGAAGGATTACTATTCGAAGAGTATTTTATAAAACTCCCCAAGCGATGTGGCGATTTTATGGTTATTATGGTGGTTTCAGTGTCGTGGGTAATCTGCGTACCTACGGACAATATGCAGACGATTCAACATTTGATATTGTTCCAGTATGGCAAAATAAGCTTCAATCAATGGCATATGAAGATGCTTTAAATACACGCGTTTCCCATTGGTCTTACGAGATTAAAAATAACAGACTAAGAATTCATCCTACCCCGAACCAGAACAGCCCGGACAAATATTGGTTCCAGTTTACCATTGAAGAAAACCCATGGGAGGAATCTGAAGCTACCGGAAGATCGGGTGTTCAGGGCATTAATAACATGAACACGTTACCTTTTCAAAATATTGCCTATAATAGTATTAATTCGATTGGAAAGCAGTGGATTCGTCGTTTCGCATTAGCACTGGCAAAAGAAATGCTCGGGCAAATTCGTGGAAAGTTTGCTACTATTCCTATACCTGGCGAATCTGTTACATTGAACTCGGCCGATTTACTCTCACAAGCTAAAGCAGAGCAGGATGCTCTAAGAGAAGAGCTGAAAACTACTTTTGATGAGCTCACATATCCCAAGTTGTCAGAACAGGACGGTATCCTTTCAGATAATGCGGAAAAAGTTTTGTCCGATATCCCCGCGGGCATCTACGTAGGATAGTTAGATGGGCAATCCAAACGATAAATGGTCTCAACCTGCAGCACCTCCTCCTCCCATGTTTTTCGGGGAGAAGGAACGTGATTTAGTTAAACAGGTCAATGACGAACTACTTGAAAGAGTGATTGGCCAAACTATAGTTTATTATCCCATTGATATTAATAAAAGTGACTTTCATTCTCTTTACGGGGAGTGTATAAATAAATCTTATTTATCTCCTGTTCGCGTATACGCATATGTTGAAGTGGAGAACACTCAAACTAACGATAAATACAGTTATGAATATCAGAGCCAGTTAACGGTTCATTTTAATCGCAAAAGATTAACTGCAGATCAAGATTTATATGTCCGCGTCGGTGATTTTGTACAATATGGCGACAGACTATATGAAATCGTTCGTACATATAATGATACACGCTACTATTTTGGCCAGGTGAATCATAAGTTCCAAGTAAGTGCTGAATGTAAGCGCGCCCGCAGAGGACAGTTCGATGCCACGTAGTCGTTCTATCGAAAGTCAACAGCAGATTGAGAATCCAAAAAAGAATGATTGGACAGGCGTAAAAAATCCTTCTATTTTAAAAGAAATAGAAATAATGCCATCGACTTTGGAAACTATAGATTTTGCTGTCTTCGATTATATAAACGACAGACTTGATTTGTCAACGATGACCAATAAGGGCTTTAAGAAGGTACCTATTATCTGGGTGGGCACTGAACGTGCCTTCCAAATAAAAGAAAATCGAGATCTTCGAGACCCTGAAGAAACTCTAATCTTGCCTTTAATCACTTTAGAGAGAAGATCTGTTAGCAAGGAATTGTCTAAACGAATTATTCCATATGCCAATATTCCAATTGTTAATGATGCAAAAGGGGGCACTATTACAATTGCCCGTCGGATAAATCAGAAAAAAACCGCTGAGTTCCAAAATAATATTTCTAGAAGAAAATATGCTAATGGTGCCATAAGTGGTCAAGGGTTCGGTCAGAACACTTTTCCCAAAATTGTTGATGAGAAGACTGTATTTGAAACTATAACAATACCGCTGCCAGTGTGGATATCGGTTTCTTATGAAATCAGTATTCGGACTGAATATCAGCAACAAATGAATGATTTGACAACTCCTCTCTTACGGCAGGGAGGTCTTAATAGCATGCCCCGGCGACTTGAGCGTGACGGCCACAAGTTTGAAGCGTTTATTAATGGCAGTTTCACTAATAATTCTAATACCGGGCAGCTTGAAATGGAGCTTCGGCTTTATGAAACATCTATTACCATGGAGGTAATGGGGTACCTTATTGGAGATGGTCCCAACGATGATCGACCAAAGGTTGTAATTAGGGAAAACGCAGTCGAGGTTAGAATTCCTCGCGAGCACGTAGTATTAGGGGATATCGACGAATACCTAGGGAAGCAGGGATTTTATCGAGAATAGTAATAATAGTTGGACTTTGCCGCTTCCCTTTACTATTTACTTAAGAAAACTTGCGAAAAATTAAGTGTTTAATTTTTTTGATGAAGGAGATGCCAAGTAATGTCTGTAGATAGATTTAGATTCGTTTCGCCCGGTGTTTTCATTAATGAAATCGATCAATCCCAAGTACCTCAGCAAACTGTGGTACGGACGGGCCCGGCCATTGTCGGACGTACAGCACGCGGCCCCGCGTTTGTACCAACAACGGTTAACTCGTTTGACGAGTTTGTTCAAATTTTTGGAAACCCGATAGCCGGTGGTGGTTCCGGCGATGTTTGGAGAGACGGCAATCGTGCCGCTCCGACGTACGCAGGCTTTGCCGCGCAGGCCTATTTAGCCAATAATGGGCCGGCCACAATCGTGAGACTTCTTGGTGAGCAAAGCCCGGTCGCCGGCGACGACAGCAATGTATCAAAGCCGGGATGGATATATCCCGAAGTTGTACAGGACACCAAAGGAGGTCCTTATGGACTATTTATATTTAGTTCAGGTTCCACTCCCACCACACCGGGCTCTTCCGCGGCACTAACGGGTTCTTTGGCCGCAGTTTTCTATCTTAGTTCGTCTGCCAGAATCGCTTTAGTTGGAGCCCGCGCTAGTGAGGGGGCCGACGGCGCCGAGATTGCCGGTAATGCGATAGTGCTAAACTCACTTGGTGGTGCCACTGACGGAGAACTAAAAATAAGAATTTCAATAGGGGGTGCTCTACAAGTAGAATCTTCGTTTAACTTTGATAAGACTAGCTCGCGTTATATTCGAAAGGTTTTCAATACAAATCCGCAGCTTGTTAACGACGCTATTACTACGACTTCCAGTCTAGAGTACTATTTCCTAGGAGAAACCTTTGATCGAACTATTCGCGACCGCTTTAGTGCCACCCAGGCCAAGTATGGAGTAATCCTAGGCCTAAGTGGTTCGCTCTCAGGTACCCGAGCCAACATGGCAGCTTTCCAAACAACTTATAAAATCCCGCAGACTCCTCCGATCATTGCTCAAGACCCAGGTCCCAGTGGCAGCTTTAATATTAATACAAGTGTTCGCGAAATGTTTAGTGTGGTAGCACGCGATGAAGCTGAGTGGGCCCAGAGTCATCTTAAGATAGCCTTTAAAGATATAAAGCCATCTATGAGCCCTTCTTTTGAACCTTATGGCTCTTTCACACTTCAGATACGTCGCATGGAGGATACGGATAATAATCCAATAGTCCTCGAAGAATATAATAATCTTAATATTAATGTTAATTCTCCTAACTATATCGCGCGCCGAATCGGTGATCAGTATTCTAGTTGGGATAGTACCAATAAGAAGTTCCGTTATTACGGGGAATATGACAATCAATCGCGCTATATTCGACTGGATATGAATATTGATGTCGCTCAGGGACGAGCCGGCAAAGACTGGCTCCCCTTCGGCTTTAAGGGTGTTCCAAAGTATAAGGGCTTTAATATTATTTCAGGCTCGGCCAACTTTTTGGCATTGTCGCTAACCGGCAACCTCGCCGCCGGCGTGGCCACCACCAACACTAATTGTGTTGCAGCGGGTAGTGGAAGTATTATGAGTTCATCTTTTGGTGCCACTCCTATCTACATCCGAAGCGACGGCGGCCCCGTTGTCGACATGGGCCCGGCTGCCCTAACTGCTTCGCTACAGTTTCCAATGCTACCTTTACGTCTGTCTTCCTCTGACGGTGGTTTGTCTCTAGACACTGACGCCTACTTCGGACTTCAGACTACGACAACGCGGACATCTTTGGTGCCGGACAAAACGATTGTGGACTTGGTTCGCATGCCTCCCCCCTCTTTAAACCGCCTCAATCCCCCTGCCACGGGGCCTTCAGAGAGAGGACCTGGCTTCTCTTTAGATAACTTGGTATTAAACGGTGCTCAGGATGCTGCGTTTCACAGTGGCTCTGGCTTTGGATATATTGAGTCCTCGCCCGGTACACACCAGGGCGCCCGAAGGAAAGGCACTTCTATTACCGCGGTCAGCGCTTCGTATGAGGCTGTTCTAGATCTCGATTATAATCGATTTGTAGTGCCCATGGCCGGCGGTTTTGATGGCTTCGATATTGGTGAAGCTGATCCGTTCAACAACACGCGCGCTCTAGGAGGCGCAGGCGAGACAAGAAGCGTAAACAACTACGCTATGCTTTATACTGCACAGCGGGGTGTCGACGCGGTTGGGGATCCTGACCAGGTAGACATTAATCTCCTGACAGTTCCCGGCATGACTGCGCGGACTCTTACTAGTCATATGCTTACGGTTGCGGAAGCCCGGGCCGACACACTAGCGATTATCGATCTTGAAGGTGGCTTTTTGCCAGCTGCAGAAAACACCGATGCATTCTCTAGTAGAGCCGGAAATGTTAGTAACACTGTTACGTATATTAAACAGCGCGCTTTCAACAATAGTTATGGAGCATGTTACTATCCTTGGGTACAAGTGCGCGATACCCTAACGGGTCAACGTGTATGGGTGCCACCTTCTGTGGCCGCTCTAGGCACGTACGCAAGTTCTGAGGCTGTTTCTGAGCTGTGGTTTGCTCCTGCCGGCTTCAACCGCGGGGGCCTTAGTCAAGGTGCGGCGGGCATGCCGGTAACTAACGTTGTTGATCGATTAACGAGCAAGCAACGTGACCAGCTGTATGAGCGTAATATTAATCCCATTGCGAGTTTCCCGGCTGAAGGCATTGTGGTCTTCGGGCAGAAGACTCTGCAGGCGACACCGTCTGCACTTGATCGGATTAATGTTCGTCGACTGCTTATCTTCCTCAAGAAGTCGATTTCTAGAATTTCAACTAGAATCTTGTTTGATCCCAATATTCAAGTAACTTGGGATCGTTTCTTGGGCCAGGTAGAGCCTCTTTTAATGGCTGTGAAGAACCGATATGGTTTGGCAGAGTATCGTGTCATTCTTGATGATACCACAACTACCCCCGAGCTCGTTGATAGAAATATCATGTATGCTAAGGTCTTTTTGAAGCCCACGCGTGCGATCGAGTTTATAGCTCTGGACTTTGTTATTACCAGAACCGGAGCATCGTTCGATGACTAATAAAAAAAGGTGGATTTGCGGTACTTTACTATTTAAAATGTACGGGAGAATATAAAAATGGCTTTTTGGAGTAATGCTAATATAGAACCGAAGCGTTCACATCGGTTTTTGTTTGAGTTTACGTTACCGGATGGAACTACTACACAGGTATATGCGCGTAATGTAAGCAAGCCATCCTTTGATATCGGTCAGAGCGAACACAAGTTTTTAGGACAGACATATTATTATCCATCAGCGATTACTTGGAGCGATGTGAGCTGTACTTTGATTAACTCCATGACGCCTGATTTTGATGCTTTAATGCACATTATGCTTGCTACATCCGGTTATGTAAGTCCGGATAATGTTTCCACTTCTGGGAATTCAGTGACTGATGCGGGTACCATAAGTAAAGGAGCCGCTGTAGCAGCGCTGGATGGTTCTGTCCTAATCAAAGAGCTAGATGGCGACGGCCGGATCATCGGGAAATATACGCTTCATAATCCTTGGATAAAATCCGTCTCTTTTGGGGATTTGGACTACACCTCTGAGGAACTTCAGACTATTAATATTACACTGCGTTATGATTGGGCCAGCTACAGCACTGAGCCCGGCGTCGCTGCTGGCTAAGGATTAAATAATGCCTTTTTGGGGCGGTTGGAGTGATCCAAGGGTAGAGCCAAAGCGTGGATTTCGCTTTGTGGTGCCCTTCCCCGTATATGTCCCTAAACCACTTAGTTACGGAACGCGTGATAATAGCTTAACTATGATTTCTAAAGTGCTTACGCGCGGTTTGGCGGGGCCAGTAGACCCCGCGGCTTTAAATATAACAAATCGATACGGTGCGGATAAATATTTTCAGTTTTTAGCAGTCTCTTGTACAAAGCCTGGTTTTCAAACAGAAGTGTATAAAGTTACTCCGGGTGGCGCCACATCGCATCCTATAATACGTCCCAATCAAGCCACCACTTATGAGTTTAGTCCTATAAAAATCGATCTTATTGATACGTATAGTCACGATCTAGCTTCTACACTTACTGCCTATCTTTATGCTTATGGAGATATCAATCAAACGCTCCCGGGAAGTTTTAACCAGATAGATGGGGTAGCACAGCACTTTACTCCTGGTAAATTAATTCCTTTTCACAATACTTCAACACCGAACGAGTTTCATATTATTGAGTTTTTAAGCGCCATTCCCCCTACGGCCACCAAGACGCTCGAAGCGATTGCTGAAGGGGGCCAACAGGTGAAGCCAGAACATGGAACTAGATTTATGACCGCGCGGCGATGGATTTTGAAAAATCCCTACATATCTTCTGTAGACTTTGGAACTTATAGTTATGCCCAGGATAGGGAACTTTCGACGGTATCGCTCGAAATAGTATACGATAGTTATGATTATGATGTTGTGACACAAGATACCCAGGAAGCAGAGGCTCTAGCTGATGATCCTTCTGCGCCGATATCGGCCAGAGATCGGCGCCGACTGCGCCGGCAACAACGTCGTGGGGAGCGCGCCCAGCGCCGTGAGCAGCGCCAGGAAGTCCGGGGAGTTCGTCAGAATCTTCGGGAGAATTGGCGCGAGCAGGGGCGTACACCCCCAGAGATTAGCTCGGGCTTGCGTGAAGTACGACGTAGCCAGAACTCGCAGCCCGATCCGGTCATTCCGGGCGCTGGCCCTCGCCGCGGCTCCGGGTAGAAATAATAATTTAAAAAAAACTTATTTAGTGATATAATTATATTTGAAAGAGAGGTGACTTTTGTCAGTTCGTAATAATGAAGACCGATTTTCGGCACAACAGCCCGATTTAGATCCTCCCGCGTCGATTACACAAGATACTACCGCTCAGAGCGATCCGTTTTCTTTTGTAGTTCCGACCGAGTTTGTGGAGCTTCCGAGTCGAGGGGAGTTTTATCCTACTACTCATCCCCTCTACGGGCAAGAGACTATTGAGATTAAATATATGACCGCTAAGGAAGAAGATATTTTAACTTCTCAAAGTCTTCTAGAAAAAGGGCTGGCCTTAGAGCGTTTAATGACTAATCTTATAGTGGATAAGCGGATTAAGCCAGAAGCGCTTTTAAGTGGTGACCGAAATGCTATTCTGATCGCTGCTCGTAAGTCGGGCTACGGAGCTGATTATGTTACAACCATTACATGTCCCTCCTGCGGCGAAGTCGAAACACATGATTTCAATTTAGAAGAGGCTACAATGACGCATTGCTTTACTGAAGAAGAGTTACAGGAGGCAGGGATTGAGATCAATGAGAGAAACAACTTTGTGGTGCAACTTCCAAAGAATCCAGTGGCTGTAGAATTTAGAATGCTAACAGGAAAAGAAGAAAACTTTTTACTTAGGCAGACCGAAAGACACAAGAAAAAGAAACAAGGAGAAAGCCTAATCACTGATCACCTTAAGTTGATGATAGTGTCAGTTAATGATTATACGGAACGTGAGCTACTAGAAAAGTTTGCGGAGACTATGACGTTAACTGATACCAGATTTTTAAGAGAAACTTATCAAAAAGTAATGCCCAACACGGAGCTACGAAAGGAGTTCGTCTGTAGTCAGTGTGACCACGAGGACGACATTAACTTTCCCTTTACAGCCGACTTTTTTTGGCCTCAGCTCTGAGTATATGGAGAACGTTTATGAACAGTTCTTCGTATTAAAATATCATGGCGGCTGGAGCTTTACAGAAGCATATAATTTACCTATTAAATTAAGGGAGTGGTTTTTGGCGCGCCTCTTAAGGCAGAAAAAAGATGAACAAGAGGCAATGGAAGAAGTAAACCAGCCATCAAGCGCGGGAAGAACCCAATTGGGCCCCGGGGTTAAAGTACCTAAGCTTTAATTATTTTTAAGACTAATTATTCTGCACAAGTGCGAGGTTTGCATGTCATGAATAATGAAGAGCTGGTTCCTACAACTGTTAATTTAAATGCTGTCAAGGAAGGAGAGCTTAATGAGAGCTTTCTTACAATGCTTGGGGGAGCCATAGAAACACTGTTAACTCAGATGTTTGGGCACACAGATGTAGTGAGCACAGTGGTACGCGGGACCCCTTCACAAATAGCATCTTTCGGAGATGCCCTTTCCCAAGAAAAGAGATACATGGAAACGTTTCTAAAGTATGGACTTAATGATCCTCGAAGCTTTAGTAGTCGCCACAAACTTGAGGGCGCTGTTGCCAACTTTGAAAGAGAAACTGGCATTAAGTGGCCTTTCAAATAGGATAACCACGACTCATGGCAGCCGGAGATGACATTGCGAGTGCTGAGCGTTTAAGTGCACTTCTAGAAAGACATTTAGATCTTTATAAGCAGAGAGCCGCTGCCCTTGCTAGTGAAATCAGAATTCTTGAGCGGCAATCTGGGATTGCCGACAAAGCAAGATTAATAGTACAAAAGAATTTAGAACTAAATCGTAACGCTATTCAGGCCGAACAACAAGTGCTAGAAAAAATGCAGGCACAGGTGGCTGAGTACAATCGACTTCGAACTGCAACGAGCTTGACAGTCGCGGAGACCGGTAGACTGGCTGAGCTCGGTGAACGCATACAGCAAGGGCTGGCGGATGAGGTTAAACAACGTACGATGACTCTCAACCTGGCTAAACAAGGCCGGCAAGCCACGGAGAACACCGTAGCAGCAACACAGAGAGCTGTTCGAACCACACTAGGCATTAGTGATGCGTGGAAGAAAAGTTTAGTAGGATCGATCGCTTTCGGAGGAAGTCTCAAAGGCGTCAGCGCTGGCCTCCGTAGCTCACTTAATACTTCTGACACTCTCATGTCTACATGGATGAAGATAGCCGAGATTTCAATGAAGGCTGCGCTGGAATACGATAACATGGCCGCTGCGGTACATAGGATCGCCGGCACCGCGTCCGGAATGAACGATTTAGCGCGCCAAACTTACGCGGTACACCGAGCAAACCTTCAGTACGGTATGGGTATTAAAGAGTCTGGTGAAGTGACCAATACTTTGTATACATCGATGGCTTCTTTCTCTCATTTGCTTCCCACTACCGCCATGGCCCTCCAGCGTCAAGTGGGACTGCTTAAACAGGTAGGGGTAGATTCTCAAACCGCTGCACAGGCTTTTAACTTTATGGATAAAGGATTACGTTTGTCGGCGGCGGACTCGATTTCTTTGAGCAATAAACTTTTCGGATTGGCGAAAGCACTTAAAGTGCCTCCACAAGTAATCTTTAGAGATTGGCAAGCCGCTTCTAGTGAGCTGGCAAAATATGGCGCAGGAATGACTGAAGTATTCATGGGCCTTTCTGCCCAGGCAAAGAATACAGGCCTTAACATGTCTCAGCTTATAAGCATAGCTAAGCAGTTCGATGAGTTTGACAGCGCAGGGCGCGCCGTAGGGCGTTTAAATGCCATCTTGGGGGGTCCCTACCTGAATGCCATCGAAATGGTGTATATGACTGAAACTCAGCGTATTCAAGCCCTGCGAGAATCTTTATCTTTGTCGGGCATGATGTGGGAGAGTCTTAGTCGTCACGAAAGACAAACAATCGCGACCGCGGCTGGCATTAGAGACATGACTGTAGCTGCGCAGCTCTTTGGAGGCACAAGCCGGCAGTTTGCAGAAGTTGCGGCAAGCCAAAAAGCTTTGGAGGACCGCGCTATAGAGGCACAATCTGCTATGAGGAAGTTGCAGATGGCTGCATACGGACTTGCGATTGCGGTAGAACCTCTGGTAGATTTGGTGTCTAACATAGCCTCGGGAATCGCTTATCTTACTAGCTTACCTGGTGGTAAATGGTTTATGAGTTTAACTGCGGCCGTTATTCCGGCTACATTAGCGATTCGGAATTTCAGGCGCGCCAGAGTAGCCTCTCAAGCGATGGAACAACTCCTTCTTGCTTTGACTGGTAGAAACATTACAGCTTTGGGTGGTCTGTCTCGTGCTAACAATATGGCTACCGCGTCAACTAGGCGATTAACCTTAGCAGAGGCTCACCGTCGCATCGAGTTGCTGGCGTCTCAACCCATCATGGCTCGACACGTAGGTCTAACTCAGGCGGCCGGCACCGGCGCCGCCGCTGCGGCCGGCCCCGTTAGGGTACTAAGTACGTCGTTTGGTCAGCTTGTAGGGGTGCTAGGCGCCGCAACGCTAGGCTTTGTGGCTGTAAATGCCCTGTTGAAGAACACAAAACACTGGGCCTACGGGGCTACAGCGGCATTCGCAGGCCTCGCCGTAGCCATTGCGGCTATGAAGTGGGGCCCCATGGCAGCCCTCCTTGGCCCGGTGGCCGGCCCGATGGTTGCTGCTGCCGGCTTAGGCGTCTTTGCCGCCGGCATATACAGTGCCGCCACCAAAGCACAGAGCATCCCACGACGGCAACTCGGGGGTCCCGTAGAGGCAGACCAGCCATATCTCGTAGGCGAAGAGGGCCGCGAGGTGGTGGTACCCACACAAAGTGGAACCGTAGTAAATAATAAGGGCACCGAAGACATGCTTGGTGGAGGAGGCGCCGCCGGAATGGGAGAGTTAAAAGATGCGATCCTAAATTTGTCTATGCGACTAGATAATATGGGTCAAGGTGGCGGGGGCTCTCAGCAGCCTATCGTTATTGAACTTGATGGCAACGTAGTTGGGGAGTTCGCCGTTAATAAAGTGGACCAGCAGCTCGGAGTACTTAGCTAAAGGATTAAAATGGGCGGCAGAAATAAAAGCGAAACAGGTAATCTTAAAGACCTTTGGGAGAAGCAATATGGTTCCAAAGGGCTTTTCGACATTGCCGGGCACTGGAGTGGCGGTAAAGTAACGTGGTCATGGAATGAACTAGAGGACCTCAAACGATCGGCTCGTGATGCTGATGATGTACATTCGATCGAACAAGCGCAGGCCCTTCTTGCTTCGCAGTTCGAATACAGTCCAACCGATACACTCAAAACGACAAAGTTTAACCCGGATATTTTAACTATTGAATATGTGGCTTTAAAGAAAAACCTTAAACTGCCAGGAGCGCTAGCTACTTTTACCGACAACTTCTTGCCCAGATTCCATAAAGAAAATGTATACGGCCGCATGGATCCTGTTGCCACTTATCAAGGAACCACTCGTACGGTTGACTTTGCATGGACTATAGATATTTTAGGGGATCCCTCTCAAACAGATGGGATGCTAAAGGCAGTTGGAGACTTGGCTAAGTTTATGTATCCGGTTTATCAGACGGCTGATGGTAAAAAGATGGGCACAGGGACATTGGTAGCACCCCCTCTTTTGCGTTTTAGATTAAGCAATGCATCAGGGGGAAACCTAAATCTCATGAGAAATACATCTCCTGGTGCTACGACGGAGGGTTTACTAGCGATTGTGGATTCATTTAAATATCTTACGTATACAGCAGGGATACGAGGAGGTGAGCTCAACGTGACGCGCCTTATTGATAGAAATGGCCAGCTAGCTTTAGTTCCCACTCATGTGGAAGTAAGCTTTGGCTTAACGATTCTGCATGAAAATGCGAAAGTGGGCTGGACGTGGAATCGCGACGACGCCTTCAGTGGAACAAATACCATTACTTTTGGACAAACCGCTGATTACCCGTATGGGTATGGCACAACTTTGAGTGACACGGCCGCGTCAGCACCGGTGTCCCCGGCTGACGATACAGTCGAGGCCGGGGCCCTCAAGGGCGACCAGTCCACTCTAGAGGCCGCAGGAGATGCTGCGGCGACTCTAACTGGTACCGGTGCGGTGCCTGGGCTCGCAGCTGGTGTGGAAAATATACCTGGAAGACCAGACTAATAGAATAGTATAAGGGAGAGCATGAATGCCATCACGATACGATAACCGACGCATCTTTAGAAATACTGACGAGATCTATTTTAATATATTAGAAGAGCGTGGACTTACTAGCATTGTTCAGTACGTCACTCCTGTATTTAATAAGGTAACTCAGGCAGAACGTATGCGTATAACTAAACTACAAAAAGTTTGGACGGTCGGCGATCGCCTTTATAAATTGGCCGCTGAACACTACGGTGATCCAAAATTGTGGTGGGTAATAGCAAGATTTAATTCCAAACCCACAGACGCTCATTTTAAACTAGGAGAAATGGTTTATATTCCAATGCCCCTCGAAACTATGTTAGAATATTATAGGGAATAAAGAATGGCCGTCCAGAAAGATTATCGCGAAACTCTTGAGACCAGTGGTCAAACAATTGTGGGCGATTCACTCGCCGAATCTATTACCTTTAATGCTCAGTGCTTTTTAATTCAGAATATGTTTGACATTGCTCCCAAAGCGGAAGAGAAGCTTGGGCTTTTTATTGAACGACTCCGCAACGACACTGAAACTGACCCCCACAGCACGTCGCAGGCTAGTGGTTATAACTATGTGGCACCCCTCTTAAGCGATACTGCTTATACAGCTCCGAAAACGTTTTCCAAACTGGTACAACCTAGGGAAGCAATTCGGATGCTTGACCTGACCACAGACAAGATGGCCATGCTTGTGCCGTGTCTTCGAATCTACAAGGTAGAGTACGAGTCCCTTCCGCCCGACGACGAGGGATTTCGGCGTCCCAATCTTAATCTGGCGAAGGACAAAGAGATCATTTTTGATGACTTTGTGAGCGAGCAAACCTTAGAAAGAATGTTTGAACGTCACCAAGGAAGGTTGGCAGGAACAGGTATTAAAAGTTTTAAGTGGTCTTTAAAGGGAGTTAATCCTGCGGATGTTGATAAAAATATTGAGGCTCAACTCACAGTTCATTTTAACGATGTATCGGCTTTGTTTACGGATAATACGCGGCATTCGGTATATAAAGCCGGCCGCCCCGGAGGGAGTAGCTTTTTAGATTTAATCATTTATGCCCCGCATAAGGCCCTCGCCACAACGGGAGATGCGGAAAGCGGCAACGCACAAGATACAGAGACAGTTCCCAGTTACCTGCATTACGATGGCGCCTTTTTTGAAATTAAAGCCGAAGTAGGATGGCAAGTTCCTCCCAACCACGGAAGTTTTTTTACTTCTAAGGAAATGGATGTTATCAGAGACACGCGTACTCCTCTCTATTTGCAGCTGACACAGCATCGATTTAACTTCAATCAGGATGGGTCTGCCGATCTGGTAATTGACTATCGTGCGCGGTATGGGAGTTTAGAAAATAGATTTGATATTTTGGGAATTCCAGAGGATCTAGATCTTATTACGAACCTAGCAAAACTTGAAAAATCAAGGGAAAGTTTAGGTCAGTCCCCCCCCCGCCCCACTGCTGCGCAACGCGCGCCATTCGACGACGCCAACCAGCAGGTCGAGGCTGCTCAGAAGTTGTTAAACGACTATTTGGAAGAAAGGTACAGTCGAATATTTACCTATCTTATCTCCCGTAACCATCTCTTGGATGTTTTTGCCAAACCTCTTCAACTCCGCGCCTTTTCACAGGCGCCAGGCACGGGTGCTCCCGCCGAAATGTCTATTGAGGATTATAGACAGATGACCGAACGAGCCCAGGCTGCACATACTACGGACTCTCCTGTGTCGGAGGCTCATTTAGCTGGGGGCGCCACCGGGAGTGAGCCTTTTTTTCAGTATATGTTTGGCAGAACCACATACTATGAAGGACTCCGCCAGGATGGTTTTTTTGGGTATAATGGGGAGGTGGTACACCATGCGGATCTTGTTAGTATTCAAACCGAACATGGTCTTTATCGGAAGCGATTGGAAGAGGCGTTGGAAAACGATCCGGACAGTAAGGATGCTTTGGGAATCTCAATGGCGGGGATGGGATCCCCGCGCACCCCGGGGACGCCCTGGTCGCGCTTCACGGCCCACGGGGCCGCCGAAGGGGTAAGACCCAATACAAGTGGAGACCAACAGCCCAATCCCATGGAGGATCCTAATCTGGGGAAGGACAAAATACCTGTTACCTTCTTTCTTTTAGGAGATCTCATAGAAGGGGTGATTGAGGAGGGAAATAAGGGTGGAGTCAAGAAAGAAATAGATATGCAACGTATGGGTCTGGTCACAACAGACTTGGAATTTATGAATGTAAAAGTTTTTTATGATGCAGCGACCGCGTTTAAACCGGCTGATCCGGAGGCCGGAACGCGCACACAATCTAGGAATCCAGAACAATTTTTTAAGAAGTTGAAATTTCGGGAACTCTCCTTTTCTAGACAAGATAAACAGCGGCTTTTTAAAACCATTAATATTGCCTCCATTCCCATTCAATATGAGTCTTTTGTGAATTGGTATATAAAGAAGGTTGTTAAACCGAAAAAGCCGCGTTATTATTTTAACCACTTTATCGCAGACGTTCTCCGAGACTTAGTGATGCCTATGCTATCCGCCAAGTGTTTCTATGGCATGCCTCAAAGACAATACCACTTTACACAACTAGACATTTTGGCCGACAGAGATGGCGTCTTTGCGAAGGCATTATATAGTGATGGGGTCCCCCCCCTTACTAACTCTGTATTTACTAGCGGTCTTGTAGCGCGCCGCGCACTTCCTTTGTCGATATCTATAGGAAAGCAGGGGACGAGGCACCTTGATAAACCCGCCGCCAAGAATATTCATAGAAACTTTAAAATACTTTTGATGACAGATCCTGGAATGATGGAGTTCGAGTTGGGTGATGAGGACAGCGATCGAGAAAAGGGAATATATCATTTCATCGTGGGTGCCGATAGGGGTCTTCTTAAAACGGCCACTTTTCAACGTACTGACGCTCCCTACCTGCGCGAGGCTAGAATAAATCGAGATAGGGTGGCAGGAGCCGAGCAACTGAGAGAACTCTACAGTGTTACGCTTAAGCTATATGGGGCACCGCTCATAAAGCCCGGACAATATATTTATGTTTCCCCCGCCCCGATAGGTTTTGGCACCCCTAAAAACAGAAACTCACCAGCGCGCTATTTAGGAATAGGAGGATACCATTTGGTAACATCTGTAGAAAATACTATTTCTCAGAAGGGATATGAAACGATCGTCAAAGCGCTTCATCAAGCGATGCCATACATTGACCCCGGCAAGAACCTAGTTAATACTTAAGCCATGCATCAGTCAGAACTAACAGGAACCATTCCTTACTCACCGACGGAGGCCATGAACCTTCGTGGGAGTAACGAGCTATCAGCCAAAGACGCTTTTTATGAGCGTAAAAAATATAAGGATTTACCACTCTTTTTAGATACGCCTCATCCTCTTCGTTCATGGTATACATCTTATTATTATGGGAGGGTTGACCCTATTCAGAATGGGATTGTGGTTAATCCCGTCGGACCCGCCGAATGGGCCCATCGCCAGGTGGGCATGACATTCGACCCGGACTCGTCCGGTATTCTGCAGCCCACCGGCCCCCTAACTACTTACGAACCTAATGGGCAAAACACTCTCAAACAAGTTAAGAGTTCAGCTGGTAATGTATTTGTGTTTAATTTTGTGGCAGATGCATTTAAAGATTTGAAGGAACACCTCCAGCGCGCTGGCGATGCTGACCTGATAAATAAGTTTAATAGCGTATACTATAAGTTAGAACCTGTGCGCGGTTTCGAAAACTATGACAACTCTTTCCGAGGTTTTAATCGGGCTTATGGCACGCGGTTCACGAACTGGATTCGATCTAGTAAAAGTATTTCTAATAGAGTATTGGATTTTCCCTCTTTTGTCAAAGAGCTATCCAACTATATGGGAACAAAACTTAACGATTGGCCTATCACTTTGACAGGATACGTGGTATCAAACTATTCTTCTCCTATGATCTCGGGCCTTTCTCTAGAGTTAAAGAAGAATCCGGATTATGCCAAAGATTCTCCTAAGTTCGAGAACTATATACTCGATCCTAACTTTGACTATTTTGTAAAAGCTGCCAGAAAGTATGGGTTTTATGTGGATAGAAACGGCCCATGGAAGATAACCGCCGATCCCTTATCGGAGCCTATGCTTGCGTACATGACGAAAACCTTTAGTCCTACTTGTGAACAAATTGGAGGATATTTTGATGCTCCTTCGCGCCAACAGTTTTTTAATACTTATTATCAGAAAACCTATAAGAAAGATTTGCTACTTCTAAAGGATGCTTTATTGAAAATGTATAATCAGTTTGCACAAGATTACCCGCGCGCGACTATCCAGACGACATCTACTGTGAAATGCCCCAATCGCCCATCTTACGAAGTAAGAATGAGAAATACGATTTCAAAGGACGCGGTGCACGGACTTGGCAGTTTGTTTTGGCTTCATACATATTTTAATATTCGCACACGCGAGGCTAATGTAACATTTACTGATTATAATCAAAAGATCCAAATGATTAACACTATATACAAAACTTATAATGAAGAAACAGCCATGCGTTATATTAATAATTTAATTAAACCTTATTTATATAACTTACAAGTGGGCAAAAAAGTCTTGACAAAGGAAAAGGGACCTGTTAAGATAGGAAGTGTAGAGAATGCTAGAACTGCTCCGACACATGTGGGCCCCAGGGGGGTCAACGGGGGGGGCGTCTATTAGGAGGCCACTTGTATTTTCAAACGCTGGATAGCAAAGGCGAGTGTTTAGGATATTACGCTGATAATGAACTTTATTATCAAGATCTCCCGCAAACTGCCGACAAGACATGGTACTACTCTCCTTCTTTAAAGGAGCGCCACGTAGAATACGCACGCATTTATAACGGGGGTCTCACATTAGCCGAAGCCTGCCCGCCAGAACTCAAGCCTGTATGGGATAGCATTACCAAACGGCTGCATGCCTTCCTCAAGTCATTTCAAATAGCCAAGATTAATTTAAATGAGACTTGTATCTATAATTTGATCCCAGAGTTTTTCCTCTATGAACTTTGTGATGCCAAGAATGAGATTACAAAGCATATTTTAATGAGTCACAAGCGGCCCCTTAATCATGATTTTATGGTGGATGTTATTAAAATGCTTGGGGATCTTAAAGAACAACCCTTGAATATAGATACGGAACCCATCATGACAAAATTGGTGTCGGTGAAAGGAAAAAACTTTGCCAAGAAACTTCAAGAAGTTGATTGGATATGCGATTATAATCCATTCGGGACTGTGACAGGAAGACTCACAACGATGCCGAAGACATTTCCTATTTTGACTCTGCATAGAGACTTTCGTGGATGTCTTCATCCTCAAAATGATTGGTTTTTGGAGTTGGATTATAACGCGGCCGAAGTAAGGACACTGTTGGGCCTCTCGGGAACACCACAGCCCGAGGACGATATTCACGAGTGGAATATTCAGAACATTTATGGCGGCAAGCTTGACCGACCGCAGGCAAAGCAGAAGATTTTTGAGTGGCTGTATTCTCATCGAAAGAATAAGAAAGCTGAGACCTTTTACGATAAAAGCCTCGTTAAAGAAAAGTACTGGAACGGTCATGATATACACACAGAGTTTGGGAGAGACATAAAAGGGGTTGACAACCATCACGCTTTGAACTATATTATACAGAGCACAACGAGCGATTTGGTTTTGAGTAAAGCAGTTGAGATTCACAATAGCTTACAAGAGAAAGAAAGCAACATAGCTTTTATGATGCACGATTCGATTGTTATAGATTTAAAACACGGAGAGCGTCAGATTATTCCAGAGCTAATAAAGATTTTTGGTACGACTCCTTTCGGTGATTACAAGGTAAACACAACTCTCGGTAAAAACTTCGGAGATATGAAGGATTTAAACCTATAATGAACATTATTGGCTTAGGGAAAGCCGGTTGCGCAATTGCGGACTGCTTTTCGAAGTTTCCTCAGTACAAAATCTATAAGTTTGATACCGGGCTTGTCGGAGAAAACTGTTTCGATATTCCAAAGCAGAAATCTCATGAAGAGTACGAAAAAAAGTTCCCAAACTTCAAAAAAGACTTGCAACAGATCTCCGGGGATGTTATCTTCGTCCTATGTGGCGCGGGGAGCATCACAGGCGCCGCTCTGAGGCTCTTAGAGCAACTCTCAGACGTTTCTGTAACCGTTCTGTACATAGAGCCGGATGTCTCGCTTCTAAGTGAAACTGAAGCGGTACAGGAGAGGATCGTGAAGAACGTTTTTCAAGAGTACGCTAGATCAGGAATGTTTGAAAGAATCTACCTGGTTTCCAACGGACAGATAGAAAAAAGCATCGGAGACATTCCGATCATAAGCTATTATGATACTATAAATCAGGCAGTTGTAAACACGTTACACATGGTAAACGTTTTTAAAAACTCCGAACCAATTTTGGGGACATTTACAGAACCTCATGAGATTGCTAGGATATCTACACTAGGAGTGGTGGATGTAGAAAAAAATGAAGAAAAATGGTTTTATGACTTGCAAATGCTGAGGGACGTGGTATACTATTATGGTATCAATGAGAATGATTTGAAGACAGATGGAACACTCTTTAACAAAATTAAAGAATATGTCAAAGACAAAGTAGAAGAAAAGATTAATGTGTCCTACGGAGTATACAAAACGAACTACGAACAGAAATATTGTTATTGCGTTAAATATAGTTCTGTGGTACAATCATATATAGATGAACTAGACGATCAGGATATTGGCTGATCGTACTCTAACCCAGTGAAAGGAAAATAAAATGGGTATCGATTTAGAAAAAATGAGAGCAAAGCTAGCCACTCTCAAAGGACAAGGCGGCGATAGGGACAACTTTTGGCGTCCCGAAGATGGGAACCAGGACATTCGTATTGTTCCGACTCCCGATGGAGATCCCTTCAAGGAGAAGTGGTTCCATTATAACCTCGGAAATACTCCGGGATTTTTATGTCCCAAGCGTAACTATGCGGAGGAATGCCCCGTGTGTGAGTTTGCTTCGCAGCTTTGGCGCGATGGTGTAGACAACAATGATGATGAAAGTAAGAAGGTGGCTAAGAGCCTATTCGTTCGGCCGCGCTTCTTCTCGCCGGTGTTCGTACGTGGCGAAGAAGATAAGGGTGTACGTATCTGGGGGTATGGCAAGATGGCATATGAGAATCTTCTCAGTCTCGTGCTTAATCCAGAGTATGGTGATATCACCGATCCTGAGACCGGCACCGATCTTACCATGACTTATGGAAAGCCCGTAGGTGCTTCGTTCCCGCAGACAAAGCTTGTACCTCGTCGACGTAGCACCGAGTTATGTGAGGATATGACGCCGGAGAAGTGTTCGGAACTGCTTGAGAGTATTCCAGAACTGGAAGACTTGTTCGAGCGCAAGACTGCTGAAGAAGTGGGCGCGCTGCTTGACACCTTTGTAAACGCGGGTGTAGCGGACCCCGAGGCGGTTTCATCCGAGACCCAAAAGTTTGGTGGCACCTCTACGACCACTGATGAAGAGCCTAATGCGGTAGACGCTGCATTTGCTGAGCTGGGCGCTCTATAGCCTAGCCCTCCACTCCCGCAGGGAGGCCCGGGGTTACAGGGGCCTCACATAAATACGAAAGAGATAAAATGAGTTTAAACGAAGTTTTAAAGACGGTAGATCTGGCACCGGATGCCGTTGCGACACTAATACATACAGATGGTGCTGACGTATTTCACTATACAGACGATTACATTGATGATGCTCTTCTTGAGACAACAACAGCTGAGACTCTTGCAGGGCTTTTGGCCACCAGCGGAGTAACCGTAGCCACCACACACGGGACGGCCGATATTTTGCAAGATATGCGCGACGACGGCTTGCTTGACGAGTATGGGTACGATTTTACTTTTCAGGAATATCTCGCCGAAGTGTTGCGTACTACGCACTATGACTATGATTGGCTGGAAACGAATACCGAGCGTTATGACTATAAACGCGGCCGTTGCGATGTGAAGGCGACGGTGAAGGTGGCCGTCTCACAGATTGTAGACCACCCGAGTGTTGTGAATGGGTGGAAGGTAAACATTCCAACCAAAAACGGAACCCTTTCAGTAGAGTGGTAAGGATCCCCCCAGCGGGGGGCTCCGGGGTATAGGGCCCTCAAATATTTAGGGAAAAAAATGACAGCGCCGAAGGGAACAGAGGGGTTTACAACCGCAAAGTCTAAGGAATCAGAGGAAAGACATAGACAAATCATTGTTAGCGCCGTAAGAGAATTAGGGCCAGAGTACAAACTGACGGGATCTCTTTCAATTGAACAGATCACAGACGGGAAGTGCCCGTACTCAAGAACTGCCAAAGGGAACTCACAGGAATATAGAGCTGATGGCGGATTTCTTTGGTGGAAGGATCCAGCGGGCCAGTGGCACTTGATCGCGATTTTTGAAGATAAGTTTCAGACAGCCCGCGCCAACGCTTGCCAGCGCGGTGATCATTATCTTACTTTTGTAGAGCCGGAGCAACTTTTTATATCATGCGGCGGTGTTGGGTTCCTGAAGAAGGATGCGGGGGGTGCCACCGGCCCGTTTATTGATACTAATCGCTTTGCTGGTGTGACTGTGCTCGAAAATGTACAGTGTGATGACACTTTTAAACAACACGTAGTGGAACATATTCGTAAAGCGCTTCGTTGCCACCTCAACAAGCCCATCAAGGCCCTTGTGGGACAACTTCTAAACGATATTGATATTGATGATGAACCTCAGCGCAGGCAGCTATTGGAAAAGTTGCGCACTCTAGACACGGGCCTACGTAAGTAATGAAACCTTTGTTCATGTGGGCAGGCGGCAAGACACGCCTCATTAAGAAGTATAAAGTAAGAGATGTTCTTCCCAGAACAGTCGAGCATTATGTTGAACCCTTTATGGGTGCTGGCGCTATGTTTGTATGGGTATACAATAGAAATAAAAATGCCACCTTTATCTTAAACGATTACAACAAGTACATTATGAATATATATAGGACCATTCGGGGGGACTGTAATAATTTTCTAACCAAAGTAGATGAGCTGGAGGCCGAGTATCTTCCACTGAACAACGAACACCATGTTGCGTACTCTCGTTTTTTTAAGCCGGATAAAGAGCTTGTCGGAGGGGAAAGAAAGAAGTTTTATTATAATCTTTTAGATGAATATATACATGACCATAAAAAATGGAGCAATACAGAGGAAGATGCGGTATTATATTTTCTTTTGAAGACAGGATTTAATGGCATTTGGCAGACTACGAAGGAGTCGGGAGATCGTTATGCTACTCCCTCTGGGCTGTTAAATCATGACAAAAAAGTATATGACAAACAGAATGTTTTAGAGTGGTCTAAAGCCTTGCGGAAGACGATACTATTATCAGGCGATTTTGGGAAACTAATGCCCTACATTAAGGAAAACTCATACGTTTTTCTTGATCCTCCCTATCGCGGATCGTTTACACAATATGGAGTGGATTTTGATGATGTATGGCAGGAGCGCGTGATTAAATTTTTAAATGACTCGACAAAACTTGGTGCCTATGTTATGCTATCTAATAGGGTGGTTGAAGATGAAGAAGATGACTTCTTCGAAAGCCGAAAAGGAAAGAATGATATTGTATACTTCGATGTTACATATACAGCGGGCCGTAGAAAGCAAGTCGGCATTGATGAAGACGGCAACACTTTATATGAGGCCAAGAAGGCACGAGAAATACTAATGATTGGGAGAAAATAGTGGCAAAATCAAAATCAAAAGTAGGGACAGTATCCGTAGGAGAACTGCGTTCCCTTATTAACAAGGCTTCCGGAATGGAAGTCGCATATAACCTTAAAGAAGAGAACCCAACAGAAGTTAAAGAGTGGATTCCTACAGGTTCTCGTTGGCTCGATAGTATTATCTGCCGCGGCAAGCTTGCGGGTATTCCTGTCGGAAAGATTTCAGAAATCGCCGGGTTGGAGTCCACAGGTAAGTCTTTCATGGCCGCACAGATCGCCGGCAATGCCCAGCGAATGGGTATGAATGTAATCTACATGGATGCGGAGTCTGCAATCGATCCGGCCTTCCTAGAACGTGCCGGGTGCGATTTGGAGACACTTATTTATGTTCAGGTCCAGTCAGTCGAGCAAGTGCTTGAAACTATTGAACAAATCCTTAATAGCGGAGCCGAGAAAATGTTGTTCATCTGGGATTCACTAGCACTTACGCCGTCCATTTCGGATGTGGAGGGAGATTTTAATCCTCAATCGTCGATGGCAGTGAAAGCCCGCATCCTCGCCAAGGGTATGTCTAAGCTAACCATTCCCATTGCGAACAGCCAGTCATCCTTCTTAGTACTCAACCAGTTGAAGACTAATATCACAAGATTTCCAGCCGAAGCCATGACCACTCCCTATGTCACTCCGGGAGGGAAGGCAATGATTTATGCCTACTCTCTGCGTGTGTGGCTGACGGGACGGAAGGCTAAAGCTAGTTTTGTTCTGGACAATAATGGTTTCCGTATCGGATCGGAAGTTAAGGTTAAGCTAGAGAAATCTCGCTTTGGGACGCAGGGTCGTAACTGCGCTTTTAAGATTTTATGGGGAGAAGATGTTGGAGTTCAGGACGAGGAATCCTGGCTCGAAGCTATTAAGTCTTCGGAGAACCTTAAGCAAACGGGTGCTTGGTATGCTTTGGTACATGACGATGGGTCCGAAGAAAAGTTTCAGGCAGCTCACTGGGTGGATAAGCTAGAAGATGAGCGGTTTAGGGAACGCGTATATGATATCATGGATGAAGAGATCATAATGAAGTTTGATAATCGCACGGGGAACGCAGAAGACCATTATACTTTAGACGATGAGTGACTATTTATTATTGACACTTGATGTCGACTTATAAGGAATAGTATAATGAAGAAATTACTTTTAGATAGTTTATCTCTGGCAAAGAACGTTGCTTTACTACGCGCCCCCCGTGAACTTTATGTTCTTTTGGCGGCGAATAGTGCTGCAGCTCTTGCTGTTGGACTTGTTCTTGGACACTGTTCCTTACTTTAGGAGAGGGCAGTGAAACTTACCAAGCAAAGACTTCAAGAGATTATTAGAGAAGAACTTCAGTCTTTTGTAGACGAAGGTAACAAAGCAGACAAGACTGTTGGTGACCCTCCCTATCGTGAGCAGGGCTCCACGGAATCCCAGGCGCAACAGAAAGCGGCGGGGATGGCTTTGTCTGCGCGGAGAGGGGACACTCCCACGAGTAAGTTAAAGGGTGCCGCTTTAGATTTGTATAAGGGAGAGATAACTACTAAAGAGTTGAGAAGCCTAGCAAAGCTTGGTCAAAAAGTAAAGCAGCACAAGTCGAAGGAACCCAAGCATCTTAAGAGTTTGCCGGGACACGTAACGCCAGCAAAGGATTAAAACAAATGAATTTATCTAAACAAAAACTACTACAAATCATTAGAGAAGAGATTGCTTCTATTAGTGAGCAGGAGCAGGAACGCAGAGAGAAGAGTGAATCTTTCAATCGCACGCGCCTTGAACAAATGGGGATGGAAGAGATCGAAGAATATCTCAGCGAAGATAATCTTGACGAGAAGAAGAAAAAGAAGAAGAAGAAGGACTGGATTCAAAAAGCTGTAGATCCTGAGCACAAAGGATATTGTACACCCATGACCAAGTCTACGTGTACCCCTAAGCGTAAAGCTTTAGCTAAGAGATTCAAGAAAGCCGGCCGTAAAGAGAAGAAAGAGGGCGGCACTGGATGGCAGGGGAAAGTGTAGTGAAACTCACCAAACAAAGATTAAAAGAGATTATCAGGGAAGAAGTAGAGAGAGGCCCGGGCATTAAAACTGTTTTTCCCGATTTTCATTTTTTAGCTAGAAAGGCTACTTCTACAGGGACGACAGGGCTCTGGGGCGGTGCCAACACTGCCGAGGAAGCCGCAGAGCATGCGCAGAAATGGGTCGACAAGGGTTATGAGATTGTTCAGGCAACTAAGCAATTGCTTCCTGCACTGGCAGCGTTGGGGCTGCGGGAGAGAGAATAAGCCTCTTTTAATCCTTGACACCCACAGCCCATAGTGTATACTATGGTATGGGGAAACAACGACGTTATATATCCTTCGCCAAGAAGATCGCAGAACAATCAAACTATGGCAAATTTAGACACGGAGCTATCCTCGTAAAGGGCAGCTCTATTCGTAATGTAGCTTGCAATAAGCACCGCCACTGTGGGTTTGGAAAACGTTTTCGAGAACATAATGATGGCGACGCCACCCTGCACGCAGAACTAGGAGCGATTCTAGGAATAGATCGGAACATTACCCAAGGTTCAACCATCTATGTGGTTAGGATTAACAGGGAAGGACAATCGCGCATGAGCAAGCCGTGCCCCATGTGCGAAAGCGCCATGAAGCATGTAGGCGTTAAGAGGGTGGTATACACCAACAGAGACGGCAGAATAGAAAACATGACATTGTGAAAAGAGTAATGATTATTGATGCGCTGAATGCATATTTCAGGGCATATATTGTAGATCCCAGTATGTCTACCAACGGGCAACCCATCGGTGGTGTTAAAGGATTCTTGAAGATCCTCCAAAAGCTTGTTCGAGAGAACAAGCCTGACATGGTGGTGGTAGTTTGGGATGGTCCAGGAGGATCGGCTAAGCGCCGAGCCATCGTGAAGGAATATAAGGAGGGGCGCAAGCCCATCCGTCTTAACCGCGAGAGCAACCTTACTCCTGACGAAGAGACAGAGAACAAGGTGTGGCAGCAGACGCGTCTTCTGGAATATCTTAATGAGCTGCCCATCCCGCAGTTTATGTTTCCCGAGGTAGAAGCAGATGATGTAATCGCGTACATAACCCAATCAGATAAATTTAAGGGATGGCAGAAGGTAGTGGTTTCCAGTGATAAAGATTTCATTCAGCTCTGTGATGGTGAAACGGTTTTGTTCCGTCCTATCCAGAAAGAAGTCCTTACTCAGAAGAATATTCTAGAGAAGTTTGGTATTCATCCGCGCAACTTTGCCATGGCGCGAGCTATCGCGGGAGATAAGTCAGACAATCTTAAAGGGGTTCCTGGAGCCGGCTTGGCTACCGTCAAAAAAAGATTACCATTTTTATTTGAGGACAAAGAGTATTCATTTCAAGAGGTTATAGATTATTGCGAAAAAGTTGACAGCAAAGTAGTATTTTTTGATCGCGTTATCGAGAACAAAAACCTAGTTATAAGGAACTACAAGTTGATGCAGCTGTACGATCCCAATCTCTCTCGCCAAAGTAGACAGAAGGTCGATTATGTATTTAACAATTTGGGATATGAGTTCAATAGAACCGAGTTCATCAAAATGATGAATAAAGATGGTTTCGGGGTTTTTAACTGGGACGATCTATTTGCGACTATGAACCGATTTGCCGTTGACAAAGCGCTCAAAAACTAGTAGGATTAGAGAGAGGTACCCATGGAATCAAAAGAGAAGATAACTTTTTCTCGCTACGGCAAATCATTCCAAGAGCAGTTGTGTATGGTCATCTTAGATGATCGTCCTTTCGCAGATCAAATAGAAGAAGTTCTTGATATTAATTTTTTAGAGCTTCGTTATTTAAAACTCTTCCTCAAAGTAATATTTCAGTACCGACAAAAGTACGGGGTTCATCCCTCACGCCAAATCCTCGGGACTATTTTGCGTTCAGGTATTGATGATGAAAATGAGATGACGCAACAGCAAGTTAGGGAATATTACGCCCGCGTCATGTCGACACACCTAGAAAACCAGGAGTATATTAAAGATACTGCCCTGGATTTTTGTCGCAAGCAAAATCTAAAGTCCGCAATGATTAAGTCCATCGGTCTTTTGCAAAGTTCATCCTTTGATGAAATTGCGTTGTTGATTAATGCGTCTCTCAAGCTTGGTGCAGATAACGATGCCGGCTATGATTGGAAAAAGGATTTCGAAGAGAGGTTTAAACCTAAGTTCCGCAATCCTGTCGCAACGGGATGGCCGCTCATAGATGATATATGTCAAGGAGGACTAGGACAAAAAGAGCTAGGAGTTGTTATTGCCCCTACGGGGGTGGGCAAGTCCATGGCTCTTGTGCATTTAGGTACTCAAGCCATTAAAGAAGGCAAGACGGTGATACATTATACTTTAGAACTTCAAGACACCGTCGTCGGCTCGCGTTATGATAGCTGTCTGACGAGGATTGAGTTAGGTGATTTAGCTACATTTAAAGAAAAAGTTTACGAAGAGGTTCAAGGTATCGAAGGTCGCTTAATTATTAAGGAATATCCAACGAAGTCAGCGTCCACTCACACTATTAAAACACATTTGGAGCGTCTTCGCATGAAGGATGTTCCGATTGATATGATTATAGTAGACTATGCCGACTTGCTTCGCCCCATAACAGCCCAAAGAGAGAAGCGTAATGAGCTAGAATCTATCTACGAAGAGCTTCGTGGGTTGGCCCAGGAGTACAGGTGCCCCGTATGGACTGCCTCACAAACAAATCGTTCGGGCCTTAATGCTGAAGTGATAACGATGGAATCCATATCAGAAGCCTTTAATAAGTGCTTTGTTTCAGATTTTATTTTTAGTATTTCGCGAACTATCAATGATAAACTGGGGAATACAGGCAGGGTTTTTATTGCTAAAAATAGGAATGGTCCGGACGGTATAATATACCCCCTCTATATGGACACCAGCACAGTATCTATAAAGATTCTAGAACCAATCGCCGACAATGAAATTGAAGTAAGCCCCCTGGTTCAAAAGCAAAAACTGGCTGAAAAATATAAAAAGTTTAAAGACAGGAGTAGATAAAATGTATACTGTAGAAGAAGTCCGAGAGGCGACCCTAGCATATTTTAATGAGGATGAACTAGCCACCAATGTTTTCATAACTAAATATTGTTTGCAAGACAACGAGGGGAATTTTATAGAAAAAACTCCAACCGATATGCACAAGCGGTTGGCCAGAGAGTTTGCCCGTATCGAAGATAAGTTTGAAGGTAACCGCTTAACTGAGGAAGAAATCTTTTCGTATTTTAAAAACTTTAAATATATTGTGCCGCAAGGCTCGCCCATGATGGGAATAGGAAATAATTATGTTAACGTATCTTTATCCAACTGTGTTGTTGTGGAATCTCCCAACGATAATATTAGCTCGATCGTCGATGCCGGAAAAGATTTGGCTAATTTATTTAAGCGTCGCTGTGGTGTTGGCCTTGACATATCTAACTTGCGCCCCGAAAATGCCCCAGTAAATAACTCCGCTCGCACTACTACGGGCGCCTGGTCCTTCGCAGATTTCTATTCTTATGTTTGTCGGATGATAGGCCAGAATGGTCGCCGCGGCGCGCTGATGATCTCGATGGATATCCGACACCCCGACATTGAGAAGTTTGTTGTAATGAAACAAAATCTTACTAAGGTGACTGGGGCAAACGTATCGGTGAAAATAAGCGATTCTTTCATGAGAGCAGTTGAAAATAAAGAATCATTTATTTTACAGTTTCCCGTTGATTCGGCTGATCCTACACATAGAATCGAGATTCAAGCCGAGGAACTATGGAAGAAGATAGTAGATTCAGCAACAACCACCGCAGAGCCAGGACTTCTTATGTGGGATAATATCATCGAGAATTTACCAGCAGACTGTTATAAAGATGAAGGATTTCGCACTCTTACAACGAATCCGTGCGGAGAAATCCCCCTTTCGGCCTACGATAGTTGTCGTTTAATCTCTTTAAATCTTAAACATTTAGTACGCAATCCGTTCAGTGATAAAGCGGTCTTTGATTTTAATAAACTAAAAGAAATCACGTCTGTGGGTATGCGTCTGTCGGATGACCTTGTAGAACTGGAGCTAGAAAAGTTAGAAGCAATCAAAGAGGTTTGTGACACGGAGAGCGAAAAAGAACTATGGAATAACTTGCATACAGCGTGTGTGAACGGCCGCAGGACGGGGCTTGGTACTCATGGCCTTGCAGATGCTCTGGCTCGTCTCAAGCTAGCTTATGATTCGGATGAAGCCATCGAAATCATCAAGCAAATCTATGAGACTATTCGTGATACTGCGTACCTGGAGAGTGTTTATTTAGCCCAGGAACGTGGCGCTTTTCCGGTATTCGATTGGGAGAAAGAGAAAAACAATCCATATATCCAAAGGCTCCCAAAAAATCTGTCCGAGAAATTTGAGACTTTTGGACGCCGCAATATTTCTATCCTCACGAACGCCCCTACCGGCTCAGTCTCCATTCTGTCACAAACCTCTTCTGGCCTAGAGCCGGTGTTCAAAAATATTTACATCCGGCGCCGTAAGCTGTCTCACAACGAACAAGATTTGGAAGCAGATTATACTGATGAACTTGGAGATAAATGGCTAGAATATAAAGTATTTCACCACAACGTGCGCGAGTATTTAGATTTGTTCGGAGAGGATACCCCTCCTAGTTTTTTTGTAGAATCAGGAGATATTGATTGGACGAAACGGGTAAAGGTTCAAGCAGTAATCCAACGAAGCATTGACCATTCCATTAGTTCTACTATCAATCTTCCTAAAGGAACCCCTTCAAGTGTAGTGGGCGAGATTTATATGGAGGGGTGGAAGCAAGGGCTTAAAGGAATCACCGTATATGTTGCGGGGTCTCGATCTGGTGTATTGGTGGAGAGAGGAAAAGAACGATTTCCCCATCATACAGCGCCTAAGCGTCCCACCGAGCTGCCTTGTAATATACATCGTGCTACGATTCAGGGAGAAAAATGGGTAATCATGGTTGGACTCATGGATGGTAGACCTTATGAAGTAATGGGCGGTTTATCAAATTTAATTGAGATACCTAGGAACAGAGAAGAGGGCATTCTAGTTAAAAATCCTCGCAAGACAATGAACTCTATCTATGATCTAAAGATTGGCAAAAATGGTGAAACTCTCACAGTAAAAGATTTGGTAAAGGTTTTTGATAATCCCAATCATTCTGCATTCACACGTATGATATCTTTGGGCTTACGCCACGGTGCCAACACTCAGTATGTTGTAGAACAACTACAAAAAGATCGCGATAGCGATATGTTTAGTTTTGCGCGCTGCGTGGCGAGAGTCCTTAAAGGATATATCATCAATGGTTCCTGTCCTTCTGAAAAGACTTGTTCGGAATGCAACGCCGAAGGGCTGGTATATATGGAAGGGTGTATAACCTGTAAAGCCTGCGGGCATGCCAAATGCGGCTAATCAATATAAGGAGAAAATCATGGCATATTCAAAAAAAGTTTTAGATCATTTTAATAGCCCCCGCAATATGGGCTCTTTTAATAAGGAAGACGCGCGCGTAGGGACAGGCGTTGTAGGCGCTCCCGAATGTGGGGATGTTATGAAGTTACAGATTAAAGTAGGTGATGATGGGCGTATTTGCGATGCGAAGTTCAAAACCTTTGGGTGCGGATCCGCCATAGCAGCGTCTTCTTTAGCTACAGAGTGGATAAAGGGTAAAACCCTAAAAGAAGCGGCCGAAATTAAAAATACCGATATTGTAGAGGAATTATCGCTCCCTCCCGTTAAAATACATTGTTCGGTGTTGGCGGAAGAAGCGATTAAAGCAGCCATAGAAGATTTGGAGAAAAAATGAGATTTTTGCCACATAATAGAAATATTAGTATTGAACTGATAGAAGATGAAAGAACGGAAGAAGGTACTATACTACTTCCTTCAGATTATCAGGCACCTGTGGAGCCTTACGCTGTCGTTCGCGTGAGCCCCGATGGAGGCGCCGCCGATTGCCAACGCCAATGGGAGCCGGGATGGCTTTTGGTAGTTGAAGCACACATGATTCGTGAGATTACTTATGAGAACCACGTATACCACACTATTACTGAAAACTATGTTATAGGTAGCTTATCGACCTATGAACGTGCCTAAAGTGATTGAGACACCAGAACTAAAAAGTAGAAAACTCGTTGTTGGATACAGTTTGCCGGCCCTCCAGTTTGCCATGGCCAATGGTGCCACTCTTCTCATTAATGGGGTGACGCTTCCTCATCCTATAGAAGAAAAAGAAAAAGCGACTAACTGGTACCGTTTGACATTTGAGCTAGGCATGCGAGGATTGACACCTATTCCTTCGGAAATAGAAAGTATTAGAGTTGAGGAATCTACCGTCAAAGTTATAACAGAGTTTTATCGGATGATTAAGATTCGTTTTGAGGAGCTTTATATCTTTGATCTCGACAGGGTAGAGGGGCTAGCCATAGAAGAAAAGGTAGAAGAGTATATTGTTTATGACTGGTTTGACATCAAACGCGGAGCCAAACAGACCGCTGGCACAGTTGAGGGCCACGGCAACTTTGTTAAAGAGCTCGTTTTTTATCCATCCATCAGAAAAGATGGTAATGATGGTTCTTTTAAAGACTGTTATACCAAGTCATATATTCCATGTGATCAGCTGCGGGAGTTTGAATATTCTGAGACTGCAGCCAGGTTCGCAGCAATGAGGTTAATAAAAGAGAATGGGTTACAAGGCCCTGAGCGTCGGTTTGGTGATAAGGTTCATAATCTTAATCTGGTCCTGGAACACGACAGACGAGAGCTTCACAAACATAAAAAAGAATTTATTGTAAGAGAGGACACAACATCTAATATTTTTTGTTGCAACGCGTCAAAGGAATGGACATAGCACGACAAAGCAAAACAGCTTTTCACTTAGCCGGTATCATTCCAGTGGCGTCGTCAACCGGAGAGTTTAATCTGCCAGGCCACGATACATTAATGCCGATAGCGTCGGATTTTAGTTTGATTGAGGCTGCGGTAGCCGAATGTTCTTACGCAGGCTGTGAAACCATCTGGATAGTTTGTAATGATGATATCGCACCACTTATCAAACACAAAGTAGGAGATTGGGTAGAGGATTTATATACGATTGAAGCGGGGCGCTATGTGAAATATCCCAAAGAAGGTCATGTATCAATTCCCATATATTATGTACCGATTCATCCAAAACATCGAGATAAATATGATTGCTACGCGTGGTCTATTATTCATGGTGCAAACGTTGCATACTGGATTTGTAGACGGCTGGGACGTTGGCTTATTCCTGATCGCTACTACGTAAGTTTTCCTTTTGGAGTGTGTGGCTTAAACGAGATTAAAAAGGCGAGAAGCAAGATAAGCGGAAAGAAACCATTTTATTTTTCGCATGAAGGTAAAACGGTTTGTGATGGCCTTCCCTTGGGATTTACCTTTGATACGGAAGAATGGCGGCGCGCCCGAAATGTGATTAAATCTAACTCTCGTACCTATTATCCTCCGACTAATGAGGAAGAAATACCCAAAAGAAAACTTCCCCCCGAAGAGCGCAGAAAGTCTAGACATTTTAAGTTGTCAGATGTATTTAAAGAGGCAGACCAGTCGGACGCAATAATAAATGAACTTCCTTGGTTTTACGACTTGACAACGTGGGCTCAATATTGTACACTAATAACATCAGGACATTATATGGAAATCAAACGCCCCTACGGATTTGTCACTGGTCATATTAGTATAGGAGAAAACGATAATGAATAGAAAAGAACCCTCAATCCCATTTGTTGGACTACATGCTCATAGTGTCGCAGGAAGTATCTTTGATGCGATTGGATATCCACCAGAACACATGGATTTTGCCTATGAGAATGGCGGGGAGGCACTGGCGCTTACCGATCACGGAAATATGAATGGGTTCAGTCATCAATTTCTACACCTAAAAAAGATGCAAGCCGAGGGTAAGAAGTTTAAAGCCATCTATGGAGTGGAAGCGTATTTTATTCCCAGCATCAGCGAGTGGCGTGAAGAATATGATAGAATAAAAGCAGATGCGAAAGAGGCTCGTAAACTTAATAATGAAATGAGCGGCACCACGATCGAAGATGAAGGAGAAAGTAAGAAAGCTATTCGTAGTCTTCTCAATCATCGGCGGCACATGATTCTCTTGGCCCAAAATCAGACAGGCTTAAATAATATTTTCAAGCTAATCTCACAAAGCTACAAGCAAGAAAACTTTTATCGTTATCCCCGTGTAGACTATGAAATGTTGGAGAAATATAACGAAGGGATTATTGCAGCGAGCGCATGTCTGGGGGGCATCTATGCGGGGGACTATTGGAGCAATCGGGAAGAAGGCGAAGAGGCTATTCTGAACGCAATGCGCGGAACTACCGAGAACATGGTAAGAATATTTGGAGACCGTTGGTATGGAGAGCTACAATGGAACAGCGTTCCCGAGCAACATGAGTTGAACAAGTATATCATCCAGATGAAGGATGAATATGGGATTACTTTAATTTCTACGGCCGATAGTCACTACCCAAATCCGACCGCATGGAAAGATCGAGAGTTATACAAGCGCTTAGGCTGGCTTGGAAAGAGTATGCAAAGACCCGAGTGGATGTCAGATGATTTGCCTATAGATGTTGATACGATTGGGTATGAACTTTACCCTAAAAACGGTGATCAAATGTGGGAAGCCTATAAAAAGTATTCAGAAGCATGCGAGGTAGAATACGATGATGATCTTGTATTGAGTTCCCTTACTGAAACTCACAATATTGCTTTTAATCGCATCGAAGATTTTCAACCCGACACTTCTATCAAGTTACCAGACTTTGTTGTTCCCGAAGGGGCAACCGCTGAAGAAGCCCTTCAAAAGCTAGCCATCGATGGTTTGCGTACGAAGGACCTTCATACGAATCAAAAATATACCTCACGCTTAAAAATGGAACTTGAAGTCATTAAGGATCGAGGATTCAGCAAGTATTTTTTGACAATGAAAGCGATTGTTGACAAGGCTAATGAGGTTCAGGTTACAGGACCTGGCCGAGGTTCAGCAGCAGGTTCTCTGGTAGCCTATGTGCTGGATATTACACAGGTTGATCCGGTTCGATGGGGACTCCTGTTTGAGAGATTTTTACGTCGCGACGCTACGGATTACCCTGATATCGACTTCGATGTGTCAGAGCCCATGGAACTTAAAGAGCGTCTCGCGAAAGACTGGGGTGAGAACACCGTAGTCCCTATCTCAAATTGGAACACCCTTCAGCTAAGGTCGCTCCTTAAAGATATTTCAAAGTTTTATGATATCCCATTTATAGAAGTTAACAAAGTCACAAGTGTGATGGTAAGAGAAGCGCTTCAAGATGCCAAACGTAAGAACGATATTAAAGCTGGCGTCTATAATCCTACATGGGAAGAGGTTATGGAGTTCAGCCCCTCTCTGCGCGGCTTCCTGGTAAAGCATCCACGCATTAAGACGCATGTGGAGGCGTTGGTAGGACAGGTACGCAGCTGCAGTCGGCATGCCGGCGGCGTTCTTATAGCCGAGAACTTGGACGAGCGTATGCCCCTCATTAATTCTGGAGGCGTACGCCAAGCACCGTGGTCAGAAGGTCAAAATGTTCGACACCTAGAACCGCTAGGGTTCATTAAGTTTGATTTGCTTGGGCTTTCTACACTTCGAATGATTGACGGGTGTATCCGGCACGTGCTACGTAGGCACCACGGGGTGGAGAACCCTACATTTGAAGACGTTAAAAACTTCTACCACAAACATCTTCACCCTGATACGATTGATTTTGATAATCAAGAAGTGTATAAGAATATTTTTCACAAAGGCAGCTGGGCCGGTATCTTTCAGTTCACGGAACAGCCGGCACAAAACTTCTGCAAGAGAGCGCGCCCAGAGAGTTTGATTGATATCGCAGCCATCACTGCCATCTATCGCCCGGGCCCGCTATCGGCTAACGTACATGAACAATATGTAGAAGCCAAGAGACATCCGGAAAACATCGACCACGTTCATGAGATTGTAAAAGAAGAAACACAAGAGACATTTGGATTTCTTATTTTTCAGGAACAGATAGCGCTGCTCGCTCATAAACTTGGTAAAAACCTTAGTCTCGATGAGGGAAATATGCTTCGTAAGGTTCTTACTAAGAAAGGGACCGGAAAGGGTCACGAAGTTAAGAACAAACTTTATGCAAAGTTCGTGGAGGGTTGTCAGGAGAAAGGGATGAGAATTTCACAGGCTGACAGACTATGGAAAACTTTTGAGTATTTCTCAGGCTACGGCTTTAATAAATCGCATGCCGTTTCTTATTCTATTATTTCATTCCAATGCGCATGGCTACTAAACTACTACCCTGCTGAATGGATGGCGGCATTCCTTGACAAAGAGCCCGAGTCTAGAAAAGAGAAGGCAATCAATATTGCTAAGAGCTATGGATTTAATATTGAGAAGGCAGACATTAATATGTCGATTGACGTGTGGGAAATCGATCCCAATGACAGTATGACACTAGTGCAGCCATTATCTTCGTTGAAGGGACTTGGCGACGCAGCCATTGAGCAGGTATTAAAAAATCGTCCTTTCGACACGATTGAAGATGCCATATTCCATCCAGATGTGGTATACTCTAAGTTCAATAAGAAGGCATTGGACGTGTTAGTACGAAGCGGAGCCATGGATAGTTTAATAGATGACCGTTTTACAGGACGCAAACATTTTTGGTCATCGGTAGCGGTCGATCGCCCAAAGAACAAGAAGAAGTTCAACGAGAATATAGAAACATATAAGCCCGAAGGTGAGTTTTCGCACGAAGAAGAGATTGAAAATACTGTCAGTCTTACGGGCATCTTCCCTATGGATCTAGTCTTAGATCACCACACTAAGAGCCGGCTGGATGAGTTGTACATCCCACCCATATCAGAATATGATCGAGAGCTAGGATTGGTATGGTTTATTCCTCGGGAGGTTATAGAGCGCAAAACAAAGAACGGCAAACCATATTTGGTTATAACTGCAATAGACGGTAATTCTACCTTGACAAAGATTAGATGTTGGGGCATAATACCAGGTAAGGATCAAGTGTTTATCAATAGACCCTACATGGCTCGTTTGGATTATAATGAGCAATGGGGGTTCAGCACTAGGTCTGTTAGAAGAAACATGAAACTACTAGGATAGGAAAAATACAGTGGCAAAGAAAAAAGAGCGCCAAAAAGAAGGCTCCAAGAAAAAGACGCGTCTCGGGAATAGCAAATTTACTAAGTACGGGAACCCGGGCGCTAATGGTGGAAATCAACATTACAAGAAGAGATATCGAGGTCAAGGAAAACGATGATAGTAGATATAGTAGTTGATTTACAATACGGCGATTGCGGGAAGGGGAAAATAGCCCATCACCTTCTACGCCAGGGAGCATATAATATTTGTCTACGCTACAATGGTGGCTGCAATGCGGGGCATACCATTTACCACAAGGAAAAGAAGTTCATCACCCATCACATACCGGCCGGTGTTTTCTTTGGCGTAAAGTCTATCATTGGGGCTGGATGTGTGGTTAATATGGAACAGTTCTTTAAAGAAATAGAAATGTTGGAAGAGAATGGTATTCCCTGTAACGATCTAGTAAAGATAGCTAAAAACGCTCATATTATTACGGATAAACATTTACAAGAAGATGCGCAGGAAAGTATCATCGGCACCACCAAGAGAGGCAATGGGCCCGCCTACCGGGACAAGTATGCGCGGAAGGGCGTCCGTGCCGAAATGGTGCCCGCCCTTATGGACTATGTCATTGATCTTTATAAAGAACTTCATGATCATCCATGTGCTCTAATCCTCTGTGAGGGTGCACAAGGCTTTGGCCTGGACATAGACTGGGGTGACTACCCTTACGTTACCTCAAGCCACTGTACGGCCGCTGGAGCGCTTCTCAATGGTATTCCTGCAACGGCGGTACGAAAGGTATGGGGGGTGGCCAAGGCCTACGAAACATATGTGGGGTCTAAGAAGTTTCACGGCGCCGGCGAAATCTTTGATAAGCTCCAAGAAGCGGGGCAGGAGTTTGGAGCCACAACGGGGCGCCCACGCCAATGCAACTGGACTAACTTAAATCTACTCAAGAAAGCAATAGAAATTAATGGAGTAACTGATTTAGTAATAAATAAGGTCGATGTGCTTCGAGAGTTAAACCGCTGGCCATTTCGCATGGATAATACAAATAGTATTGAAATACATTTACAAAACGAAGACAGCTGGAAAGATTATTTAGAACTCTATCTTCCTCAGCTGGAACTACATTTTTCAGATAACCCAGAAAGGATATAATGAAGACAACAATAACGTGTAGTCCGCTTCTGAAAGAGACCGAGCTTCGGAAAACACCGGTGGTCGCAAGGGTGAACGAGTTTAACAACAAAGCGGCCAAAGAGTTTGCCGCACAAATATCTGAGGCACACAACACGGGCCAATCAGTTATTCCCGTTATTGTTGATTCATATGGCGGTCAGGTTTACAGCCTGATGGCCATGATATCATCTATCAAACACGCGGAGCTACCCGTAGCTACGATTATTGAAGGGAAAGCCATGTCGTGTGGAGCAATTTTATTTTCTTTTGGGGACGATGGAATGAGGTTTATGGACCCTGATGCTACTTTAATGATACATGATATTTCGACATCGGTATGGGGCAAGGTAGAAGAGATCAAGGCGGATGCAGCAGAAGCAGAAAGATTAAATCAAACAGTTTATAAGATGATGGCTAGAAACTGTGGGAAGAAAGATGATTACTTCTTGGATCTTATCCATGAGCGAGGCCATGCTGACTGGTTTTTGGACGCTGCCGAGGCAAAGAACCATGGACTAGCCAGTCAAATACGAGTACCCAAGTTTAACATAACAGTTAACGTTAACATTGATTTTGAATAGGAGATAAAATGATTGTACAGTACCACCGTGTAAGAGACGATGCGATTAAACCAACAAGAGGGCACCCAAGTGATGCAGGCTTAGACGTATATTATTGTCCCGAAGATTTTTCTACGACAACGCGCCGTATTGAACCAGGAGAAAGTGCACTGCTTCAGACTGGATTAAGATTTGAAGTGCCGCATGGCTACATGCTGGAAGTAAAGAACAGATCGAGTATTGCAGTCAAGCGCAGCCTTATAGTGGGCGCATGCGTTATAGATTCGGGGTATGACGGCGAAGTATTTATTAATCTTCATAACATCGGGAGCGAAGTAACTTTCGTTGAGAGGGAAACAAAAATAGCTCAACTTGTAATGATACCAGTTGTTTCATTCCAACCATGGGAGAACACTGGCGGCGAACTGTATGAATATCCAGTTACCATAAGTGCTCGCGGCCATGGCGCACTAGGGAGTACAGATGCGACCTGAAATATCACACTTTGTTAAGGGAAACTTGTGGAGTCAATCCAAGGGTGCCGTAGGATTTAGTTCGGGAAATGGCGAGTGGGAAACCCCGCAGGCTCTTTTTGATAAACTAGACGAACAGTTCAACTTCACTTTGGATCCATGTGCAACAGCAACGAACACCAAATGTGATAAATATTTCACAGAAGAAGATGACGGCCTCACACAGGATTGGAAAGGACATACAGTTTTTGTTAATCCTCCTTACGGTCGAGGCATCGGAGTGTGGCTTAAGAAAGGCTATGAAGAGTCTAAGAAACACAATACGGTAGTGGTGATGTTAATTCCTTCGAGAACAGATACCAAGTGGTGGCATGATTATGTAATGAAGGCCAAAGAAGTCCATTTGGTACGCGGCAGACTAAAGTTCGGAGACTCAGAGAATGCTGCGCCTTTCCCTTCGGCGGTAGTCGTATTTCATTCGAATACCCTTTATAAGCCGCCAGTTGCTTTGGCACCAGATTTCTATCCCATGGAAAGACCATAAGAATGCCTAAGATAAGAAAGTTCAATAGCGCCCAGCGTAAGAAGGAACGCAAGAAGACCCAGGAGGTACTTCAGCGACGAACAAGTTTGCTTTTGGATATGCCAGAAAAATGTTGTGTATGTGAAACAGAGTTTGATAAAAAGAGTAAAGAGATGGCACAAACTTGGCATGTGGTAACGTTTGAGGAGAGAAAGATCGTTCGTCTTACGTGTCCCTTCTGTTGGCAGAGAGTTGAAAATAGTATAGGAGAAACAAATGCAACTTAAGCAGGCTTTATCATATGACGATATATTATTAGTACCTCAATATTCTGATATTGGATCACGAACTGAAATATGTATAGAAAATGAGCTAGATCAACAGAATCATTTTGATTTACCAATCATAGCTAGCCCAATGGATACCATATCTGAAACGAAAATGGGTATTGCTATGAGTTCTAATGGAGCGCTCGCGATTTTACATCGTTATAATACGATCGAAGTGCAGTCTCAAATGGCCGAGGAAGTCATCAAACTAAGGGGGGGTCGCGCCGGCGCCGCAATCGGAGTATCTGGAGATTACTTGGACCGCGCGAGAGCTTTATATGAGGCGGGGGTACGCATTCTATGTATCGACGTGGCGCACGGTCATCATCTTCATGTAAAGAATGCTCTCCGCGAACTTCGGCAAGCATTTGGGGACGCAGTTCATCTGATGGCGGGGAATGTTGCGACCTTCGAAGGTTTTGGAGATTTAGCTACATGGGGAGCAAACAGCGTGCGCATCGGTATCGGAGGGGGTAGTATATGTTCCACCCGTGTTCAAACAGGACATGGAATCCCAACACTGGAATCAATCTTGGCAACTCGTATTGCAAAACAAGCGGGACGATTTAAAAATGTAAAAGTTATTGCCGATGGTGGAATTAAAAACTCCGGAGATATTGTTAAAGCTCTCGCCTGTGGAGCGGATTTTATAATGGTTGGGTCTCTTCTCGCCGGCACAAATGAATGCCCAGGCGAAGTGTTTGAAACAGCCAAAGGCAAGTTTAAAACCTACCGAGGAATGGCCAGCAAAGATGCTCAAATCGATTGGCGAGGTAAAGCGTCTTCACTGGAAGGAATATCTACAGCGGTTCGATATCGCGGCGGCGTAAAGATCACACTACAAGATTTAAAGAGAGGAATTTGTAGCGGTCTGTCATACTCGGGCGCCCGGACTATTTTAGAGTTACAGGAAAGAGCGCAGTTTGTTATTCAGTCTTCCGCGGGCCAAGTTGAAAGTTCAACTCATATATTAAACCGATGAAAGATCTGGCAAGCATAGCTTTTTTCCTGCATCCTCGGTTACACGAGGACTTTAAAATAAGAATACATTACGATGGATTTAAAACACAGAGTGAATTTTTTCGAGCTTGCGTTCTTTCCTATTTAGATAAGAATGAAAAGTTTATGGAGTTTCTCGATTTCTATAAAACGGACGAAAAGCTACAGTCCAAAGCTAATATAAAAAAATCAGCAGCACTCAGAAAAACTGGGCAAGATTTAATGAAGAGGTTGGGGATTACAGAGGAAGATGTAGAGAACATATTTGATTTGATAGAAGAGGAGATACCAGAACTATGAGAGAACTGCGCAAGGTTAAAGATCTAAAGCTGTTACGCGAGGCCAAAAATCAATCGTCAGCGGCCATACTATTGATAGTATCACTTGAATGCGATGTATGTGCTTTTTTCAAACCAGTATATAAAAAGCTTCAAGAAAGACTTAAAGATTGTTGTGAATTCTATATAATAGAGGCAGAAAGTACTGGTGGCCGCGGCATTTTAAGCCATGGATTTAAAAAAGAGTTTGGGTGTAACTACAGAGGTTATCCTTCTCTTTTTATTGTAACGCCCGATGATGCACATGAAATCCCATACCAAACAGTGGTGTGGAATGCAGGTCTTCGTCGTTTTGATGATAAGAGAATAGCGCAGCATGTGAGAGAATATTTGCTGCAGAGGAACAGAAGATGAGAGAATGTAGTAAAGAATGTTTAGTCGCTAAAAAGTGTTGTGTTGAAAAGGACTGTCGGATGTGGATTGATTATCCCGAGGACCAGAACTGTACCCTTATAGCGATCCATAAACATGGACCGATGACGCTGAAGGAGGTAGCTGCGCGACATCATATCAGTATTGTACGCGCAAAACAGATTGTCGATGGAACTTTGAAGAAAATAAAAAGCGTCGTTATGTTCGATAGATACTAATTAAATGTAGCGACAAGCACGTGTAATACGACTCTTTTGCTTAGGAGAATAGTGTAATGAGTAAAAATGATAATCTACTGACCGAAGCTCAAGTTCGTCAGTTCATGAAGCTGGCCAATCTAACCCCTCTGACGCCTGGCTTTGTTCACGGCCTGACAGAGAAGGCTGCTTTTAAAAAGGGTCAAGAGACTGAAGCCGGCGGCCCGGCCGACGAGAGCCCGACCAAAGGTCAGGACTTAACTCATTCTGGTAAAGGCCGCGGCGAGAAGAAGGGTGACGAAGCATATGTTAATGAAGCTTTTCCGGAAGACGCAGCCGAACTTTCTCCCGAGGTGAAGGGCGCCCTGCAGGCTTCCCGCCCCGAGTTGAAGGGAGTTTCCACCAAGCCCAGAGGGGTAGCCGGAAGCGGCGGCCTTCGAAAGGGCGGCGGTGGCGAAGGTGCTGCCACCATCCCCGATCTTCCGCCGGCTCCTGCCCCGGAGGGTTCGAGCCCGGCGCTGAAAGGGCCGCGAAGACCGGACGTGCAGGCCCAGCTGGGAAAGCTCCCGAAGCCGAAGCTTCCGCAGCAACAGCAAGAATCTCATGGTCGAGGTCGCGGCGAAGGCGCCGCAGGTTATGGACATCCTGATGATGAGCGCCCCGGAGCGCGCCTTCGGGAAGGCGAGCTGGAAGACGAAGAGCTCGATGATTTGGAAGACGCAGCTGATCTAGAACGTGCTGATGACCTTGATCTAGATGCCGAAGAGGATCTTGAGGACGCTGGACTCGATCTGGAGGAACCCTCTGGTGGCCGAGAAATCAGCGTTGATGATTTCTTAGCTGCGCTTGAAATAGCTCTCGAAGACGTTCTAGGAGATGAAGTCGAAGTAGATCAAGAGGAAGAGGAAGAAGTTGAGCTACCTCTCGACAGCGGTGAAGAACTAGATGTTGATGTTGAAGAGGAAGAAGAGCTTGATTTACCACTTCAAGAAATGATTAATAAGATTACTAAGCGCGTCGCTAAGCGAATCGTTCGCGAGGCTTTGCGGAATAAAAAATAATATTGATTGATAAATAAAACAAAAGCTGCTATAATAAAACCGTGGGTAGTCCCCGCGGTTTTTTTTGGAGATAACATGGACTTGACTGGCATTCAAATTGCAGTGATAGTTTGTGTTTATTTTTTTGGAGTGTTCTCCTGTAAATTTGCCACTCAGTTTTTTGAAGTATCGCATGCAGCTCACGTCGTAGAGAAAACTATATACTGCTGTCTTTTAATGTGCGCCAAAATACATGAAGATGTTTCATTTATCACGGAAATAAAGTACAGTCATCTACGAAAATGCGATTTTACGAAGCAGCAGATTCGAGATTTTCAGAAAGTAGACAACGAGATTATTGCTAACTGGAAAAACTCAGTTATACAGACTATTCTCGTGAACTCTCCCCGAGCTTTTTCTTTTGTCACCAACTTTACAAGTTGGAGAGAGGCAATGCAGCGGCTCGACGAGATGACGCAAGAAAGAAAGGAAAGTTAATCAATGAATAACGAAGAACCGGTAATAGAATTCGAACTCGAGGCGCCTGAACTTCTTGAACCAAGAGTGCTGGGGCTTTACGGAGATGTTAACGAAGAAAATACTCAAGAGTTTTTAATAGGACTTCTTCACTACCATCACACGCGAGAGGGTCTCCCCGATGAAGATGGCATTATACCGCTTTTACCGGTTGATTTTTACATTGCGACGGGAGGTGGGAATGTTGCCGAAATGTTTGCAATCTATGATATGATGCGAATGGTTCGAGAAGAGTGCCCCATTCACACATGTGGGATGGGCAAAGTAATGTCAGCTGGTGTTTTATTGTTGGCGGCCGGTACCAAAGGCAACCGAAGGATTGGCAAACATTGCCGCATCATGTTACATCGCGTTTTAACCGGAGAAAGTGGAAGTTTACATAGTATCGAGGCTGGTTTTAAGGAAGCCGAAACTTTAGAACAAATGATGTTTGAGGCGCTCGTCGAAGAGAGCAATCTAACAATGAAGCGGATAAAGAAAATCGTTTCTAAAAACCTTGATGCATACTTCAGCGCAGAAGAAGCAGTTGAAATGGGTATTGCAGACATAATCGTCTAATTATATCAGGAGTTTACATTATGACTAACGACTTTGATCAAATAGTGGAGAGTCACTTCGAAGAGAGGGAGGACATCTTTGGTTTCGAGAATCTCGCCGGCCTGATTGAGAAAGTGATGAATTCAATGGAAGAGGCCGGCCTTCCGATAGTAGAGAACCGGGACCCAACCCTTCTCACGGAAGGAATAAAAGATTTTTCTGCTGCTAAGTTCTTTGACACCATCTATACTCCCAATATTACCGAAGAGATTGGCGAGATAAAAGACAAAAATAAAACACGCCAGGCATTTATACGTTCCATGAGCGGCGTTGGGGGGAGAACTCTCCGAGAAAAGCTCAACAATGTAAAGCTCTTCATGACGGAATATGACGAGACGCGCTCGGTCGATGAGATTTTATCTTTCGTAACCTTTCTTAAGTGTATGTCAGAGGTTTTTAAAGATTATTCTCCGTCCGGAAGCGGGTTCCTTTTGGAAGCTTTTCTTGCGGGCCTTATGAAAGGAAGGCAGATTATAGAGAACAGCGATGAGACGGGCGGCACTCTTCCTATCGTTGACTACGAAGGTGGCGCCGGCGATCCCGTCTCACTTAAAAGACTCACCGGCGGAAAAGGGAAAACCCCCATCAAGGGATCCCTTAAAAATCTTGCAAATCATATATCTAAGTTTCCCGATCGCGGGATAGACTATGTGCTTGCGGCGATACACGCGGACGCGTCACAAGTGGCCTTTTATGAATTCAATATCAACATTGAAAATTTTATTTATTGGGTGGGCAAGTTTATTGTTATCGATCCGAGCCAACTGCAGGCCCTTTCGACTTCACGAGGCTCCCCGGCGCAGCCCAAACCGAAACGCGGCGAACCGGGCTACCAACGCGTCGGGAAGTTCGAGCCCGGCCCCGAAAAGCGCGAGGATGAAGCCACCGCAGCGTCTCGGTTCAGGAAGGAAGTAATAAAGATTCAGCCTGCGCTAGGGGTACACCCAAAGTTCCGCGAAGACGCTCAAGTAATGCCGGATGGAGAGGCCGCGCCAAATCTTACGACCTCTCTGGCCGGCCGCAGAGAACTTTGGGACTCTTCACGTCCCTACATCGTAGCCGCGGCTGGATACCTTCAGAGCCAACACGAACTTCTTAAAAGTATGTATAAGCATGCCGAGGTTATCAGCATCAGTAATGGTCCAGAGTGGACGGGGCTCGATCCCGACCCGGCGGGAGGCCATTCGGGCCAACTAAAGATTAAACAGCCCCACGTCGCCGCCGCCTTGGACGTTTTAGTAGCGGGCCCAGCTAACGAAAAGGAATACGAAGTCGCATCCAGGATCCTTCACCACGCCTTTACCAAAGCGGTCCCTCAGTTGTCACGCATTTCTGGTCGTTTTAGTACGGGCGGCTTTGCATACTCGAAGGCTTCTGGCGAGAAAGCGCAAAAATCGGCGGCTGAAAGGTTGACCATGGCCCAGGAGGGAACCCTGGCGGGGCTTAACGACATTGAACAACAAAACTTTGTTGCGTGGGCGAAAGCCAATCCCAACGACTTTTACGAGCTAGTCCTCAAATCCGCAAAAGGTCTTGACGAGAAGTCTCAGTTCTCCATCCCCCAGGATAAGGTCACCTTTGGGGAAACTTCATATTTTATTGACGAGATTAGACTAGATAAACGCTCTATTTATGATGCAATTAATCTATACAATAAAGACATCAAGGAGCGCCTAATGCCGGTTTTTGTAAGTGTTGATAAACTAATGGCCGAGCTGCAACTATTATACACTCAGAACGATCTTGCAGCGGGGCAAGAAGCTTCTGAGGAGTGTATAGAACTTAAAGATAATGTAGACGCGGAAATAACCACCCGCAGGGAGGAAGAAACTCTCCCCCAGGCAGCGGAATAAGAAAGTAGTTTGACAATTGAAAATTCTGTGTTATAATAATCATACAACTCGGAGGATGAATGGCGACGTGTAAGTTTGAGGACCGACGTGTTCTTAATGAGAAACTTTTAGAAGGAGTTAATAAGCTAGCCGACTACGTAGCAACCACGCTGGGACCAAAGGGAAGAAATGTAATCCTTCAAGAGAAAGGTAAAGATCCCTTTATTACTAAAGATGGAGTGACAGTATCGGTTTTTGTCCATTTAGACGATGAGTTTGCCAACGCCGGTGCTCAGATTTTAAAGCAAGCTGCTTCTGAAACCAACACGGTAACTGGCGACGGCACCACTACTGCGACGGTTCTCGCAAGAGAAATCTTTAGGGAGGCCCAAAAGTACCTTACCGCCGGCGCTTCACCTATCGAACTTAAACGAGGAATTGACAAGGCTGTGATAGCTATTGTTGAGAACCTACAAGAAATGGCAACTCCCGTTACGAGCCTTGAAGATGTTGAAAGTGTGGCTACCATTTCGGCCAACAACGATCCGGTCATTGGAAAGTTGGTTGCAACTGCAATTGACAAGGCCGGCGCCGACGGTGCGATAACGGTCGAAGAAGCGCGTTCGATGGAAACCTCCCTAGATGTGATAGAAGGCTTTAGAATGCCGGCAGGGTACGTAGCATCGGCTTTCGTCACAGATGAACGACGGGGAGCTGTTAAATATGACAGCCCGCTGTTGCTGGTAACAGACGCAAGGATAGACACGGTAGAACAAATCCTTCCAGTATTAGAAGTGGTATCTAGAGATGGGCGCCCCCTGGTTATCTTTGCTGAAGAGATTGAAGGTCAAGCTCTCGCTGCTCTTATCATGAATACGGTAAGAGGAACTCTGAAAATCGCCGCCGTTAAGGCGCCCTTCTACGGGGAAGCGAGAAAAAGCATGCTCAGCGATTTGGCTGTCTCAACAGGAGCTACGTTTTTAACCAGAGATTCGACAACGAAGCTGAAGACTGTGAAGTTAACTCACTTTGGTCAATGTAAATCCATCGATATTACTAAGGTTCTCACGACTGTTATTGGAGGATGCGGAGATTTTGAAGAGATAGACAAGAGAATAGAGCTTCTCAAAAGTGAACTCGCCCAGACGGAAGAGATTAAAGAATGTGAAAAGATTCAACAACGCATTACCAAGCTGGCCGCGGGCGTAGCCGTTATTCGTGTGGGAGCACCTACTGAAGTAGAAATGATCGAAAAGAAACATCGAGTAGAAGACGCATTAGAGGCTGTACGTGCGGCCCAACAAGAAGGAATCGTGCCGGGAGGCGGGGTTGCGCTCCTGCGGGCAATAGAAAATTTGACAGTGGACGTAGAAAATGAAGACCAGGGTTTGGGAGCAGAAATTGTGAAAAAAGCAGTTGTTGCGCCTCTGCGACAGATGGCGATTAATGCTGGCCAAAGCCCTGATTTAATCGAGGCTAAAATACGAAACGCCCCGAAAAAATCTGGCTTCAACTTTCGAGACTTTTCGATTGTAGATATGTATGACGCTGGAATTATTGATCCTTTAAAGGTGACAAGAACGGCCCTTCAAAATGCAGCTTCTGCAGCGGGAACATTAATCACTACGAGTCACGCCATTATAGAAACATAACACTAGTTAAGGAAGAAACGAACCATGGAGAATCGGTGGAATGTCAGACGTAAACGAAAATCAGGTTATTATTGCTTTAGCGGAACTAACGGGCAAGATAGAAACGTTGATAGACAAGCAAGAAGAACTGGCAGAAAATATAACCAAAATCAAAGAGGCTGTTTACAATCCAGACGAGGGGTTGTACGCGAGACTCAACAAACTGGATATTCGTTTGTTCATCCTAGAGTCATGGAAAAACAACAACACAAAGCTTATGTGGATTGTAGTATCTATAGGCACCGGTCTAGTAATCACAACCGCCTGGAGAACTATTCTATAATCAATGAAAGGAAGAAATATGAGAGTTAAACTTAGCTATACAGCTAATGTCGAGGATATTTTGACTGAGTGCGCCTATCTTACAGTCAACAAAGGGGATACACTCAAGGCCGCTGTCGAACTTTTTAACAGTCTAGTAACAACCCTCCAGGCCGATGAAGTTAATCCTCATCAAGTTTTTGAAATGATTGAGATGCTTCGCCAGCATCTAACACAGATAGATATTCGATTGATGGAAATAGAACAAATAGTTAGCGGGCACGAAGATTATCAAAGGATACAACGTACTCCTGAGACCGTTCCCGAAGAAGACATTCCGGCCGACTCTGCATCCCGTGTGATTTCGGAAGAACTGGAGATCTCTGATGATTAAATTTGTAGAAGTTAAAAAGGTGAATGATTTTAATGTAAACGAAAGAAAAAACTCTGTTCATTATGAGTTAGATGAAATATGGATTAATCCATCATCTATACTGCAGATTAAACCTGATCCCGTAATGGCTAATAATCTTGCGAGGGGCGCCCTTCCTACCAAACTAGATCCAAGGCAAGAGTTTTCGCGCGTTCATTTTGGGACGGGTAATAATGTGTCGGTTGTAACGGTGGTGGGGCCCCCCGGTATTTTGGCTGATCAGATTTTTAAAACATCCTCCAAACAACTTTTAAAGGGCTAGCATGCTCAAAACAGATGAAGATATTCTCTATATCGATAAGCCTTGGGGCTACGAGAGAATTTGGGCTTGTACAGAGAGGTATGTAGCAAAATATATATTTATTAAGGGTGGCCATCAGCTTTCACGGCAATATCATGAACAGAAAGATAAAACTATATATGTTCTCACAGGGCCGCTCGTTGTAGAGATTGGTCCAGATAATGAAAATGATGACGTCGTTTCGTTAGGTCTCGCGGAGGGAGAAGCATATCACGTGAAGCCCGAGGTGATCCATCGATTTTGTGCACCGGCCGACTATGATATTGAGCTTATCGAGGTGAGTACCCCGGAGCTAAGTGATATCATACGGCTGGAAGATGATTATGGCAGAACTCCAGATATTGATGCTTGACACTTTTAAATAAGTGATTATATTATACTCAGAAGGAGGGATAACATATGTATCCTATGATTAGACGGTCGAATATTCCGACTACACGAAGTTTGCTAGACAATATTTTGGAGGACGACTGGGGATTTGCTCCAATCTTTAACTCTATTTTGCGCGAAGCCACCCCACAGATTAAGACGAATGTGACGGCATCCGATAAGGATTATCGCATCGACGTAGTGATTCCAGGCCTAGATAAGAAAGATATTAATATTGATGTCAACGACGCCACTATTTCTATTTCATATGAGGCTAAGGAAGAGAGTGCTACTGCTATGTCATATAGTTCGTTCCACCGCAGTTGGTCACTCCCCAAGAATGTGGATCCTGCGAACATTAATGCGGAATATAACCAAGGCATTCTATCGGTGATTGTACCGAAGCCGGATAGTGAGGTACCTCTTTCCCATCGCATTGAAGTTAAGTAAAAAATACTTTTCGTGAAAATTAAGGGCGCCCTTCAGGGCGTCTTTTTTTATTTAAAAGCTGTTAAAGGCAATCTGCTTCATATTTACTAATAGGGTAACTGTAGTTGCCCCTAAAGGTTAGAAAGGTTGCAGTAGCAAAAGTAGGTAGAGAAGCAGAGAAATAGGTAAGGTTTTTAAGAGGAGGTCCGAGTGTGACCCGCTGGAGAATATTTGTAGGATTTATAGTAGCCCTGTTGGCGCTGGGATCCTGTACCTCTCCGCAAGCAGCTGCCGTTACCGAAGTTACCGGGACAGCGGTAGAAACATTTCAAGAAACGGCTCGCGTACTTGAATTTTCTCGACTTACCCCCACCGAAATAATAGCACGAAATGCTGCAGTTAAAGTTGTTGATCCCTTTGATGGGGGCCACGGTTCCGGCACATATATGATGATGTACGGGCGCTATGTTGTGGTTACTGCAGCGCACGTCGTTGAGAATTTAACTACTATGTTCATAGAGGCTAGGGATGAAGAAGTAGTAGTGGGTACCATCGTATATCGTGATCTAGATGCAGATTTGGCTATATTGATAGTTCCTCAAATTCACTCAAGAATAGCTGCTCCGTGGCACCCATACAAAGATAATAGAAATATACTTGGTGCGTCAATTACTTATACTGGTTTTCCGGGCAATCACGATCTTCTCACTATTCGTGGACATGTTGCAGCCTTAGAACACGATATGATAGTAACTAATATGTTTGGTTGGTTTGGAGCCTCGGGCGCGGGCGCGTTTGACCAACATGGAAGATTTATGGGGGTGGTGACAGGTATTGATATAGGAAACTCCCAGAGACGATTATTAAGTAATATCGTTTGGATATCTCCCATATGGTTTCTTGATAAGGATGTAGTCAAGGCCCGAGTTAAAACAGCGGAGATGGTAGGAGTCATAAAAGCTATGCCTGGAGCTAGTGCCCCAAGGCGCGGAGGATTACACAACTAATGAAGCGTATACTTTCATTATTTCTTCTATTAGCTTTGATAGGCTGTGAAGGAGATTATGCGCTTATAAATATGCATGAACCGCTGCCGCCCGAGATTGTCGAAGTTGAAGTAATAGTTGAGGTCGAAGTCCCGGTAGAAGTAATAGTAGAAGTTGAGGTAGAAGTTGAGGTAGAAGTAATAGTAGAAGTTGAGGTAGAAGTAGAAGTTCCGGGTGAAGGGGGAGATGTCTGGATTGATTCTTTTGAACAACCCTACACCATGAATGGTATTGACATTGTTTGGCTTATTGATCAGTCAGGGTCTATGTGGCAACACTCTCAAGCAATAGTGGATGGTATAGCTGCTATGATGAACGCACTGCCGGCGAATGGGTGGCGACTAGGAATAACTTCAACTTCTTGGACGTGGGGCCTCCAAACTCAAGAATTTCCCTTGTTACCGGGCGATTCTGTGCAGGATGCGTGGGACGCGTACAATAATATTGGGGGCGCTCCGCAGGAGGCTGGGTTTGATGCCATAACTGCTTATATAGACTATAATACGTATAATGCAGGATGGCTGCGCCCAGATGCGGGGTTGCTTGTGGTTTTTGTCAGTGACGAAGAGGAACAGAGCAACCACTACTATAACTCTACGCCTGTTGGGCTTCAAGATTTTCAAACGTGGTTCGGTGCGACCCGGAATTCTGTTTTTATGGCTAGCATTGTAAATGTTCCGGTTGCGGAATCGGTGTGCACAGGCTATACTCATTCTACCTGGGTGGGGGAAAGATACATTGATGCAACAAACTATTTTGGGGGCACTGTCATAGATATTTGTTCGACAGATTGGTCGACCGGCGTTCAGGATGCGGCTATTCAAACGCTACCTCACGAAGAATGGGAGTTAACATATCCCCCCATAGAAGAGACGTTGATTGTTTTTGTAGATTTTGTAGAGTTTGATGATTGGACCTACGATGCAGCTACTAATATAGTAAGCTTCGACGTCATTCCCCCCGAGGGAAGTCTGGTTGAGATAGGCTACGTAGTTGAAGGCGGCCTAGGCGACGACGATGACTCGGCAGGCGACGACGACGACTCCGGCGACGATGACGATTCTGCGGGAAATTAGTTAAACTTTTACACAAGAAAGGATATAATAAAATAAAGGATATGAGTATGAAACACCAAAAACCGATACGTCTAGTCCATGAAATAAAAAAAACGAGTATTTACGATGCACCAGAACCGTTGGCGCTAATATTGGGTGAGAAGAAAAAGACCAGATATTCCCCGTTTCCTTTATCTCCCGAGCAGCAGTTTGAGTTACTTTATTTAGTAAGGACCAGGAAATCAGGAATCATCACCCGAGAAGAGTTACAAGATATAATCTTTGTAGAACCAACTCTGCATTAAAAAATTTTGCAGCTCCTGTATAATTACTTTATATGAGACGTTTTTTTCGCAAGTATGTGGAGTTCAAGAATTTACAGGCACGGCTACGTCATCTAGAAGAAAAGGTGGTAGAGCTGGAAAAGATAGCAGATGAACGAGAGTCCTTATGGTTATTTATTGACGAAATGCGTGAACAAGAGGTCGAGGCTAAAAAAATCATGCAGGAAGAGTTAGAAAAGGTGATCATCCGTAGTTTCACCCCGCAAGGGGACGCCTGACAAAAGAGGGCCGGAAAGGGATGCTCGACACTATTTAATGGGGAGAGTGGTGCTCGAACATGAAAGATTTAGTTGAAAATTGGAATGCATTCTTATCAGAAGATAGGGATGATCTAACTTACAGTCAAGATACCTATAATGCCTTCTTACTGTTGGCGTTGTCCAATGAACGCGGAGGCAATCGCGATGAAGTTAAAAACGATATTCGTGCGGTTCCTGAAGTTTTAACGGTTACTCCCGTAGACCGAGTTGATGGAGGAGTGCAAAAGCAGTTAGAGGATTACTATCTAACCACGATGAAACTGCGTATACGCTTACCTCGCGGGATCGACAGGGATATACTAACTCAACAAATAGTTAATGATATCAACACAATGCGCGGTGTCACTGTACGTCGCCATACCTCAGAGTATGGAAGGGAGGTCCGAGAAGAAGTGGATTATCAGAAGTCACCCGGCCGCGCACGCAGATTGCGCAAAGCATTTAATAGGTTAACTAAAACAGGCCCCAATAAGGCCGGCCCCTTTAAAGCAGTTACCGATGATCCAGATTGGACATCAGCCCCGCCCGGGGCTCCCGGCGGGTTAGAAGAGGCGCAACCCAAGGCGGTTGTTACGCCGGGACCGCCCGAGGAAATAGAGTTTAAACCCGAAGAGGACGCGTCTATGGAAGAGTTGGGGATAGGGGATGTAGATGAGAAAGGGTGGGAAATCAATCCTCCCGAGATAGTTAATCAACCACAGGATTACCGCGACCCCATGACAAGTACTGCAGTGACTACTTCAGATTTTGGTCTGCGAACCCGACCGGCGGGGGTTGAAGGCGCAGGATTGCCACAGCGGCATCGAGCTGTGGATACCAGAGCTGCCTCGGCTCGGGAGGCTGCGATTGCTGCTGATGAGCTAGCTAGAGAAGCCGAGTATGCGCGGTCAGAACAAGAGTGGGCCGGAGCAGGCCAAGCAATGGATGTACCGGCGGGGGAAATAGCGGCCGCCCAACAATCTCGACAAGAAAAATTAAAAGATATTCGTGGTGAACTGAGCGCGCCAGTCAATATGCAAATTTTAGCTGTTCACCCGGAAACAAAAGGAAGTATTACTCGTCGCAAAAAAAAGGGGATAGGCAAAGGCGCTGGGAATTATGTTGTTTATCGTTATGTAGACGAAAACGGACAGTCTCATCGGGGGGCGATGCTGCATTTAGATAAACTTCCGACTCATTTGAAACCAGGACGAATATTCAAATCGGGCGCGCTTCTGGGAATTACAGCGGGTAGTACGGGGGGCTCTACGGGGCCTCATCTTCACCATCAAGTGCGACCCGAAACAAAGGCAGAGGTAGCTCGTCTTCGCCGGCACGGAATTCGAGGAGACGAGAAATACGGACCTGGAGGGAAGAATATTTCATGGAAGAAGCTAGTCGCTCAGAAACAAAAGGATATACAGGCCCGGGCCGAAGAGGCCACGGCGCTCGCAGCACAAACCGCCGAAGCCGAAGAAGAAGCCGAAAGGTTGGGTTATACGCGAGAGGGGATGGAGAAAAAGCTTAAGGAAGACTGTGGGCCTCGTAAAAAACTTAGAATAAAAATCCGACCACATGGAGGAAAACTTATAACTTCTTTTGAGGTGCAGTCAGATTTAAATTCCGAAGTGTGGGATGGAGACCACCTTCGACCCGAGATCAAAGAAAGACTTCGAGAAATAGCAGAAGAATTTATTGAAAAATTAGACTTGCCAAACGTAGATATAAAGGATATAATACTAACAGGATCTCTTGCGAACTACAACTGGTCGGATTATTCAGACCTTGATGTACATATTGTAATAGATTTTAGAGATGTGGCTGACGATGAAAGATTGGTTAAAAAGTATTTTGATGCTGTTCGCGCCAATTGGAATCGCAACCACGATATTAAACTGAAAGGATTTGAAGTCGAGCTATATGTTCAGGATGATGATGAAAAACACACATCGACGGGAGTTTTTTCCATTTTAAATGACGAATGGGTATTGAAACCTTCCCGAGAACAAAAAGAAATAGATAAATTAAATATCTTTAAAAAAGCTCGACACGTTATGAGAGATATAGACAAAGTAGAAAAACATCTTGATCGTAAAGAATACGGGGTAGCTCTCGCGTTGGGACAGGTGACCAAGGATAAGATCAAGAGAATGAGACAAACGGGACTTCAAAAAGGCGGTATTTACTCCACAGAAAATCTTGCTTTTAAAGTATTGCGCCGGGGAGGTTATATGGGTAAGCTATTAAATGCAGTTGGAACAGCCTATGATGCACAAAAATCGTTAGCAGAACAGGAGTAAGTCTTGGCAAAAAAAACCACTAAAAAAAGAACTACAGCAAAAACAGTTGAAGAGGTTAAAGAAGATATTAAAGAGGAAGTTTCAACCGAGCCGGAAGTTCTTAAACCAAAGCGCCCCGCGGCACAGGCTCCTCAAGGTATTCGTACATTTACGATTGCCAGGCAGCACGATGAAACAGGAATATCTGGGGTGGGCGTTGTGATCGAAGGAGTCGTGCTGGCGACTGGTCAAGCCGTTATTCATTGGCTTACACCAGCACCCCGCGGCGCATTAGCTATTTTTGATTCGATGGCTGATTTTATTAAGATCCACATCAAGCCGCATCCCGGGAACTCCAGCATTCTGACGTGGGATGATGGTGAACAAGAATACTTCAGTAATCCGCAACTGGATGTGTAATGGATAGGAAGCTAAAAAAAGGTGATTTGGTGTCCTATCAGGCGTCCCAGTTACAATTGTTGGGACCTTATCAAGGGGCATTAGGAGTGGTGGTTGGGGGCCCCGACGAACACGGCAAAATAAAAGTGCATTGGGTCAAAAAGTTTTCTTTGGAGAATCTTTTTAAATGGAACTCTACAAAAAACCTTCAGCTTGAGTCGGTGTATCGGTCTCACGGCGAACCGGCTCCAAAATCCTGTTAAAAATGGTGAACTTTTCTAAAAAGGAGCCGTTGAAGCTAGGGGATATAGTTGAACATCCTGCAAAGAGTGGTAATGGTATCCCCCAGGGAACAGGTCTTCTCACAGGAATTGCGAAAAAGAGCAAGAAGTCGGACCGCAACGTATGGCACGTAACGTTTTTTAATGGCATGAAGTTTAAAATAATGGAGCATTATCTTAAAAAAATACAAGGAGTTGTTGACTCCGATGAGTAATCGTGATACTATAGAGGAGATGACAATAGAAGAACGGACCGAAGTGTATATAAAACGACGCTTGGCTGAGTTACGAGGGGAAATCCTACCGCGGTACGGTAACCTCGAAGAAGAACACCCCTATATCAAGCGCCGATTGCGTGAAATTATGAAAGAAGATGCGGAGCGCAAGAAAAAGAAATGAAAAGGAGCCTCATTAATCTTTGGAGGAAACTACTCGGAAAACTCCCTGGCGTTGAAATTCGGGAGTGCCCTAGGATAAGTCGTTATAATACTGATTGCATCAGACATTTAAATCATACGGGGTTTTGTGAGGATGCGTGGAGACACAGATGGTACCGAAACAAAAGTTTGTAGAAGGCGACCATGTTCGGGTGAAGGATTACAAATCGTCAGGACTGTGGGAAATCTATTCGGTCCAGAAGGTCGGTAAAAAGATAAGATATAGCTTGAAGAGGCTAGAAGCAACTGCAATCACTCTTTTTTGCAATGTGCAAGGAAAGAAATTAGATAAAGTGGAGAAAAAATGAGTTTACCCTTTGCGATTGGCGATATAGTGGAAGTGGATACAGAGAAGACCCACCCCAATAACTTTCCAGGCACGTTGGTGGGCCGAAAAGCTGTAGTAGACACTATGGGTCTTAACTGGATCAAGATTGTATTTACAGACACTCAATGGGCACTGACAATAGCGCCCGATATGTTTAAAAAGGTACGAGATGAAGACACACATCGTTTTTGATACTGATGACCGGACGGGCATGGAAAGTACCGTCAAGATTATCGATCATCTTGCTGAAAAGTATTTGAGTCGCTACCCAAGGCGTTATGACAAATCGTTCGGAAAGATCGCGTTTATTAAAACGCTCCGCGCTTTTGCCAGGCAGATACAAAAAGAGTTTGATCTTGATGAAGACAACTACGGTTTCAGCCGGTTAAAATATACAAAAGAGTTCGCTGATAAAGTTTTCAACGATGAGGTTATTTAGTGTAGGAGAGCTGGTAGTCCAGCGTGGCACGGGAAGAATCGGAGAAGTGGTGGGAAGTATGAAATTAGATGATGAACTTTTTTATATTGTTGATTGGCATGACAGAATAGATCCTCGACAACCCGTGACGACTCATAAAGCAAATGAACTCGGTCGTGTCATTCGCTAAGAACTATTTAAGGTATGCAGATGAAACAGCTATTTGAAAGTTGGAACAAATATCTTGCCGATAATAACTGGAAATATCGTATTCTCAACGAAACCGCATTCAGCCGAATAGTAACCGACTACGGTGATAGAGGATACATTATATTAACGAGTGATCGGTCCTGTGAGGCAGAACTCGGCCTCGCACCCGGAAAAGAATGCTCTGAAGAGGATACGGCTATTCAAGACAGGGTGAACAGAGAGAATATGGAGCAGTTTCTTTCAGATGTTCGGACCGCAGGGTTTGGTTACATACCTACACTTGGCGGTTACAAAGAAGACTTGATCGATCCCGAGACAGGAGAACCCGTCAAGGATGAAGAAGGCGAAATAGTTAAAGTTGATACGGAAAAGCCAGAAAACTCTGTCATTATTGTTGCGCGCCCAGAGCAGGGTGGCGATCACGAAGAACTAAAAAGCGTTGGCATGGTTCTTGCAGATAAATACGGTCAAGATAGTTTCTTTTATAAGCCTCCTGATGATGTTGACGAAGGTGCGTATTGGATTAGGCCCGATGGTTCGATCGATATGCAGTTCGATACTTTCACAATCAACGATCTCAAACAACAGTTTTACACCCAAATGAGGCGTGGTCCGCGTCATCGCTTTACCGCGCTGGACGAAAGCAAAGAACTAGTTTTCAGAGTGCGTACCTCCCCAACCAGCACCGCCGAAGCACGACGACGCTACGGCGAGGTATTTTTGAAGTTTTCAGAGTGACAACCAACGTAGCTGGTTCCTTGTATTTTGCTTTGTTCTTGATATTCACCCACTGCGAGCCTGATCGCGGCCATGCCTGTGATGTGTTGGTGGAGCAGATAAATAAAAGTTATGAGCTCATAGATTCGCCGGACAGCTCGAAAAGAATGTTTCAGCCAAACATAATTCCACACTCCGGCGCGACAGCCGCTGCAGCTCACAGATTAAAGTTGCTCATGCGCTATGATGATCTCCACTGCGACAGAATAGGAAGGTAAAACTCATGGTCGATCTCTATGAGGATGGTATAGGTAACGTCGAATTGGTCCACCACGTCGGAACGGATCTCACTGTAGTAAACAGCGCGCGCGTTTCATTTGGCAAACAAAAGTTGGAACTGCAGAAAAAAGATAAGAAGCTAATAAACTATCTTATAGAGCACAAACATACTTCTGTGCTCGAACATTGTAGTGTCACCTTCAGAATAAAGGTTCCTTTGTTTGTTGCTCGACAGCACATGAGACACAGAACGTGGTCTTACAATGAAATCAGCAGACGATACACAGATTTTGACATTCGGTTCTATGAACCCAAACAGTTGAGAATACAGCACCAGAACAATCGACAAGCGAGCAGCGACGAGTATATTAAAAATCCCGTAGTCAGGGCCCTGGTCCAGGGCCACCACGAAAGTTCTCTGGAGCTATACGAGTGGTTGCTCACGGAAGGTGTGTGCCGAGAGCAGGCCAGGGGTATTTTGCCTCAGAATATGTATACGGAATACTACGCGACTGCGAATCTAAACAATATTTTAAAGTTCATTGATCTGCGTCTGGACGAAAGCGCCCAGTGGGAGATCCAAAAAGTTGCGGAGACCATATTAAATATTATTGAAAAACTATACCCTATTACCGTTGAAGCCTATCGAAAGTTATAGAAGTGGAGACCTTTAACCTTCCTATAACCAATGAGGTCGACAACGGGGACGGTACTCATACTGTCTATTTTGAGATTGATGATAAGTTCAAGAAGCAATTTATGAAAAGCCAAGGACTAAAAAGATGGAGCCAGAAGAGATTTGAGAAGGTTTTCATAAGGGAGCTACAAGAATACATGGGAGGGAAGACGCTGGAAGAAATGCGCGCCGCTCTTAATAAGTTTGCTCAACGCTATAGCGACGTGGGCGACTGATTTTTCTCTTGACAGCAGTTGCTAGCCGTGCTATGCTAGTAGCATGACAGTAGGATCTCTGGTCAGACTGAGAAACCCCCACCGTGCGATGCACGGTTACTTGGGTCTTATTATTCTCGATCATAAAAATGGCGCCTACTTGGTTTGCTTTGATGATTATGGATGCAGAACTTTGTGTGACAAAGCAGAGTTAAACGAGGTAAGCAGCGCATGAAGGTTGGTGATTTGGTAAGAAGATATAGTGCTACGCGCCTGGGGATAGTGGTTGAAACGAATGGCCTGTATATAAAAGTCCGGTGGGATGGACAGTACGGAACCTTTTGGACTTCTCCAAAAGCAGTGGAGGTTCTAAGTGAAAACCGGTGATCTCATTTGGATGTGCTGCACTCCAGGGGGCATATGCCTTTTCGTTGGACAGCGCCTCGATCCCCATGAGAACGAACTTCTTTATAAGGTGTATCATCCCACAATGGGATACACTGAAATGGCTTACTATTACTTTGATACGCTGGCGGAAGCCATTAAAATAGGTTTGGAAAGCAACTAATGAAAATCGGTGATTTGGTCAGATTTTCAAAGGAACATACTTCTACCCCAGGACTGGGATACTGCGCCAACTGGCTCGGTATTCTTCTTGAAGTGAATGCTGAAAAGGTAAAGATTAACTGGTTTAGTGGAGTGCACCCTTACTACGGTACTTCGGAATATGATGATAGGTGGCGGGATGAGTTGCCTTATGCACCATTTGAGGTTGTAAGTGGAGCGATTTAAAGTAGGTGACTTGGTTCGTGATCCAGCCGGCGACGATTTGGCACTAGTGGTGGCCGTAGGTCCTGTGACGGGGCATATAAGTATTCAGTGGCTTCAGCCTCCTTATCTTACAGAAAACTATGCACACAATTGGTTAGAGATTGTGAGTGCAGCCAAAGAAATGAAAAAGAACTGTTGACTTTATGCCAAAACAGTGTTACGATAAGGGTGTAAGGATGAATGGGCCGGTAACTCAACAGGCAGAGTAGGAGACTTTTAATCTTCTTGTTGTGGGTTCGAGTCCCACCCGGCCCTCCAACTTTTGTTATGAAAACAGAATCAAAAAAATGTACTTTGTGTAAACAAGAAAAGCCGTTAAGCGAATATAACAAAGCGGCCAACCGCAAAGATGGGCACCAAACTCAGTGCCGACAATGTACGCACCAGCGTAATAGAGAGTATTATAAAAAGAATCGCACAAGTCAAATTAAAAAGATTGGCGCATGTAAAGCAAAGCGAATCGAAGAAAATCGACACAAGCTCCTTCGACATTATTTGGAGAATCCCTGTGTAGATTGCGGAGAAGCAGATCCACGCGTTTTAGAGAGCGATCATATGCGCGACAAAGATAAAGACATATCGAGCCTTTTGGGACAAGGTTACGGCTGGCTGCGGATTGAAGCAGAACTTGACAAGTGTGAAACACGATGCGCTTCGTGTCATAGGAGAAAAACAGCAATCGAGCAAAATCATTACAGTCACCGGCTGTTAATAGAGAGGACGCCCGACACATATTATGAACTTTAAAGTAGGCGACATCATAGAAAACAAAAAGTTAATTATCCGCTGGCTTGTGACGGAAGTTGGAGAATATAGCTACCATTTACGGTCAGTGCGAGATAACGAAGAAAGTCTTTTTCCAAAAGAAGTAATAGACGGCGAGTTTAAACTTGTAAGCAGGGCAGATGAAGTTCTCAGCGGGTGATCTCGTAATGTTCAAAGATGGAGTTATAAGGGATCTTCGGGATCCCAAAGTTGGCATATTTCTTGATTCTTGGCCTATAGAGCACGCAAAGTATGGATACGTTTATACCATCGGCCGCGTACAATTTGGAAGATCGACACGCGAGGTATTCACGGATGATTTTGAGTTGGTGAGCAAAATAGTGGAAAAAAGTCTTGACAGACGTTCTGCGTTGTAGTAAGATAGAAAGATGGACACCCCTCACAGGAAGCAAATATGAGCCTGATGAAAACCGATGGAAAAGTATACTACGTAGATGGAAGTTGGTGGTCGCCTTACGGTAACACCGATAAAGAGATCCGCGAGAACCTAAAAATGGGGCAAATGCCCAATGTGCCCGACGGGCGGGTGCCCCGGGCGTACATCGCCCTCGTCGTCGCCAGCGCCGCCAGAGGGCAACGGGACGAGCAGATGTCTGACTTCCTGGAAGACATTGGTGCGATCAACGGCAAAGCAAAAGAATCTTACGAGAAAAGAAAGAAGTAACAGCTTGGCGCGGTGGTGGAACTGGTATACACAGCAGACTCAAAATCTGCCGCCCGTGGGGCTTGCGGGTTCGAGTCCCGCCCGCGCTACCAATAAGGAATAAAATGGAATATTTTGCTAAAAGTAGACTCAAGAATAACCTAAGTTATTTTGGTATCCACGAAGATACAGCGGTTGCCAAATGGGATGCCGAGGAACAGTGTTTTTGGTATATCAGTCTACACAAGATTATTGGGCCGCATCCCACCCTTATGACTGCGCTGCACCCGGAGGATGGAGGGACATTTAAGCCGATTGCTGAACTCTCCGGTCAAGGTGATGTTAATACCACAATGAATGGACTTGGATAAATATGAGCGTAATGGGACCAGATGGAAAGATTAAGTTGTCGGTGGGGGGCTGGTGGTCGCCGTATGGCAACACCGACAAAGAGATCCGCGAGAACATGAAAACCGGGCATATGCCTAACGCTCCTGACGCGATGAGGGCTGGGCCCTCTCGCTATTTCACGGGAACGAAGGCCGACGGCCGACAGAGGTCGTACCTCTTGGGGTGGGCAACCCCACCCGGCGGCGGGCGGGCAAAAGAAACCTACGAGAGTAGAAAGAAGAATAATGCCCAGAAGAAATGAACAGAGTTATATGATTGTTAAGACCGATAAGGGATATATTAAAATCGACAGGCACGGCAACAAGTTTCCTGTGGACAAAAAGAAGCCCGAGGTTAAGAAGAACAAGAAAAAGAGTTAGACGGTGCTTACGAACCTAAGAGAATACTCAAAAATGATCTACCCCGCGCAGGGCAGTAACTCAGTAGGTCAGAGTAGCGTTCTTATAAAGCGCAGGTCGCGGGTTCAAGTCCCGCCTGCCCTACCAATACCAAAGGAAAGAAAATGGCTCTGAATAAAAGAGTAGTATGTGCGGACGGATTTTTTATGTCTGTTCAGGGACACCACGGCGCATACTGCGATCCGCGCACCGACGACGCGGAGAAGTATACGGAGGTAGAAATCGGTTATCCGAGCCACCGGGAAGAAATCATTATACCTTGGGCCGAACGTCCCGACGAACCCACCGAAACGGTGTATGCTTACGTTCCCGTAGAGGTGGTGAACACTGTCATAGCAAAGCACGGCGGCATCTTGCGAGGGCAAGTCCCGAACGGTGTGGCCTATTTGAACGCATTGGATGATTTTCCTCTTGACACCAGCAGCGAAAGATGATATGATATAAACATGGCACGAAAAAGCAAGTATAGAGTCGGTTCCCTCGTTGAAACTAAGCGGGGCTATGTCGAAGGACAAGGCATCATCGTTGAAGAAAAGAGCTTTTTGAACGCTCACTATAGCCTAACGGATGGTTTTGTTGTTCGTTGGTTTGAAAATCCGAGGTTTCTTGTATGGAACTCGATGCAGCACGAACGCGTCTCTCATTGTACCAAAAACCAAATCAGGGTAATATCGGTTGCAGCATGAACATTGGCGATCTTGTGCGGCTGACGCCCGATGGAGTGGTAGCCGCGTGGTATCCCAACATAAATCACGATGCGGTCGGTATCGTTATCAAGGAACACTCCGAGGTTCCCGCCGCGCATAATGATATTTCCTACACCCCCATTGAAGTTCACTGGCCCTTGGGGCGCGATTGCCACGAAGTAGGCCATCTTGAAATAATTAAGAAATATTTTTGAAAAAAGGGTTACTTTTCACAAAAAGTGTGTTATACTCTAAAGACGGTCAAACAACAACTGCAAAAGAGGTAGATAAATATTATGAGCAATAAGATTGTAGGCGCATGCGCCATTAAGCCCGGCGCCCCCAAGGTTAGAGGAAAGCAGGGAAAACTAGAACTGGTCCCCGTAGACACCCCCTCCCGGATCAACAGAGATACAAAGGGAAAACAGCTAGAAAAGCAGATGAAAGATGAACAGACGGACGATTGGGTATGGGACTGGAGCATCCATGTACCCCCGCTGGTGCACAGGATCCGTGCTGCGGGGGGACGGCTGGAACGCATGAACGGTGATCATACCACACATATGTTCCGGTTGACCTTCCCACAGGCAACGCACATGTGGGCTTACGTTACAGAAATAGACGACGTGGACACTTATCACAGAAACTTCGATAACTGTAACGGGGGTAAGACAAAGGCTCTTACACCCGATGAAAGGTATGTCCATAAGTTTCAGATAGACGCCCAAGTGCAAGCGCAGGTTGCCAGGATGCAACAGTGTGGCGCTTACGTTTATGGTTGTTCCGAGCCGGGTGGTATCGTAGGCGACCTCCACGGTAGTCGAGTCAGCGCACAAACATTTACCGTTGTGGAAAACCTTATAGGTAGTGATGCGACGGGCCTTCAGGCTATCAAAGAATCAATCCAAACTGTTAGGGGTACGTGGCCTAGTCTTAACAAGCTTAACAAGCCCATGCTGGGCGGCTTTGCGATGATCTACGAAGCAAATCCTGCCTTGTTTGCTGCTACAACTAAAGTGGGGAAGGATTGGGCGATTTTTACTGAGAGACTACAGGAAATAACGAGCCAAGAATTCCAGACTCAAGTTAAGGGCGAGTCCCCCCCCGAGCAAAACAGAACTATTGAAAGTTTCGCTAACGGTATCATCGCGCTCTGGTTCAAAAAGGACTACTCCCGACCCGGAGGGTGCGTGAAGCACTACAAGAAAGAAAAGATTAAGACCCCTTGGGCCTAAACTTTATTTTCAAATAAAAGCCTTGACCCTGCGCTTCTGACATGGTATGCTAGAAGCATGAAGATTAGCGAGGTTCTAAACACTGGCGATCTGGTGAGATTCAACTATCGTCACAGTCCCGACCACGACCATGATCTTGGAGTGGTGTTGTTTGTGGACTCCGACGAAGAAGAAGTGGGCATCCACTGGCGAGACGAAGACGACCAACTCACTTACCATGAACACGAAGAAATAGATGATTGGCACAGCCGAGGCATGCTGGAGCGAGTAAGTGAAAATCGGTGACTTGGTAACATTCACGCCCGAAAGCTGGGGCACTCCGATAGAGGATCGCCCACTATACATTGTTATTCGCGAGCCTTATGAGATTACTTCCCATCCTGAGCGTGACAACCTGATGGTCGATATTGTGATCCCCGGTAGCTCAGATATTTATGCAACCGGCCCCGAGACTTTGGAGGTTATCAGTGAAAATCGGTAGTTTGGTAAGAGTCCCGTATCGGGGACTAGGTATTCTTGTTTTTTTGGGGGATGCCACTGCGAGGATTGAGCTTTTCTCTGGAAAGAGAGCGGAGGCACACCCTTCTTGCTTGGAGTTAATAAATGAAAATCGGTGATTTAGTAGAATTCATTGAGTGCGGCAGTCCCCCCTCAACGCCCTCGCATGGAATTATTGTGCGTGGCCCCATCGATGGGTGGTCTGGCAATAATGCGAAACGACGCTGGGAAATCAGGTGGTACACTTGCGGTAACGAAGGCTGGTGGGAAGAAAAGTATCTGGGGGTAATCAGTGAAGGTCGGTGATTTGGTAACTTATAAACAGCGCGAGGACTTGCAAGAGTTTCCGTGTCCGTACGGACGCATGGGGATTATTATTCGCATGGGGCCGGAAAGATTTGAAGAGTCGGAGGAAGAGTTTGAGGTTTATTGGTATGACAGTCAAAATATTGTTTTATGGTACGAAAAAGCCTTAGAGATCGCAAGATGAAAGTCGGTGACTTGGTTTATAGCGTTCATATATTCACTTCCGGCCAGAGGGGCTTGGGTCTTGTGACTGATACCTGTGATATTTCCACCCTCCAGTCTGGTTCAAGAGTTGATCCTCCCCTTCCTAATGTGATAGCTCAGGGCGTGACAATGTTTTTTATTTCTTGGGTTGACAACACAGAACCATCGTGGTATTATAGTAATGAAGTGGAGAGAGTAGATGCAACGCGGCGACCTGATTGAATATCAACATGCCCAGGCGGTCGCGTGGCGCGGAGTTATAGTTGGTCCGGTGACAGAAAAACACGCCCGCGCCTGGGTTCACCCTTATAAGCGGCCCGCATACTGGATTGCATGGTTCGACGGCAACCAACAAACTTGGGCGTTTGAGCGCAACCTAACCCTAATCTCGAAGGCAAATACAAAATGACAATCGGTGATACAGTTCAACATTCTTTTACCGGATCGATTGGCACGGTTCTTGATACCGTCCGCGAACTAGACGCGACACGCTTTCAGTACCTCGTTCAGTGGAACGACGACAAGAGTTTGAGTCGAGACTCCTGGGAGGTGCGACAAGATTTGTCAGTGATTCCAGAGACTTCCAATCCAGAACTTTATTTTGAAGTAAAAGATTGACTCTCGCGCCCTCGCGTGGTATTCTATATACATGGTTAAGAACGACGGCATTAAAGTTGGCGACTTGGTGAAGTTCAAGCAGCATATACACGGCGCGAAGCCGGCCACCCATCTTGTGATCGAGGCATGGTCAGCAACGGACGCCAACAGCAGAACCACGTATTATGTTCGACTGCACAACGATACACGATCACGGAGCAGCATGCACCTATCCTCAAATTTCATAGTAGTTTCTAGGAGTTGCTGGTAGTATGGGATGGTATCAAGTGGTACAGCGGCACAGTCGGCCCGGAATACAAGGTTATCGATCTTATCGAAAAGTTTGTTGACGACGCTGGTTGCGATACGTGGGAGTTTGAGGAAGATCCCCCCGATCACGACTCGGGCGCGGGTTCTGCTTCTTCCGAGCATTTCAGGTTTGTTAAAGTGGGCGAAGACTCCGCTGACATTACTTGTGTGGGCGATGGATTTTGGGATATTTACCCCCACACTTCAATCAGTTACTAGGAGACAGAATGAAACCTCGCGGCATGGTTATTATTGGTGCGCTGCTCCGAAAGATTAACGGGACTGGCATTATGAAGATTGTTACAGAATACAAGTGCGATGCCGCCCAGGAGTGGGTCAGATTTGCTGACTGGAAAGAGTGGCAAATGCTTACCGACTATGAAATTCTTTCAGAGTTGGATTGATCGTGTGCGAGTATCATCTTTGCGTTGGTGATATGTTCAAGACCGCTGGAGGTTTGGGCATTATCGTGGACAAGAAGAATGGCAAGTTTTACTATAAGGTGGTGTCTCGCGTTGGGCATGGGCTTATTCCGGCCGCAATCTCGCGGATTGCCACGAAGGGCTTTTATGAGTGTCTCGATGATGGCGCCGTGACAGACGTTTACCTCGTACCGAATAAAAAGTATCGACGCAAGAGAAATAGGATTTGACAGATAATGAAAACTACTTATAATGTATGTACGATGGAGAATTCGACATGATGAGTCTAATGAGTAACATTGGAAGCACCGCACTCGACCGCCTAACTGCAACGCGACGGGAAGAAGGTCTGCCTCCACCCGAAGTGGAAGAAATGCTAGGGATGATCGGCGTGTTGTGGGATGAGACTGATGAAGAATATTTCAGTATTGACGCGCTGTTGCGCGAAGTTATGGAAGATACCGTCGAAAAGCACAGCAATTGCGCTGACATAGACAACTAACTTTATTTTCAAAGAAAACTCTTGACGGCATCGGTTATCCATGCTATTCTATAGATACGATAAACACCACCTGGAGACAGAATGTCCTTCGCAGATAAAATCACAGAAATGTATAACAGCGAGTTGACCGGACTCGCAAAGAACCGATTTACCGATGCCGAAACGCAACTGGCAATCGCTAATCATCCCTATAGGCTGGCAAAGAGTTATCTTGCCTGCAACCCTAAGATCACCCAGGAAGCTGCCGAGATTCTGTGGAACCAGCGCGGCTACGTCTTTAAGTCTGAGCTTTTGCGAACCGGAGCAATCGATATTGACGAACAGACCTATTGGGACGTTTATAACAAGTATTTCAAGAGGAACAGTCGGTCATACTGGCGCATGATGAGTGCGTTCCTGGGCCAGAGGTACTGGGGCGAGAACATCGGAGCCAATAAGACTCCCACCGCGTTGCTAGAACAGATTTATGACGATATCCCTGTAAACGAAAGCTCACACGGCTATCACCTGACACGATTCGTCGAGCATCCTAACTGTTCTTTGAACCTTGCCATTAAAATCTCCGTGTTGAAAGTGGATGAGCGTTACCACTATGGGGACAATTTCAAGCGCAAGGCAGAGTTGAAGATCGCAGAACTGACCAAGAAGCAACTCGAAAACGCCTAAACTTTATTTTCAAATGAAAATCGGTGATCTTGTACGCTGCCTCTGGCAGCCCGGTGGCCGATTCAATGTCAGCACCAACTGTGTCGAGAACATGGAATATCATATCGAGAACGAGTTGGGGATCATCACCAAAGATTTGGGTGGGTCTCGACGCGCAGTTTGTTTCCCTCAGTTTAGTTACACTCACCGACTTGCGACGAGCGCGTTGGAGTTGCTAAATGAAAATCGGTGACTTGGTAAAGGTAACCCCACTCGCAAAGTGGAATGTAAGCGTCGACGATTACACCCAGATTGGTGTTGTAACCAAGTTGGGCTTTGATGGCGAAATGCGCGACCCTGATGGAATTATCCTCCTTAACTTTGGGGACGATGATGGAATATTCCGCACAAGCGACTGGAAGTTTGAGGTAGTCAGTGAAAATCGGTGACTTGGTAAAGTGGCACGCAGAGGAGAGCCCTCGGCCTTTCGCTCGACGCGACACAGGAATCATTGTGGGCGGACCCCGCGACGGTTGCAGCGGAGACTCCCCCGCGATTTCTTACGCCGTTGCGTGGTTTGACGCAAAAACAACATTCTGGCACAACGATTATAACTTGGAGTTACTCAGTGAAAATCGGTGATCTTGTGCTCGTCGGTGGTCCCTGTCGCGGGAATCCCGCGCTCGTTATTGCGGTTGCTCATAAAGAATCGGAAGTCCGTGTGCGATTTTTGAGAGACTCTAGGATTCGTTGGCTTGCACGGGAGGCACTGGAGTTGCTAAATGAACATCGGTGATCTGGTGAGGTACGACCAGGAGATATCGGATATTGATTTGGTCGGTCTGGTGTATGAGGTGCACCGAGCCGCGAGCCAGTACCCCCCGGAGGGCTGGACAGATATTATTCACGTTCGCTGGCCTGATGGCACGATTGTTGCAGATAGCAGTCACCAATTTGAGGTTGTAAGTGCAGCCCGGTGAGAACTTTATATTCAAATAAAAGTTTGACATCGCAGCCCTCCCATGCTATTCTATAATCATGGAGCGACGTAAAAAGCCACGGTTGGGCGATGTAGTGAAGCTGATTCTCGGTCCTCTACAGACTCTGCAAGTTCACATCGTTCTTGAGGGCGCCGTCGGCCTGATAGTGGATACTTATGGCATTCATATTTGGGTTCGCCTGTTCGCGGTGCCTTGGGAGGGACACTCAGGGCTAGAGTACGTTCGCCGCGATTCTGTGGAGATTTTGTCTTATGCCAACCCACAGTGAGTTGAGAATTGGAATGTTGGTTCTTTGGCACGGCGACGAAATGCGCGACGAAGATATAGATGATATTGGGATTGTTGTGGGGCTGCCCGGTGAGGACTGGCAGGGATGTTATAGTATCGCGTGGGCGACAGAGGGCGAAGTTAGTGAACATTCACCCGACAGACTAGAAGAATCCATCTATCAGCGACAACTGGAGGTCATAGGATGAAACAAACCATTGACATCGGAACTTTACTTCGGTGGAATGACGACGACTCTGGCGACGACGATCTTGGGATTGTTCTGTCTGTGCCACTGCCGACTTGTACCGATTGCCCTCACACGCACCGCGCCGATTGCCACGATCTTGTAGATTGCGGGCGTGAGCATCCGATGGATTTTGCAGACGAGTATTTTGCGGTTGATTGGATAGGCGAGCCGGAGATTTGTAAGCATACCCCGCAAACTTTCGACGATGCGCTACAGGATGGACGGATGGAGATCGTAAGATGAAAGTCGGGCGCGAAACGAGTGTCGAGTTGGCCGAGTTTTTAGAAGTAATATCCACAACTTAAAACATAATCTTTTTTATTTGAGAATAAAGTTTTGGTGCTTGACTTATAACCCGGCACATGGTATTCTATAAGCATGAATGAGGAACTTATCCCCCGCGTAGGCGATCTGGTAAAGATGAAGATCGATGGTGATCGTGGTCAGGTGGGTGTTGTCCACAAGATCCGTGAGCTAGACCCAGTCCACTCCAATCTATACGATGGGCTGTCCTACACCACGGCGGCTCAACATGTTGACACCCCGCGAGGGAGCCGGTGTTATGATATCACTTGGCCCGACGTTCGGAGCGTCCAATACCTAAGCGAAATCCGTGTGATTTCAAGGAGTTAAAATGTTTGATACAGTTAAGAATGATAAAGTAGTGGCCGCCTTCGCCCGAGGTGAAAGGGCGATCAGTCACACTGGCAACCTGAGCAGCGACGGGCGCGAGTTGCTCTCGTATGGCGCGAAGATCGCTCACCGCACTTCTGGCGGGCTAGTCGTCGTGGGCGACTTCACCGCGCCCGGTGGATGCTTTCATTCTGTCACAACTTCGACCCATGTAAACAAGGCGAAGCGTCATGCTAACGAAGTGATGCACCCCACGGTATTCCGCAACAGTGCGCCCCTTTGGCCCGCATAACTTTTATTTGAGAATAAAGTTTAGAGGGTTGACTTTCTTCTTCGATTCAGGCATAATTAGAGTATGGACAACACCGGAGACAAGATGATCCAGCGACTTGAGAACCTGATCGAGCGTATCAAAGATGAAAACTCCTGGGATTTTGGCTTTGCCTCGTCTCTGAGAGATCAAGCGCAGGAAGGGCGAAACCTCTCCCCGCGACAGACCGACATCCTCGAAGAGATCGAGGGTAACTACAGTGACAAAGTGCTTGCAGCCAACAAGGATTGGGAAGAAGTGTGGGATGCCGACAAGGCACAACGATTGCAAATCGTTGCAGCCTACTACTATCGCAACGGATATTTTCAAAGTATTGTTTCCAGCGCGATGGGAGATCCCGAGTGGGTTCCAACAGAGAAGCAGTATAGCGCGATCACTGGCAATAAGTACGCGCAAGCGGTCTTGACGAACTCACTGGATGAACCAAAGTTCGCAGCCGCAAGCATGGTCGAGTTTCGGAAAGCGGCCCGCGTGAGCTACGGTCTGGGCGGCAAGCCTGCGATGATTCTACGGGCACTTCCCGAGGTGTTGACACACGCCAGAGGCGGCAAGCGTTACGAGGTGATCCCCATTGGTTCGGCTACTCCAGTAATCTGCGAAGAACGCGACTTGAAGAAAGCGAAAAAGCGCAAGAATGTTAAGTAGTTAGAGGGTATTATATTAAGCGGGATTCAACGCCTCTCCTGAATCCCTGTAAGAGACTTATAAAAAGGATCACACTTCCGTGATTGCTCTTACGAATACAAGTTGCCAGGAGGCTAGGCAGCGGGGACCGAAGAGAACCCGCACCCTCTAACTTTTATTTGACAATAAAGTTTTCACCCTTGACTTGACCCGTCGCCCGTGGTATTCTATAAGCACGATGAAGCGAAACGGACGAAACCTGATTGCGCTCGCTGCCTGGAACCACCGGGGAGCAGGGAAGCACAAGAACAAGGCCCGCAAGGGTTCTGGCAAGGGGAGCGGCAAGGATGCTCGACACCCGAAGCACAAGGGGCGGCGGGACTGGTGAGCGTTTATCTTCGACGAGATCAGGTGCAAGCTGGCATGCTGGTGCGAAGTACCGGGAACCCCCGGGCCGGTCTCGGTGACTTGTATTTACTTCTCCCCGCTAGCGAAAGTAAGTGCTACGACGGTTTCGTGTTGGGGCAGAACGTAAGAACCGGCAACGTGGTGCAGATAAACAGCAACTACTTGCGAGAAGCAACTAATGAAAATCGGTGATCTGGTGGTTTATAACAATCCGTGTTGGGCAGACTGGTTCGGCATCGTTGTTCGGCAGATACCGGGCACTGACGAACGTCAAGTGATTCATTGGATTGATGGCAGTGGCCTGGATGATAACTGCATGAGTTCGCACCCCAGAAGAGAGCTAGAGGTAATCAGTGAAAATCGGTGATCTCGTAAGATTCAAACGCAACGGCAAGAAAGCGCACCTCTGGATCGTCGCTAGCGTCTGCCAGCAGAGTTACAATATCGGCCTATGGTCGTCTCGTGTCAATCACCTTGACGATCTTCGCTGGACTTATGCCGACGCCTTGGAGCTAGTAAGTGAAAATCGGTGATCTTGTAAAAACAACCGGCTTTGGTCCTCGATATAGTATGGGCGAAGTCGGAGTGCTGATCAAAGTATATGGACGTATCATAAGGTGCTGGGTAGTTTTTTTCACAGACGGTACAGAGGTTGTCTCCCAGGACGGCTTAGAGGTTATCAATGAACTTTCAAGTAGGTGATTTAGTTACACTGAAACATTATCGCGGTGATCCCGATGCGCCGCCGCCGTTGGCACTCGTTATGGATATCACCTCCCTGTCGATTTTAGATAGAATTCTGATTCAGTTTTTTGATACGTCCGGGCCTGAAATGGCCGCGCCCGACCATTGGATCGTTGTGAGCCGCGCAAAATGAAACCCGGTGATCTTGTTCGGTGGACGTACCCCGGTGCAGAAGATATTGGCATCGTTCTAGCGTACGCGCCCGACCCCTGGATGGGGGATATGATCAACATTTACTGGACGAAGAATCCTAAGCACAGCGGGGAATACGACCGCAAGCATAGGTATCTGGAACTGGCGCAAGAAATACCTGTAAAATCAGGTACTTAGAAACATAATCTATACTCCGGCGACACCCCGACGGCAACTTTTATTTGACAATAAAGTTTTCGCCCTTGACTTCTTGCCTGGACTCAGGCATACTAGAGATACGATGAAAGCAGGCGATATGAAAATCGGCGCACTCTATCGCAGCAACGCACACCAGCGTTTCGCGGTCCAGTGGGCTGGTAAAGTTGCTCTCTACCTGGGCGAAGAGATTTTCAATCGCTCCGATGGAGTAACGATTGTAAACCACAAGTTTTTGTTGGGCGCCGATGTGCGAGTGACAGACAAAACATTCTTGAAGTATATGGAAGAGATCCAAACATGAACCGATTTATTGTAAACGCACAGTATATGGTCGATGGAGCCGTACAAGAGCGAACTTTTACCGTCTACGCTGACTCAATTTTTGGGGCACTCCGACGAGTGCGAACCGAGGATCTGTTTCGGGTGACGCGAGTTGCGCTCGACACGACCTGCGATATCGTGGACCCGTTCGGGATGCCCGAGGAGACAGAGGACAAGAATGTTTGAGATTTTTGTTTTTTTGGTATGCTTCTTGTATGTCCTGATGTTGGTTGTGACTTACAACTAAAAAACTTTTATTTGAGAATAAAGTTTTTATTGTTGACTTCTCGCCTCAACTCAGGCATAATGGATACATGATGAACGAACCCATCGAGGTCCAGTTTCCCCCCGGCATCGTCAGCATGCCGTGGGTCGGTAAGACCTACGCGATCAGCGGATCAGACTGGATCGAGGTGCCCGAGGGCACGGCTCAGGACGAGATCGGTCGCTGGATGGTCTACACCCCGCGCAAGATCGAAAAGGTCGAGGCGCAGTCGTGGGAGGTCCAGGGATCGAAGGGGAACACCTACACGGTGCGCTTTGACGGTCGCTGGTCCTGCACCTGCCCCGGCTTCAACTTCCGACGCGAGTGCAAGCATATCAACGCAAAGAAGAAAACTTTTATTTGAGAATAAAGTTTTTATTGTTGACTTTGAGTGGCCCCTGTGGCATAATAAGAGAGTGGAAGGGCACCTAAGCCCTCCGATGGAGTAAAAAGAAAATGTCGTGGAGTGGAACCGTCAGGTGCGGTCAGTGTTACAATACCGGGCACAATAGGCGAAGCTGCCCAGAACTCAGGAAGCTCGCGGCGGCAGATCCCACCGGATATCATGCGCGACAGGTTGAGATAATGAAGGCTGCTTCTAAGGCCCCGCGCAAGTGTTCCTACTGTAAGGAAGCAGCGGGGCACACCCGTCGCACTTGCCCGACACTCAAGACTCATAAGCGTGAGGCAACGCAAGATGCGACCCTGATTCGCAAGGGACTCAGAAAGTGGTTGGAGGCATCCGGCATTGGTCCCGGCGCACTGATCGCTTCGCGTCGATCCTTCTATAACAACGGTTATGAGGCGGAAAGGGGGGACGATGAGCAGCCCCGCGTGTTTCTAGTCAATGAGTTGACCCTGAGCCACATCACCCAACGGCACGGACTCCCCGGCAACCGGGAAGACCAGTCGTTTATCCGAGCCACCGACGTTGCTTCGGGCAGCGCGGTCTGGTTCGGCCTGCCTCACGTTCCCACGGTTGCACCGGGCGCCCAGGACGACCGGCCCCCGGGGCGATACCAGCAGTCGCGTATCGGCTGCGACGGACACAGGTGGACCCTCGCCAGCCCCGCGCCAGCAGTCGCCGCCAACGATGACTGGTTTGGGACTCGCCTGGTGGAAGTAGTTGAAGGCTGGTTCGCCACCGATGAAAAGCACGAGGCATATGAATTCGATACGATCTCCCCCGCGCAGCGCAAGGCGATCCGCGAATATCTCAACGGTTCCGAGGAGTTGCCCCCCGAGTGGGCGCAGCCCGCACGGGAGGATAGTTGATAACTTTGAAGCAGAACCCTGCGATATCAACTACTTAGTATAGAAGAAAAAGTTTTAACAATAAATAAAAAAGCCTTGCATTTCAACCCCATTCGGGTTATACTTAGAGAGTGGAAGGGCGCCTAACAAGCCCACCCAGGAGCAAAACAGAGAACAATGACCGTAGACTTCAAGACCCTTCTTTCAATCCTCCCGCACGTTACGACTGCGAATCACCCCGTTCTGCTTCGTGGTCGGCACGGCATTGGCAAATCCAGTGTCGTCTATCAGTTCGCTGACAGCATGGGCCTGCCCGTTGTCGAGCGCCGAGCGAGTCAAATGACTGAGGGCGATCTGCTGGGTCTGCCGAAGACCGACGGCAACGTGACTACGTTCTGCCCCCCCGACTGGCTCGACCGGGCCTGTAACGAAGCGGTCCTGCTGTTCCTCGACGAAGTTGATCGAGCGACCCTGGAAGTCCGTCAGGGCATCTTTGAGTTGTGCGACTCTCGCAAGCTCGCTGGCAACGTCCTGCACCCCGAGACTTTGATCTTCGCTGCCGTCAACGGTGGCACTCACGCCGGCGCGGCGGCCTATCAGGTGGGAGAAATGGATCCGGCTGAGTTGGACCGTTACACTACCTTCGACGTTGAGCCGTCCGTTGACGACTGGATCACCTGGGCGCAGAGCAGCGTTGACACTCTGATCATTGATTTCATTCGCGGCGAGCCTGCACATCTTGAGCATAACGACGACCCCGAGCCTAACAAGGTCTATCCTTCCCGCCGCTCCTGGGTCCGTCTGAATGAGACTCTGACCGCTGCTGGTCTGCTGACCGCTGGCGAAGTGCGCCCCGAGGTTTACTCCCTGAGTGCCGCCTATATCGGTTTTGAGGCTGCTGTTGCGTTTAACGACTACGTTCGGAACGTCGAAAAGGTTGTGTCGGTGACTGACGTTCTCGACAAGGGTATTCTGCCCAAGGACTTCGATCTCAATGACCACTGTGCCCTGATCGATAAGATCGCTGCCTCCGGTCGGCTCGATGATGCCTTGAAGGCAAAGGCGACCGAGAACCTCGCCCGCTACTTCATGGACATTCCGAGCGAGCCTGCCATGAAGTTGTGGAGTGCTATCGGTGCCGCGAACAGTGACAACGCGATTGCCCTGCACGGCAGCACCGTGGATGATAAGAGTGTCGGCGCGTACCTTGTCGAGATTCTCACCGGAGAAGAGATCAATAAGAAGTAAGGATAATAGGGGGTTGTGGGCCACCGCTCCAGGCCCGCGCCCCCGTCCTTAACAATATCATGGAGTTAGAGAACCTAACTTTTATTTGAGAATAAAATCTAAACGCTTGCAATCTAGCCCCACCTGGGGTATACTTAGAGAGTAGGGAGAACATCAATGACTGATCCAACGAACATGACCGACATTACCGATATGAGCGACGACGAGATCGCTGACCTTCTGGAACCGGCGCGAGAGGTCAAGCCTTTTGATCTTCGCCTGCACGTTCACCGGCTGCTGATCGATGAGCCGTTTTTCGCGGCTCTCTCACGCCGGATCGACAAGCGTGCGGGCGGCGTCCCGACTGCTGGCGTCCGCGTGACCAAAGAGGGCAAGCTGGAAATGCGGTACAATCCCGACTTCTTCGCTCCCCTGAGTGACGAGACGCGCAAGGACATTCTCAAGCATGAGTTTTATCATATCGTTTTGCAGCACGTTACCGGGGGCCGATTCCGTTCGTTCCGCGATATGAGTCCTGCCGAGTGTCGGCAGCACAATATCGCCATGGACCTTGCGATCAACTCGCACCTCGTTAACCTGCCCGAAGGCTGCTGCAAGCCCGGTCAGGATGGTCCGTTCAAGGATCTCCCGAGCCACAAGAGCGCGGAGTGGTACTTGAAGCACCTCCCCGAGCAGCAGGGCGACGACGGCGACGACGACGGCGACGGCGAGGGTCAAGGCTCCGAAGGCGGCACACCCGGAACAGGCCAGGGTCAAGGCCAGGGCAACGGACCCTTTGAGGATGGTGTTTTCGATGATCATTCCGGTTGGGACGAGGTTGACGACGCGACGAAGCAACTTGCCGAAGAGAGAGTCAAGGACTTCATTCGGGAAGCGGTCAACGAGGCACAGTCGAGCAGTCGAGGATGGGGAACCATTCCCGCCAACATGCGGAAGGACATTCTCGACAGCATCACCAGCAAGCTGGACTGGAAAAAGGTTCTGCGATACTTCGTAAAGCAGTCGCAACGGGCTAACAAGCGGTCCACCGTGCGGAAGATCAATCGACGCTACCCGTACCAGCACCCCGGTAAGAAGGCAACGCGGACCGCAAAGGTCGCAATTGCTATCGATCAGTCCGGTTCGGTGTCCGATCAAATGCTTGAGGCGTTTTTCGGTGAGCTAAACGGGCTGTCGAGGCTTGCTGAGTTTACCGTGATTCCCTTCGACACCCGCGTGGACGATGATAAGGTTTTCGTCTGGAAAAAGGGTCTAAAGCACAAGCGTGAGCGTGTTATGTGCGGCGGAACCTGCTTCGATGCCCCGACCAAATGGGTCAACGAAAAGGGCGGATTCGACGGTCTGATCGTCCTCACCGATATGGAAGCACCGAAGCCGATTGCTTGCCGAGTGCAACGAATGTGGATGACGACCGACTATCACGCGGATCGTCCATACTTCGATCCGAAGCCCGAGCGACTCGTCGGGATCCCCCTGGATTAAACCAGGGGGGCAGCCCCGAGCAATAACAATACTTTAACCCCCGATAAAAGAAAGTAAAATAAAAGTATGTGGACCTTTGCAGTTTTCACTCTCCTCCTGGCAAGTGCCGTGGTGATTTGGGAGTAAAAATGGAACAAATCCAATCACTTAGGTACGGTTTCGATCTCGATTACGATCCCCCGCTGTTTGACGATGCAGCGTAGTTTTATTTGACAAAAAGCGGCTAAACGATATTTTTTCCTTGCTTTTCTTCTCTCCCTATGGCATAATATAGACAGTCGAGGGCATCACGCCCCATAGGAGCATCGACCATGAGAACCGCACTTCGCACCAACAAGTTCAAGACCCACAACAACAAGAGCGAGGAACTTGTGGCTAGCAAGTTTCATTCGACGCTCCAGAACGTGCGGATCGTGATCAACACCGGGATCGACAAGGCCACCGGGAAGCCGATCAGCGGCAAGCAGGCGCACTTCACGGCAGTCTTTGTCAACAATCAAAGCCATTGGCGCACGATTGCATCCGGTGGAGCGTTCAAGGGCACCAAGTCCTTCGGCTCCTACTTGAAGGCTATCGAGGTTGCCGCAACGTCTGGGCCGACCTGCAAGTGCGGTGCAAAGAAGTTCAAGGCGAAGTCCGGTAACGTCGTGTGCGCCAACGCCTGTTGGACCCGCTGGGCGGGCCGTAGCGACAGCAACGCCGCGCCGGAGGCTCCGGCCCCGAAGAAGGCGCGAAAGAGGCTCACGCGGCGCACGGCACCGCTGAAGAAGCGCGTGTCGATGCCCCACCCGACCCACTACCTCGACATTCGCGTGGGACAACTCGTAAAATTGATTGACTTGAACGGGCACCCGTCGCCGTTCGTTGGGACCGTTATCAAGGTAACGCCCGTGAGCGGGCGCCCCCACGATCTTCTTAACAATATCGACGTTCAGTGGATGCACAACGGCAACACCGAGCGGCTTAGTAACTATTATGTGCCCGGTGCAGCAACTTCCCGTCTACAGGTAGTCGCGTGAGCATGAGCAAAAACCGCGTGAGGATACTTAATAAATCCTACGCAGGGTTCATTGAGCTTAACAACCCGTTCAGTACCCAACGCGGCACACTCGACATTGGGTTGCCCGGCGACGAAGTTGAGATCAATTCAACGTGGCGCGACTTGAAGCACAAAGAAACTTGGGTGTGTGTGCAGATTCAAGGCGAGCAAGGCTGGATTCTCGAAAACGAAACAGACCCGAGGCCAGAAGAATAAAATGAGCTTGCCGATCCGCGCGGGCGATGTAGTCGAGTGGTTTGAAGACGATCTGCCATATGGCGCAGACCGCAATCCCGGTCGAGGGACCGTCACGGACACACGCGGCAACTGGGTTGACGGTCACGAGGCAGCGGTGATTTGGTTCACAGGCTGGCGTCGTGAGTCGATGTGGTTCAATCAGTATAGCCTGATTCTAGTGTCGAGGGCAAAGTAAATGTTTCAAGTAGGCGATCTGGTAAGATACGCAGACATAAATCTAGGGAATGATATCCCAGGCATCGTGTTGGCATTGGTGTACGATGATAAGGACTGCGACGATCATGTAGAAGTTCAGTGGTTCGACTGGAAGCCTGGGGAGCTAGCAAGAGAAACCCCCGATCTGCTAATCGTACTTTCAAGTGTAAGAAAGGAAAA